AAGGTTAGTAGTACCTTCTGACAGATCATCCGTGTCCTGATTACTCAGATCAAGGTTTGTGCCGACATTCAGTGCAATACGAGCATCAGCAAGACCGTTTACCTCAGCATCAGTGCGCTCGGTGAAGCTAAAGACACCAGTAGAAGCATTGTAACCGAGGTCGCCAGTAACACTGAATGCACCACGAGCGCGAGCCTGAGTGAAGAAGAGGTTAGTGGACCCTTCAGTGATATTGTCTGTATTGATATCCGACTGAGTAACTGAAATAGTGCCACTGCCGTCGTGCTGAATACCAGTGCCATAAGTAAAAGCATTTCTTGTCCTCGCTTGAGTGAAGAATCTATTAGTGCTACCTTCAGTCAGATTATCAGTATTGATCTCACCAAAGTCAACAGCAAGAGACAGCAGGTTACCAGCATCATTATACGTTGCCGAAATACCTGTGCCGCCATTGATCAGTGCTGCAACACGATCATCAACTCTCTCATTGGTGTAGTAGAGATTAGTAGTCCCTTCTGACAGAGCGTCAGTATCATGGTTGGCAATACTACCAACCTGAGACTGGAAGAAGGTCAATGCACCAGTAACATTCAAGTTACCTTGGACTTCAAAGTCGGTGGTTGATCGGAAGTTACTAACTGTCAGTCTATTCTCAAAAGGATTATATTGCAGTTGACCAGAGTCTGTCCGAATTTCAGTATATCCAGTGTTAGCAGATACGAAAACAGGGTAGTAAGTCAGGTTTGATGTGGGAGTATCAGTAATTTCCACCAGATCTGTCTTATCTGATGTGCCCGTCAAGTCGCCAGTAACATCACCAGTGATCTGACCCGTTACACCCAGAGTGCCACCAACAGTTGTGTTACCAGTGATGGACATGGATCCAAAGTCACCTGCACCAGTTGCCGTAATATTACCAGTGGTAGAAGACATGGTAATACGATCTTGGGAAGATCCATTTTGCAGCTTCAGTGTCTTAGAAGCACCACGCAGAACCACATTATCCTTGAAGAGGCTTGTGCTATTTTGTGTCAGTGCAGCATTTAGTGTAGTGGCACCATCAACATTCAAGGTGTTATTAAAGTCAACTGCATTATTAACTGTCAGTGTGCTCGATAAGGTGGTCCCTCCAGTTACTGCAAGGGCACCTGCAATATCAGTATTACCTGTAGCTCCAGCAACAATAAACTTGTTAGTATTGACAATAATCGATCCGCCAATGTTAGCATTAGAAGTGGTATTGACAGTGCTAATGTTACCTGTGGTAGCACTAAGAGTAGCAGCAGTTACAGTGCCATCTGCAGTAATGTTACCCGTGGCACCGAAGAAAGTAATTGTTTCTGCATTGTCAGGACCAACGAAGATCTTCTGACCGAAGAAAGAATCTTCGTAAACCGCGATGCCACCTTGGGGCACCATGATTGCACAGTTGTCAGTAAGACGATTTGCAGTCTCATTCTTAGTAAATTCAACACGACCACGGAATTCCTGGTTACCTTTTTCTGGACGACGTTACCGTCAACCTCAAAGTCACCATAGACCTGAATATCTCCACCGATCGCTACGTCTCTGGCGATAGATGCACCACCAGTAACTTGCAGAGCACCAGAGGAAGAAAAGCTGTTGCCAGTAGATGCGTTAGTAGTATCAGTGATATTAACAACACCGCCCAATGTAGATGTGCCAGAGATATCAGCGTTACCGTTAATATCAATATTGTCATTGATGGTTGTCAGACCTTCAACCTGAATTGTGCCAGCAATAAAGGTGTTGCCGTTATCGGTATCAACGGTAAATTTATTAACTGCCGAAGATCTAATGATAAAGTTTTCATTAGTAGAATCGATAATCAGAGTATCATTGATAGTTGCCTGATCAGATACGACCAAAGTGCCGCTGACAGTAGCATTATCAGTGATGTTGACCGTACCACCAAAGGAATCAAGAATCAAATTACCTACAGTGGTGCTGATTTCAGTTGATGCATCAACACCAATCTTGATGTTATCGGCAGTAATATCTGTAGAGGTAATCGCTTGGTTGAATGTGACAGTACCGTTAACAGTATGAGTATCGGTAGAAGCATTACCAAGTGTGCTATTTCCTCTCGTTGTTAAGTTACCCTCAACAAGCAAATTACTACCCTGAGAAATAGCAACCGTGCCATTCTCACCTTTAAGAGCAAGCACCCCACTCGTGCTGCTGATCATGTTATTGAAATCTACTCCGATCTTGATTTCGTCCGCCGTGATGTTGGTGGAAGTAATCGCTTGGTTGAATGTGACAGTACCGTTAACCGTGTGATTAGCGGTAGAATACTTGCCGATAGTCGTGTTGCCATCAACCGTGAGCGTACCATCAATCTGTGTGTTGCCATCAACATTGAGGTTACCATCTACGTCAGCATTATCTGTGATATTGACAGTGCCGCCAACGGAGTCAAGGATGAGATTACCAGCAGTGGTGCTAATTTCAGTTGGACCGTCAACACCAATTTCAATCTGGTCGGCTGTAATATCTGTAGATGTGATTGCATGGTTGAAAGCAACTGTGCCGTTTACTGTATGAGAATCACTGCCAGCATTACCGATAGTGCTATTGCCGTTAACAGTGAATGTGCCATCAACGAAAGTATTGCCAGTCTGTGCATCGACTGTAAATTTCGTAGATACAGCGAAATCATCAGTAACGTCAAGAGTGCCAGTAATATTTACATTGCCACCAAAAGATCCATCATCGGTGACAACCAAATCATCACCTACATACAAATCAAGACCAATAGCAGCACCACCACCAACAATAAGTGTGCCAGTTGCAGCGTTAGTTGCGTTAGTAGTATCAAAGAGCTTAAGGCTACCTGCATCAATACCAGAGCGAGTGCCAGAGAATGCTTCAGAAGAATTAATGGCGTTATCGTAGAAAGCATAACGTGATGCGGAGTTATCCCAACCAAAGAAACCAACCTTTGCACTGGTATCGTAATAACGGAATTCAATACCACGATCCTTGGCATCTGTGCCAGTAGGAGCAGTATCACCACCCAGAGTGAAGACAGGATCGTCCAGAGTCTGTGTGGTGGAGTTGATAGTTGTGGTTGTGCCATTAACGGTCAGGTTGCCTTCCAAGACTGTGTTACCATCAACCGTCAGATTCTGATTGATCGTTACACTGTCGGTGAAAGTAGATACTGCGTTGACAGTCAACACATCAGAGTTGTTAACACCAAACGTCAGAGCATCACCGTTGAAAGTAACATCACGATTGAAAATGACATCACCGTGGACTGTCAGACTGCCATCAGTAACGCCACCCTGTCCGACACGACCGATTGTTGTAGCACCAGATTCACCAAGGACACTAAATTCAATAGTATCAGTGTTGCTAACTTTGCCGATATAAAAATCATCACCAACATAAAGATCTTGGACGATGCCAACACCACCAGCAACTCTCAACTGAGCATCTGCATCGTTAGCAAAGCTGGCGTTATGTGCTGTGCCACCACCCATATAGGTGCGATACAAAACATCAACGTTGTTGAGCAGAGAGGGACGTGTGCGTGCTGTGCCAGCATCTTTAACCACCAGACGGTCTGCCAGATAGATGTCACCACCAACACGGAGGTCCTTATCCATGTTAACGCCACCAGCAAAGGTAGCATTACCACCAGTGCTCAGGGTGATATTAGAATCAGTGGTTGCAACAGCGATGTTGTTAGTGCGCTCAAAAGTATTAACACCAGCAACATTAAGAGATCCCTCAATATCGGTGTTACCATTAGTAGAAGTTACTCTAAACTTCTGATCGGTGCCGTTGGTAATGGTAAAGAATTTACCAGTGGTATCGAGAGTAATATCATCATGGAATGTTGAGTCCAGGTCAACATCCAGAGTATTGTTAAGAGTGGTAGCGAGGTCAACATCCAAAGTGCTGTTGAAAGTTACTCCACCATCAACGTCAAGAGTGCCTTCAATTTCAGTGTTACCGTTATCAGAATCAACAACAAACTTATCAACAGCAGATCCATTCTGGACTTTGAAACTCCTATTGGTTGCACGGACAACCAGTTTGTCGTAAATTTTTGTCTCAAGTGTAATATCAACTGTGCCTTCAATAACTGTGTTACCAGTATCAGTATCAACACTAAACTTTGTGGCACCAGCAGAGGTCTGAATCAAAAAGTCTTCATTGTCAGACTTGATAACGACACTATCGTTAATCTCTACTTGATTACCAACTGTAACCGTCTCTTGAATATGGACATCACCAGAAACTCCAACACCACCAGTGACTACCAGGGTGCCAGACGTGGTAGATGTGGATCCTGTGTTTGTTGTGAGCCTGAGGTTACCAGCAATGAGAGCAGCGTCAGTACCAGCAAAAACCTCATTTGTGTTAGTCGCGTTGTAGAGGAAGCGATACCCGCCAGTGCCAGTCCATATGTTACTGTCCGCATAATCTTCATCCCAACCAAAGAAACCGAAACGCTCCTGCGTATCATAATACCTAAACTCAACACCTCGGTCGAGGTTGTCATCAACTGTTAAAGTATCCTCACCACCCAAAGTGATGATAGGGTCTTGAATAGTCGTTACAGTTGAGTTGACTGTTGTAGTTGTGCCGTCAACCGTCAAGTCACCACGGATACGGACAACACCAGTAGCATCGTCATCATCATTAGGGTCCAACACCATTGTGGAGTTGGTGGTGGAAAGGACATTATCTTGGAAGTGAAAGTCTTCAACGTTGACTCTATGGTCAACATCAGTCACACTAATAGTGATGTCCTGATCAGCAGTCAGGTTGAAAGTTGCGTCACCAGCACCTGTATTGGTGACGTTGATATCCATGGAGCGATTAGTCGCTTCATTAACTTCCAGAGCAATCTCTAGATTACCCGAGGTCCGCTTAATGAACTGGTTGGCTTTTGTAACATCAAGAGTAATGTTACCAGCGATGGTAGTATCGAGGTTAATGTCAACAGCGCCAGTGAGAGATGACCCACTGGTGGCAAGACCGTTACCGTCAGCGTCGTCAGGAGCAATAGCAGGATAGGAATTTCCCTGATCCAGAATGCCAGGTTGGAAAGGATACTCAGCAGTATCGTAACCAACGATACGGAAAACGCTACCGCCAGTTCTGTTGTTAACGTTAATATGATTAAGCTTGGTAATGCCATGATAAGCATTATCAGTCGTACGCTCGGGGTCAAGCTCAAAAGTCTCCGTTGCATTTTGGTCAGTAAACATGAGGTGACCCAACGATTGTAGTTGGGAATTCTCAATAGCGTTTGCAGCAATCGTTACATGACCATTATCATCTACATTAAAGTCTTCTTGGTCGAAACTCGCAAGACCCTTTTGCTCAATGGTATCAGAACCCAGGTCTCTCCATCCACCCTGATCGTCGTTATCGCCATTTTGGGTGTTGTGACTAGGTTCGCCGAGTCCTGCTGGGATGTCACGAATAGCCGCCTGGTAGCAGCGACCGTTACTTGCAATAATCTTGCTAAATCTAGAATACGCAACAGCGTTATCGTAAGTGGTGAAAGATGTGCCAGACTTCGCACCCTCCGTTGCGGTTGCAATAGGACTGGTGTTAGCATAAATTAAACGACCATATCTGTCAACCTCAAAATTAGGAGAGTTAACAGTTTCTTCACCAGTAGTAACCGAAACTTTTGGATTGTAAAGAGGATCTCTACTATTGAGTTGGTTATAGGTGCCAACAACAACAGTGGTATCTGCCAGGTCAACAAATGGGTTAGCAGACTGACCATTACCGTTATTAACAATAACACGACCACTACCACCAGTGATGGTGCGGTTGACCAGTGTGCCTTCTGATTGACGAGAGATGATACCGAAACCTGACATACCAGCCAGAGATGTCAGATCACTATCCAGAGGTTGTGCGTCAGTAATACCAAAGTCTGACAATGCTGTGGGATTGTCAGCATTAACAATACGACCACGAGAGTCAACTGTAAATCTCGTATATGTGCCAGTTGCTCCTAGGTTTTCAGCATCATAGTGTGGCAGTGCCGTAACGTAATTCAGCTCAGCAGTGATGGTTAGGTTTGAAGATCCGTCAAACGTGCCAGCACCAGACATGTCACCACCCAACTGAATCTGACGTGCGTTTGCCAGTCGGGTTGCAGTTGCAGCATTTCCGATTAGAGATGCGGTAATAGATCCTGCTTCAAAGTTACCGTCAGAATCCCTCTTAACCAAAGTGTTAGCAGTGTTTGATTCGGTTTCAAGCGGTCTCTCATATCTCAGAGAGTTCCATGCCGTAACACCATCACCGATTTTGATACGAGAGGTATCAATCTCAATTCCCAACTCACCTTGAGCAAGAATTGGATTAACGTTTGCCCACTGCTGAGCACCATCACGTCTTAATTGAATTCTATTTGCCATCGCTTAAAAGGATCCTAGAGCACGACATGGAGTCTTTCTGGTTTATTTATGCTAATAAAAAACCCCCTTTCGGGGGGTCCTTATCATTCTTCTGTTTCTGTTTCTGTTTCTGTTTCTTCTTCTTCGTCTTTACCGAGATACTCAAGAGTTTCAATGGCACCAAGAAGTTTCAAAGCAGTTGCTTCATTATCTTTGATTTTCTTCGAGAGTTGCTGATTCTCACTGAGAATATTTTGGTAACGCTCTTTGAATTGCTCAAGAAGCTCTTCCTGAGATGCAGTTTCGGTCACATCAGCTGTCATTGTTTTCTCCATTTACTAATGATTTAAGAAGGGATTTGATCTCACCAAGATCAGATTTTAGCGCATCAACGTCAGTTTGTAAATCATCAAATTTTTGACTTTTCTTCTGACGTGCTTCATATGCCGCCATGTAGTTATCATACTCTGTTTTATTGCAATTCACAATAGCCATTGTATCAGGATCTCGATACCATCCATCCTTCCCCTCAACGGGGATAAGATCATCTCGGTATTTCTCAATGTGGTCTTTATTCATAGCTTGACAGATCTAATAATAATAATTATAATCAACCATGTAAGGGTTGAAATCAAGTAGCTAGAGCTATTGCTCTGAAGTCAGCAATAAATGGTACTCTTGCTTGATTCTTAGATCTCATTACAATCTTCACTTGGAAAGCATTGAATGAAAGACCTTTGACTTCGTAAGAATAATCTTTCCACAGATATTCATCTGTAGGTGTGATGTCATATTGCTGATTCAATGTTGTAATGGGATCGCCAACCGATGTCCAACCAATAGTTGTTGGATCAGCATTATCTCCAGTCTTAAATGCTCTGTAATAGAGTCTGACTTCAGTGTCAGGGTGGCGAGTGATTTGGAAGTCAAACTTCAATGTGCGTGACTCCGATCCCAAACGTGCTAGACGTGTAATATACACAGCATCGTTTTGATCACCTTGAGGCAGAGTAGATACATCGCGTGATCTATCGATTGCATTTTGCTGTCCATATGGTGAAGGACCACCTGGCCATTTATTAATGCGATTCGTTGTTGTAATCAACGACACTCTATCTAGGTCGATAGCAGGAGAGATAGTATCTTTTTCACTGGTCAGTGTAAGTGCCATTGTTAAAGATTTATTACCATCTAATTTATTCTCTTCATTGATCTTGGAAGCGATCATCTGTGGAGAATAGAAGGTATTCTCTTCATTAAGCACAACATCAACATATTGTCCGTTATTAATAAAGGAAGATTGATCCACAGTTGTGGATCCATCACCGATTGATGTTGCTGTTGTAGTATTTACCCGAGCAGTAATAGCAGACTCAGGAGTTACCATTGTGGAAATGGTAGGAGTGATGGTCTCAAATTGAATATTTTGAGAAGCTAGCACATCTGTGCCACCTCCACGAATACCATTAGTTGCTACTTTTTCAATGTGTAGCATATAGGTATCCAACCAAGGACATGAAATATTTTCATGGACCTTATTCAATTCAACCAGAGGAATTCCATCTAGGTTATAACATTCAACAGTTGTACCTGAAGGATGCTCTACATCAGCAGTGCCATTAGATCCACGACCACTGGTTGCAACTGTAATTACCTGTCCATTAGTAGAGACGGCAGAATATTTAATAATCTCATCACCGATCTTCAGATAACCAGGGTTGAGGTTACCGATTGAAGCACCACCAATGATTGTATGGAATTGAGATGAATCTTGGACTTGGATCGATGTAGCACCTGCTGCCAGTGTTGATGTGAGAGTGGTATCTGGCACTTCTGAAACAATGCCACTAACTCTTACATTATTAGTCCTCTGGTGCATACCATGGTTTCTGTGGAAAACCAACACTTCCTTATCATCGGCTGGGAAAGAAGGTGCTTGTGTTGGGTATGCAGTATAAGAGTCACCACTATATGCAATACTTGTAATAGTTGCAGATGTGCCACCAGGATTGGTCAAGGTATCAGCTGCATCAAATGATTTGCTGATATAATTGAGTGTCAATGTATTTGTCCCAGAGACATAAGAAGTGACTACACCTGTAGCACTAGATCCAGATCCAGTAACAGTATCGCCAACTTCAAACACACCATTGAAAATTGCCGAAAGTACAATCGTTGCAACCGACTGAGATGATGTCAGACCTTGGAAAGGATTATTCTGAGCATCAAGGAAACCTGCGGCAAAATTTCCTTGGATATCAGTAAGTGTCAATTCCTCAGGATCTGAAACTGCATCAAAAGCAGTAACAGTACCTGAAGCACCTGAAGGTTGCTGCAAGACTCTTGCACCAATAGTGAAGTTGTAATTACCTCCTGTGGGGAGGAGCAAAGTTTGCTTGGGTTTAATTGTAAGGATTGGATTTTCAATTAGATTATGAATACCACCATTACCTTCACCCAATTCAGCATTATTCAGAATAGCTGTGCCATTCAACTGTGTGAATTTTGCTCTGTAAATAGTAAACTTGAGATCTTCATATTGGTCTGCAGTCCAGGTAGAAGCGTTTTGTGACTTGAAGAGCACACCAGAATATGGTTGCTCGGAAATAGTCCTTGTGCCAGTAACGTCAACATCACCCATTCTGGAGATCCAGACTTGATATTCATTAGAGTCTGACAACAAGACGAAGCAATATTCAATATCAGATTTGACATAGACTGGAGATCTAAATGTGAATCTAGTAGGAATAGCTGCGTTATCAGACAACTCAACCTGATCAGGTGAAATAGTTACATCAGAGAAAGGTAGAATCTCTTTAGTTGGAGTGCCATTCTCCATGGTGCGAATCTGCATCGAGATGGGGACATTCGTGTCCTTAGTCTTGAAGAAAATATCAACACCCGTCAAGAAAACACCACCTTCTTCCTGAGGCAAGAAAGATTGTGCTAGAGGGTCATACCAACCAATCTGACGTGTAGATGATCTAGTAGTAATCACAGTCCGTCGATCACGGACGGTATCTCTCTGAATTTCAGCATTACGAATTGCAAGAATATTCTCTCTAACAACTCTCAATGTGCCTTGTGCAGCATATGTAGTATCTGCCGAAGAATCAACTTCACCAGATGCTCTACTGTTAGTATCGGATGTTGTAAATCTAAAAGTCCTTGTGCCAGTTGCCCAACGAGGATTAGAATCATTCTTGGGATCTGGAATAAAGAGGACACCACGGAGGTTACCAACATTATCTGTGAGAAGACGGCGATCTTTCACAACCGCACGAGCACCAGAAGTTTCTCCCAAAAGCACTTCGCCAACAGTTATATTTCCAAAGAAATTAGGATTGACAGTAGCAGACATCGCTTCTGTATCAATGTTGAGGAAACTGGTTTGTGATGCATAAGATTCTGCCAAAGTAGCAGCTCCTACACCATAAGGGTCTGTTACATAAGCATCATTAGCAGCTGCAACTTTAATCTTACACTTGGAAGTTAGACCTCTAACAGTTTCACCAACGACAAAAGGTGTTTCGTTTGTATTTGGATCAGCAGTAGAATTTTTAACCAATTCAACTACTTTTGGTGTGATATAACCAGTTACATTTACACCATCAAAGAATGCATACATTCTGGTGCGAGGCTTCAGTCGCTCAGAGTTAAAGGAAACATTTCTGGATCTAATCCAGGGCACTGCTGAGACCGACAGCACGCTATCACCCAAAGATTTCTTATCAATCTTGGGCACAACACGGGTCCGAATGCCCTGTCTCGCTTGGTTATTAACAACACGCCATGTGCGTCTCTCGTGGACGAAGATGGGTTGACGACCTTGACCGTGACCCAGACGACCCAAACGACGACCACCTGCAGAGAAACTACCAGATCTATTTCTAAATCGAGTCCTAGAGATTAGAGATTGTCCAGTCCAATTAGTCCGCCAAGATCCCCATTGGATAGGAGCAAAACCATTCTGGTCAATCTGTAAGTCTCTAGCAACAGAAGAGAAGTCGCCCTCAACGTTTTCGATACGAGCAGGTCTACGTCTAGTGTCAATCCAGTCGTCGGATGCAGGGGACAAATCAATACGACCAATGAATGTAAACACGTTGAATGGGTTTACATTTTCAACACGAGATGCATATGGTTGAGTAATAATTGCTAGATTTTCATATGGCAACATTGCCATATTACCACCCGTTTTAACAATATTTGTAGACTCTGAAAGATTCAGCTCCAGAGGTACATTGGTAGTATAGTGAGCAGGGCGCAACCATCCTTCTTGGAAGTCCATGGATGCCTTATAGTCCACGTTAAGCACGTCACCAATCGTATGATCAGTAAAGTCATCAACAACGTAACCATTCTTCAGTCTGTCGAATCCGTTGTCATCATAGGACTTAGTATTTTCTGCCTGTGATTCAAGCATCGACAGAGCAGTATAATATTCAACGTGCTCCAGTCTCTGCTCAATTTCACCGATGTCCTTCATCGTATAACGACGAATAATTTCTGGATACAGCAGAATGTCTCTTTCTACATCATAGACATATGGTCTATTCTCAATTTGTGCCAAAAGCATTGCATTCTGCACATTATCTGGTGGTGGCATCTCTTCCGAAGATACGCCACTCACCAACTTAAGCTGACTATCATGAGTCAGGAAAAGTTTGTCAACTCTAGGTAGATAATACTCATAATCCATACGGATCTCGGTATTAACTTTAGGCACATCAAAGATAGTTGATCCACCTGCACCACCAGATGTATCAAATGTCCTAGCACCAAAATCGAGAGAAGCACAATTCACAAAGAAAGGTGCAGATACTGTGCCCGATCCAGATGCCAACTCACCAACGCCAGGACGGAAGTCAACCTGATCTCTCAGGAAGTTAATAGATCCGTCGAGTTTATACTTAGGAATATCCTTGAATGGAATACCTGTGTATGACTGGTTGGAGAAGTAGTCACCTGAAGATTCATGGACGAAGTAATCAAAGATAACCATCAACTTACGGATGGGTGCTGTGAATGCAGGGTTTCTCAGCATCTTAGACACATCATAGAAGTGTGCCTTCTGACCAGGATCTAATTCATATTGAGAAGTAATAACTTTGCTGCCCTTGATAACTGATCCCTCAGCGTCATCAATAATTGCAGTCAAAGCATTACCGTCGTCATCCACACCGTCGATTGTTTCACCAGGCTGGAAAGGAATCTCGTTTAGAGCAACATAATACAGTCTCAAGGTGCTATTGATAAACTGAATAACACGAGCTCTAGCACCTGATGTCCGACCAACTACAACAGTCCCGTTGTCGAAGAATGTAGATTCTGTCAGGACTGCATAAGGAGGTGTTGCATCATTATCATCTTCAGACTCATACACAGCATGAATCTTATAGACATCATTCAGAGCGAATGAAATCTCTTCGTCTTCGATACGGGTGCCATATAGGTTACCATATGCCAGACCATACTTGGGATCGTCATTATTCTTGTCGGTCCTAATAACCTTCATGGCACGCATCTTAGATGCGGTTTTAATTTTCTTAGTGACAATATTCTTAGATACCAATGCAGTCAACTTAATCGTGTTGACATTTGCCAGACCATCAATAGTCACAGATTGTCTATCAGCACCGAAGGTAACTGTCAGGGTGCCTGCATCATTCAGTGCATCAATATCGAGATTTTGACCCACAGTATAAGCAGAACCAGATTCTGCAAGGACCGTGAGAATATAATTCTCATCATCTAGAGTTGCAAACTGCTCAGATTCTGGCAACGAAACGGTAACACCACCAGATACAACAGTCTTATTATTAAACGTCCTAAAGACAAAGAATGATTCGTCAGAAATTGACTTCATCGATACTCTAGGTGCATCGATTGTCATTTCACCATTCTGATAGTCCTTTTGGAATACGAAAGGACGCATTCTCACCAAGGTATTGTATTCACCAGCATTAACTGTGCCCTTCTTTAGACTGTTATCAATCGATGCTTCTTGGTCTAGATAGTCGAAGATATAACTGGTGGCACCTGTATATGCATTACCCACTCTAGTTGCAATTTGTTGAGGATTGACTCTTGTAATTCTAAGAGAATTTTCTCCTTCTGCACTAGACTGAGTTGGTGTTACAACATCACCAGGACGAAGATCATCAGCAAACTTGGTGCGGAAACCAACCAGCTGGTGGTCTGGAGATGTTTCATAGGTAATTGTAGATCCTTCAATCTGCTGCTGATCATTCAGCAACCAGTTTGCACCAAAGATAATCTGATTGCTGGTGTTACGACCACGACAGGACCGAGTATCAGTTAGATTGAATGTATGTGCTGCTTCCAGGGTGCCGATAACGCGACCATCTCTCTCAATGACCTCACCATTTACAAAGTTGCCAGATACTTGCTCAACATGACAATATGTGCCCGATCCTGCATCAGCGACAAAACCAGTAGCACCTGATGTCCGACCCTTCAAACGATCGCCAACAGTGACACTATTATTACCTGTTGCAAAATTCAATGCAGTATACATCTGTGCATCAAAAATCCACAGATCATATGTAGTATCCGTGTCTTCTTGGAGCTGAATTGTGCGACAACGACCGATCTGTCTACCAACAACAGTGTTAGTGGTATTCAAAGTCCAATCATCATACAACTCAAGAGTTTGATATGCTTTGGTTACACCTTCTCCAGTAAGATCTGGCCAACCATATACGTCATATACTTTAACAAATTGACCTAAACGGAATGAAAGGATAGCATTTTGGACACCTTCAAAGTCACGAGGTTTAAGAGCATCAACATATTGAGGAGTTAGGAATTCGACCCGATAACCTTTCACATAAGCACGACCAGGAGAAACTTCAAAAGCAACACGGTCATCTGAAGCAAGGTTCCCTTCTGGGGATATTTGACCTGCTCTATAGACACCATTATTGAATCCATCATCAAGATGCTCTCTAGCAGTAACTGTAAATGTATCAATCACATAGTCGCCAGACTCTTCATATGTGCGACGTGCGAGGGACTTTTCAAGCTCAGAGTATGCAGTAGCTGTTACAAACTCTTCAACTTTAGAGTTGTTGAGTCTAAGTAGCTCAATAAAGTTTTTATCGGTAGAATCATTAATCGCCTTCTTGACGAGTTGTGTTTTGATTCTAAATCTGTGAGCACCAGGTGCCGAATAATTTGACGTACCTGCTGCATTATCATTCAGATCGGGATCATCTTCAGGAGTGATAATGGATTCACTAACTTCCAGACCAACACGATAAGAAGGAGAGTTACTGTATTGATCCAGGATCAAATAAGAAGAGGGAATATCGACAAAGTGTCCTCTAATAAAATAAACACCTTGATTGACATACGCTGTAGATGCAGTAGCTGTCGCATTAACAGGCAACAACTGTGCAAATGGAGATCCAATTTCAATTAGAGTTGTGCCAAACGTAATCTCTTTTTCAGCGAGCAACTGCTCATTGGGTTGGAAAGTTTTTAACGTAGTGTCAGATGAAGTATCTCCAGAGTCAATATACTTCACATACAGAGTGACATAACTACGATCTGATTCTGCAGATGAAATCGAGTAGAGGACTTTCGCCTTGATGCCAGTAGTGATGCCTTCAACAATTTGACCGTGAAGTTGTGTGCGATAAGTTTCAATATCGACACCCAAGAAATTCTGCTGCAGGATGATCGCTTGGACTTCTAGATCGTATCCTACCTGACCAGGAATGACCATCGCACCTTCTTTGAAGAAGTGCTGACCAATCGATTCCACCTGATTCTGCAGAATACTCTGCATGGTGGTAAGCTCTCTTGCCTGGATCGGATACCCAGGTCTAAACAAGACTCTGTAGTAGTTATCATCCTTATTGAAATCGTCAAAATAAGGACTGATGTTTAGATTAGTATTCTGGGGCATCTCTTAGAACTCGATTACGATTTTGATATCTTCGATTTGGTCACCAGCACGAGTAATCGCGCCTCTGTTATCTATGTAGATGACTTCGCCAGAGTTAGGCTCAACTTCAGGTTTTGCATAACCGTTGGTGAATGCCATACCGAGGTCATATTCAGTGTTATTAATGACACGGGTGGAAGATCCTGATACAATGGGGAAGTTAATATCGGGGTCAGCAGATGCACCAGATGTTGCACCCAGCACAGGGTTGCCACCTTCAAATTCAATCAAACTACCAGTGAATTCAGGGAAGATTCCATCAATTCTATTCTGGTAATATTTCAAGACTTTTGTTGTGTTATTCCAAGAGATAACACGACCACGAGCAGTAACTTGCTGACCACCAACAGTCCTAGACTGTGTGATGATTTCATCAGTAGTAAACTGACCTGTGAATGTGGGGGAGAAGATAACTGCCTTTGTGGCAGACAGTGTAATGGCAGAGGTCAATTCTTCGGTGCCATACCTAAATGGGTTGATCACCAAACCAATACGACGATAGTCGTTATCAGTCGGGAAGTCACCACTACCTTCAGCATAAGTGAATTTGGTATTAATCATCACTCGGAAACCACCCAGCTCATTAGCAGGTGTTGCACCATGACCGTCAACGGGAGGAATAACAACCTCAACACTGGCACCTGTGCCCGTGCCAGCACCGATACCGTTGACCTCATCGATCACGACCTTACCGAAAGTATAACCACTACCACCAGAAGTCACAGTTGCCGAAACAATACGACCACCATCAACCACAAGGGAAATTCGACCACCAACTCCATCGCCCTTGATGGGGACGTTTTCATAAGTGCCATTGTTATAACCAGATCCAGCAGCTGCAATAATAACGGTATCAATTTCACCACCGATTGCATCAGACACCACAGCAGTGTCACTCAGCACAGGCATATATTCATTAGAGAAGAATTTCAACACCTGACCCACAGGAATCGTATACATATACTTCCAACGATAACTGTCAGCAGTTGTGATAACAGAAGTTGAGGTGCCAGTAGGCTCAACAGTAGAAGGCTTACCGTTAGGATCAGAAGGAGATGTGCCGTTGTAAATGCACTTATAGACTTGATATGAAGAGTTGACAACGTAAAAGTCCGAGTCATATAGTTTCGTAGCACCCGAAGATGCCGTCTTCGTAGCACTGTAATCATGGCGATACATATCATAAACATAACCCAAACCACCAGTGGTTTGCTCAGGAGGAATCCAGTCAATACGACGGATAACCTGCACAGTATCATTCGCTAGCACGCGCTTAAGCGAAATCATATCCGAATAGTCATCGGCAAATTCCTGAAGAGAATCTACAGGATCTGGAGGAGAGTTTTCATTATCCCAGGATTGGGGACGACCGATAAAAACATATAGTCGATCGCGACTGGCACCTGCGTCCAAATCACTCTCAGTGGGATTAGGTCCCTCAAGTGCTTTTCGGAATCTCTCCGCAGTAAAAATTCTAAATTGGTCAGTAAGTAGAGCCATCTTAGGGAAATTGCCTTCTTTTTATTTATAGGGGTCAGGTGTCCTCATTTCTGAGGAAGCTTGTATATTCAACTGATTTGATAAGTGCTTGGGCACCACTTGTGTTACCTCGCAGAGTTTCACCTGGACTAAACTTGTAAGTTGTGTCATCATTTGTAATACTCTTAACAGACAAAGTGAATTGCCCTGTCTTTGGTCCAGTAACCCTACTAACAGTAGTTGCTGTTACACCCGAAGTGAGACCCTCAACTACCTCTTCTGATCCACCAGCACCAGGCACATTAAATAGAGTTGATGATGAATACTCGATAACAATATTTGCAGTAGATTGATGAGTATCACCGTCACCCAACGCACCTGCAGTTTGCACAAATGCAACTAAGGGTTGTGGGCTGCCATCATAGATTTGATCGCCAACCTGAAGCAGAGTGGTGTTTTGTCCACCAAGAGTCTCTTCAATACCATATCTGGAGGATGCAATACCACCATCAAGATTGATTTGATTTTCAAACTCTGTCCCAGTATTAACCAAGTCGATGATGCCATCACCAGCACCATCCAACTCATCATCATCTTCAAACCTACGGTTTTGAATTTCAGAAAATGGGTTTGTAAATGCAATAATATTTTGACCTTCTGCTTCTAACAAAATGTGAGGTGCTACACCTGTGCCTGATGCGCCTGCAGTGCCAGCAACAAATGCAATAATTTTTGCCTTTTCATTAGAGCGCCCACCATCAATAAACGCCAGCTCATCAACTTCAAATGTTAGATAAAGCGATCTAGTAGGTCTATCCCAGTCATAAACGATTGCAACTCGGTTATTTGAGTTTTCAACAACACGCTTTACGCGGTCTGTGACTCGGAATTGATAGTTTGTCAATCCCGTATCTGCATCATCTTGCAATGAATCGAGAATAACTTTTTGGTCAAATCTGAAATTGGTGCCACGGGTGCATCCAGTAAAAGATCCTGCAGTCTTGCCTGTATATCTGACAACTTCTCTACCAATGAGAAATTTGCCAGATCCAACAAATGCACCAGTGGTCTCTACATTAACTGTAGTATCTGATGATCCAACGTCTTTAGTAAGACCTGTAAGGTTAAATAGGACTGAGTTAAGTGACTGTCTATTTCGTGTTGTCCTGATTAAATCAGTATCTCTAGTAAAGATGATTTGTGGACTTGATGTATATCCACCACCACCAGACAATAAATCAATAGATGTAATTCTACCAAGGTCAATAAATGCCTCTGCAGTAGCACCAGATCCACCACCACCAATAATTTGGATTAGTGGGGGAGTCTCGAAGAATTCACCTGCATTTGTAAGATTGATAGATGCAACCTCACCAAATGGATTTACCGATGCAACACCAGTTGCACCATCACCGCCACCACCAGAGATAATGATATTTACATCATTCTCAGTATAATTACGACCAGGATTAGTAATTGAAAGACCTGTAACAAGACCCGTAATGGGGACCAGCTCACTTCCAGATCCTCCACCACCTCTTACTTCTGCTACAGAATCAAAATAATTATCGCCAAATGAAGTGACTGTAATATAGTCAACACCCCCATCATCAGTTAGATTGATAATGCCTGTAGCTCCACCATTACTACTATCATCATCAATAAACAATCTTAGGGGATCATAACCCTCACCTGGGTCTAAAACCTCAACAGCTGTGATTTCTCCATTATCCCCTTCAATGATTGGACGAAGCACAGCATCTCTAATGGGAGTGCCACAATTTCCAATACGAAGTCTAGGTGGATTACTGGGACTATATCCAGATCCACCATTAGTTACATATACTTCTCTAACACCGTATATACTATTAAATACGGGTTGTATCTGTGCTCCTGATCCAGGGACTGTCCTTGTCATTTATCAGACCACCACAATATTGCCGACCATACCAGAGTGAATTGTGCATTGATACACATATGTCGTGCCTGCAGCTAATGCCATTGGCACTGTCCAATATTGGACACCAGACTGAGATCCTGCAACACCAGATACAGCTCCACCACCATTAGAAGTCCGAAGAGCAAAGGGGTGTGCTGAAGTTGCTGTATTATTGAATCTGTAAGTAAACCCACGATACACATAGAGCGTTGGGTTGTTTGTGCTACTATTTACCCCACCACCCTCAAAGGTATATGCGGTAGATCCAAAAGCACTAACTGTAAAACCAACAGTAGGTGAAGGTGCCTTATAATACATGCCGTTTTCGTCGGCAATCAAAGTTGTATTGGCATTCGGTGTGCCAGCTGACGCAAATGCAACTTCAGCATTTACAGTAACTGTATTAGATGTAATTGCTGTAGAAACACCTGTGCCACCTGCAACAGTTAGTGTTGCATTAGTTGCATCTGCCGTAGTTGATCCACCACTATCACCCGAAACAGTAGCAAAGATATTTTGATCTGCATTGGGGGAGTCATTCGTAATAGTCAGATTATCTCCACTGATAGCAGTAGAAATTCCAGTGCCACCAATAAAGTTGATAGTCGTTGTCGTGGAATTGGCAGTCTTTGATCCAGAATCTGATCCAACAACGGAAAAGAGGTTTTGATCGGGATCTCCCAAAGATCCTGTCATGTTAATAGTAACAGTATCTCCAGTTATTTCTGTCGAAATAAGTGTGCCGCCAGCGATGGTTAATGTATCTGTTGCAGCAGAAGCAGTTGTCGATCCACTATCGGCATTAACAGTTTCAAACAAGTTTTGTGTAGTGCCACCACCACCACCATCTGCGGTAGCATCATTTCCAGGCTCCCATCTATTATCAGTGCCATTCCACTTCAGCACTTGACCAGCGGAGGGTCCGCCACCAACAGTCATGTCTACATCAGACAATTCACCGATGGAAGATCCAGTATCAAGCAACTGAATCCAAGAAGAGTGTGCAAAGTAACCATGTGCTTCATCATGGACATGAGCAAACATACCATGATGAGTGGACACATCAGGTAGATCTGATAACTGGGAAAAAAAGTTTGAATACTTTAGTTTACCGTCAGCGCCATCGATATATGTAAGAGCACTACCAGTGCCACCTGCCCACAATTTAATATCGCCTGTGCTATGAGGTTTCAATACTACATCACCACCATCAGATGATGTGATATTTTGATCATTGACATCTAGATTTTCAGTTAATGAATTAAATGATCCCTCAGTGAATAATGATCCATTCCATTTCAATAACTGTCCTGTAGTCGGACTATCGATATTAATTTGAAGGTTGGTATCATTTCCAAGAGCAGTATACAGCTCATTAATCACGCTATTTAATTTGATAGCGCCATCTCTGAGACTATCACCTGTGCCGTCGTTAGCCGCCGATCCAATATTAAGATTTTGCTTAGCCATGGATAGTTACTCTTTTACAGTGTTATTTAGGTGCCATCATAAGTTTGTGATGTGGAGTCAAATGTGCTGCTTGTAGAGTCGAATCTATTAGCAGTATCACCACTTCCACCAGATCCAGTAACTGTTAACGTAACAGCATTGGAGTCAAGGGGTGAGTTTTCTGCTGCTGTCTCACCAACAGGTCCAGTAATCCGACAGCGATACTTATATCCTGTCATGTATGCTAGAGCAGTCACCTCATAAGTTGAAGAGGTTGCTCCAGTGATCGCTGCAAATGCAAAACCACCATCTGTGGATCTATACCACTGATAGGCAACTGTGCCACCTCCAGGGATAATATCTGCAATAATTGTAAATGTTGCCGTTTGACCAGGATTGACTGAAACGTTTTGGGGTTGCAGTGTAAACCGCAATGTCTCGGGTGTAACGGTGCCACCACCTCCACCACTGCCAGGATCCGTAGTCACAGGATTTGCACCATCATCTGCTGGTTTGTTTAGACCCATCCGAGAAGTGAGACCCACGATGTATGGAAACGTAGGGGTTTCTACATTGTCAGGATCAACTGTTATGAAATATGCATAGGTGCCATCCTGAAACTCAGGAGTAATGCAGAAACGACCATTGTGATAATCAAGATCTCCACTACCTTCAACAAATTCATAATCTTCCATTAAAGATCCTGCGGGAGGATTTGTATCATCAGTGCCATAATCTGGACGACCGTCTACTTCAGTATCTCGGATCGCATATGATGATGTTATGGGTCTTACCGCAGTAGAGGTGTCCCATGGGTCGCCATATCCATAAGGACCATAAATTGGGAATCCGTCAAATGCAATACCAAGTATTTTTGAATGTCCGTCAGGATGCCTTAAAACATCACCATTATATTGTGTTGTGCCATAATAATCATTATATCCAGCCATGCTGGAGTTTGCTTTCCAACAGGTCAGAAATTTAGCATCATCATAATTATATTGTCCCGTTTGCTCTGGATGACCACCACATGTATCATCTCCAAAACTTACTACAGTAGCTGCAACACTATTCCAACTAAATCCACTTGGGGGATTTCCTCCACCACCCGCTGATGGGTTATACAAAATAACACCATTGGCAGCAATGCCAATAGCACCTAGGGGAGTTGTTGTCCTACCATCTCTTTGATCAAAGTATTCATAAGTGCCACTTCCACTGCCTTGATCTGTAACAATAATATCTAACTTGTCATCTGAAGCTAATCTGCACTCACCCGAAATAGAAGTGAATGCAGTCCCTCTAAAAATGAATCTTTGTTTCAATCCATCACTAAATGTAAATAACAAATAATCACCGACTGAAATACTGGGATTTTCTCCTGTAAACAAACTAAGATCATTTACAGAAATAGTGATGGATCTAATGAATCCATCTTGAGACCATGTATTGTCATCAAAAGTCCTGGTGATACCAAAAGTCCCACCACGATGATAGAAGTTGTGGTCAAAATCCTGCTCCTGAATGGTATTAGGATTATTGGTATTTGGAAAAGTGCCTGCGGAGACAGGTGCGGGCAAACCATCACCCGACACCGTTATCATCCTAGTTGCAGAAACGTAACTGGCAGTTGCAGTCATCTTTTTACTTTTATTTAGTTGCTAGAGAAGATGTTGGCAGGACTGAAGTTGCTGATTACAGTAGCTCCAGTCTGGACTGTGAGAATAGCAGACAAGGAATACACAGGAGTTGCGCCAGCAGCAGTGATTGCTACACGATATTCATCACCATCATCAGCTTGGACTGTTACTCCAGTGTTATATACAGACTGGTTAGCACCAATAATATTGGACCAGACTTGTGTGCCATACTCCTTCTTCTGCCATTGATAATTCATAGTTTGACTATTAGTCACTGTGGAAACCACACTAAAGGATGCACTTTGACCTTGGTTGACGGTGACATTGACAGGATCTTGGACGATCGCAATGGTGCCAGCGGGTATTGTTGTGCCGCCTTCACCTTGAGGACCTTCGCCTGCGTAAATATCAAATCCACCATTAATTGGAGTGCCTGTAGGAGTTGTGAAGTCATCAGGGACTTCATTATCAATCAGCACGGTAGGAGATTGATATCCAACACCACTTGACTTCACATCAATTCGAGCAATACCCATCAGCGCCTTGATCTGAGCGTCAAACCCAGTGGAGGAGATAACGTCAACGTTGGGACGTGAGGTATAACCATCACCAGAATTTGTAAGCACTGCATTAGTAACCTGACCACCAATGACTGTGGATAGTGCGTCTGCATTACGACCTTTAACGGATCCAGTATATTCAAATGTAATCAAAGAATTGGAAGATTCAATCAGAGCAACCTCACGATTAAATTCCTCACCTTCAATTCTCAACTGGTCGCCAGATTCAACAGGAGGAATCACAGTTGCTGCGATAACGTCAGCGTCAGATCCGATGTAGGAGAATCCAACGAATGTGCTACCTGCGCGAGGCACTTCTGCGAAGATGATTCTAGATCCAACCAACTCATAAGCAATTCCAGCTTCCTGGATGATACCGTTGAGCGAAACAATGATGTTATTTTCGGGTAGGATTGTGTTAGAAGAAACACCCTCAGTCAGAGTCAGCGAGTAGAAGAGACCGTCACGTTTCAGGTTGAAGGAAGATCTCAGCGAATCAAACTCAAAACTAATGTCATCAAGTTGACGGAGTTTGCCGACGTAGTAACCAATAAATTCAGATCCAATGTCAGGTGCCTCAGTGAAGTTAACCTTATCGGAGAAGGCAACGTAAGAAGCATTAGCGCCAGGGGGTTGAAGCACACCATTGACAAATACCAACAAGTGTCCAGCAGCATCTGGGAAATATGCCTCACCGTTGGAAATTGTGATATCAAACTGAGTCTGAGTGCCATCGAAACCTCGGAAGTAACGATCAACTCGTCCAGTAAGTGTCCGTGCAGATGTGACAGCACCACCCCATCCATCATCAGATTTGACAGTCATATTATCTACAAATTCACCAACAGCATTTTCAACCCAAATAGTTGCTGTGATACCACTCTGCTCAATAGCAATTACTTTGCCATAAGAAGAATATCCAGTGTCTGTATAAGAAGAAACAGGTGCATAGATTGTTGGGAAGTTGGATCCAATATCCAATTTACCGATGTTGTTATTGCTGTTAGTGACCTCAGAAATCTCAGCTCCAGCGCCAACATCTCTCAAATTACCAATCCATAAACGATGGATACCATAATTGGGATCCTCTGGATCTGCATTAGTGCCATTAATATATTTGGTAACTGTTGCACGGAAACCTGGATTCTTTTCAGTTGTGCCAATTAGCAGAGAGATTTCATCGCCTGGACGGAAAGTATCAGAAACACCAGTGTCTGTAATTGCCGTGCCCAATTCAAGTTGATAAACATTGGTGCCGTGAATATATTGATTGAGCTGAATCTGTGTGCCAGAAATACCCTTAATATCAAGAATATAATCAGTATCACTTCCATAAACTATATCGCCAGCATCCCATGCACCCTGAATAGTTTCAACATCAATAGTAACACGACCTCCAGTATTGCCAGTAAGTGATCCAGACTTATTGGTATAGGTGGACATGTATGCTTCAGTTGCTGAATTCTTATCAAAGAACCAGTCATCTGTAGCGTAAGATCCAGACTTGACATTAACTAACATACGCTCATTAATGTCTCCTGCAGTAGAAGAAACTGTGCCAGTAGCACCAGAAGTAACACCCTCCAATACATCACCAGCAGAAATTGTGCCAGCAATACTAATCAACTTCACAAACGTTTCATTATCTGCATCTTTATTCCTTGTCTGATAGATCTTACCATTATTGGATGCTGCACCTTGGACTTGGACAGTTTCTCCATTAATGAAGTTATCTGTGCCAACTCCAGTAAGTTTATAGTAAGTTGTGATTGTGCGAATTTTTGCAACGTTTTGATCGATGCGAGAAACCTCAGCAGTTGTATTGGAAGTTGATCCAACCAAAACGTCTGCAGGATTAAATCCACCCTGGATTGGTGTCTCTGAAGGATCTTCAGGATACTTGATTGTTGCACGATTCACACCACTCCGTCTCACAACTTGCATTTGGTGAGATCCTGTATTTGCAGTATCTGCACTGAGATCTCTGAAACGACCATCGTGGATATAATGACGACCGATTTCAAACCAAGTTGCAGTTCCTGTAATCACATAATAATAAGATTGTCCAATGTCACCAACGCCAGAAAGTGTTGTTGCTCCCTGCACAGGGATATACTGAAGAATATCACCTCTTCTAAAGAAGTTAGTACGATTAATTCTGATTCTATCTTCTTGACGATCAAATCCAACATCCACCACAGGAGTCAATGATACCAGAGCGGGATCGGTGTTGTAGTCAACACCCATTTCATAAGAATTAGACAGATTCTGGACATCTGTAGATGCAATGAAAGTTACCTTCGCTTCTGTTGGGAATTTAGACAATTCCAGAGCATATTCAATGGGGTTAATAGAAGAGTCAATAATAAACTCTGCAGCTTCTTGATTCCATTCAAATCTTTCTGCAGGATTATAGAGATCATAAGTATCCCAACCAGGATCAGTATCAATCAAATACATTACAGACTTAATATATTCTCTAACACGAGTCATGCAGTAAATGATGTGTGTGCGAATAACATCAGTGAATGCGATGAAATTGCCCTCACCGTCAAACCATTCTTGTGCAAGTGCAAATGCTCCTGCATTACCACCAGTAATAAGGTCATAACGGACTGCCTTAGTGAGTTTTTCGGCAAATTCAATAGTTAGATTCGTATCTGAGAATTGTGCTTGAGTATCTGCAAATGCTCTTTGTGCAACCGCATGGGAATTAAACAGAAGTCTATTAGCAACAATCTTATCATTCTCAGTGCCACCACCAAGGGTGTCTGTCATGATCTCAAAGAGAGTATCAATCGAAGAGGTTACGTTATAACATGTGCCAGCTTGATATATGGTGTTATTAGTTGCTGGTGTAGTTTTGGTGATGCTAGTCAGATGATATACATTATTATTTGCAGCCTCGGAGATTGTATCAATAACGATGTCCATCAGGGTATCGATAGAAGATGCAACTTGAGAGCAAGTCTGATTCCAAGTGCCATCAGCATCTTGACCACCACCAGCAGTATCATATGTGATACCTAGATCTCTAATAGTAACTTCAGGGGTAAACTTGATTGGCCAGATGATAGGCATATCGTAACCACGACTATTAACCTGAGCAGGAGATGCCAGACCATCAGTAACAAATGCCATCAGAGTATCAATCTCACTGCTAACCTCATCGGTCTCAGTGCCTGTGTAGGACTCATCAACACGACGTGCGCGATAGTAATCCAGATCAGAAGTTGTATATGCCCATGCTGCTGTAGGCTCGCCTGATGGGACACCACCAGAAACACCAGAAGTTGCACCGAAACCACCATTGCCACCACCAGACCAATAACCAGAGTTAGCACCAAGTCCAGTGTTGCTAGTGCCAGGTGTCTGTGCTTCGCCCACGGGGACTCCATCAAACCAGACCTTGACGAGACCAGGACCTGTTGCAGTATTACCGCCAACATTGATCTGCCAGACGATCTCATGAGTGCCACCATCGAAATAATCTGACAGATCGGAGATGGGAATATCCAGCAATGCCAGACCAGTATCTGTGTAAGTTGCACCACCTGCGAAGGAGTTGCCACCATCACCAGCACGGAGACGGAAGTATGTGCCACTATCTCTAATACCAATCCAAGATCCATAATCACTTCCACCACCTTCCCAGAGGACGCCATCTGTAGGAGTGCCTGAGGGGAGAGTTGTGGTGACACGACAAACAAGGTCTTCATTATTTGCCTGACCCGTTGCCGAGTTTTCAGAATTATTAATGTCGGTTGTGCCGTTGGTAAAACTTCTAGTAACCAAGTTATTAAATGCTGTCAGATCAACACCATCAGTCTGGTTGGAAGGACGTAGCTGGTTGGTGGGTTTAGCAACACTATCGTAGAATCGTTGAGCAACACCATAACCAGAAGTATTGGTGATGATCTGACCCTTCATTGCACGCTTAACAAAATCTCTTGCCTTGTTAATGATCCAAATAGTTTCAGCAGACTGGGAGGAGATATGCTGCAGGTTACCTGCATCATTCACATAGAATTCAGTTGCATATTGAAGCATATTGTTACCGCCATACTTCAGGTTGAATACCAGAGCACGGAGGATGTCAGTAACGTCATGGACACAGTTAATAGATCCGCCAGGAATAACCAGTGAAGGATACTGAGTTTCTCCAGCATCAACTGCTTGCTCAGCAATGTATCTGATGTTTGCATCGATTGCATCAGCAGCATCTCTGTAGATGTCCTCCTTAGGATTCTGCTCGTATGACTGGACGGGCACTGTCAGAGGATCGTTTCCATCCACATAGTCACGACCAAATCCATTACGCATGGTCAACGTCATCATGTCGCGAGCGATCTTATAAGTGGTAACAGATGCTTCCCACTCAGACTCAATATGCTTCAGTGAGTTATTCTCAGTCTCAACATAGAGAGCAGCTGCGTCATAAGTCTTCTCATTACAATCGAAGAGAAGGTCATGGGAGACTGCATCAATAATGTCTCTAACGTCATCTTCGCAGTTGACAGGACCGCCAGGAATGGCCAGATTCTCAAACTTGGAGAAGTCATTCATGGTTGCAACAGATTCCATAGCAATAATATCCTTATTGCGCTGAATGGTGTTGACAGCATCAATATAACGATCATTGGAATTGCGATTATTTTGAGGATATCCTTGAGGATCAACCTCAAGCGTATTATCTTTATAAGCAGCGCGAGATGTATAAAGAGGAGAATAGTAATCGTCTTGGACCCACGCTGGGACACTCAACTCACCTGCAGTCTCACCAGGAGAAAGCAGAAGATTATTAACAGCCTTCTGACACAACATGTTAGTGAAATGGAAGGCATCAATCATTGGATTCAACTCTTCTTCAACATAAAGAATGTTGTTTTGAGAATCCAGATAGGAATCGAGGATCTTTTCAGTCTGATAGGTGCCGCCTGTGCAAAGATCACCAATGATCGCAGGAATGATATGTGTGCGAATATCGCGCTTACAAGAGGACTCACCACCACCAGGCATTTCAAGGAAATCATAATCAGTGCCGTTGAGAGTTGCCTGATACTTATTCTGCAGGTAACCAACAGTCTCCTCAGCGATGTAATCGCGGTTTTTCCAGATATTAACACCACCATCACGGAAGCGATCACCAGTAGGTGCCAGGACTTCCAACAGGTCGTCAATCAGCAGACGAGTCTCATCCAAGAATGCTTGGACAGTAGAAGTCACCGTAGGATATTGAGTCTGAGGAATTCTCAGTCTCGTGGTGTAGACACCCACACCAGTATCGGCGTTGTTTCTGACAATGCTGTTTTCAATAATGTCATAAACTTCATTCCAAGTATAGAGGGTCTGAAGAATCTCATTACCAACGTGCTTCAGTTTTCCAGATGCTTCCAGATAGGTCCGACCTGTGTAGAGGGTATGATAGTTGCCACCCTCTCTGAGATCTTTAACCAGAGATCCGATGATGAAGTCCTTGGTATCACGCAAGCAGTAGTTGGTGCCTGTATAGAGACCTTCAGCTGCGTTATCGCCAGGCATGATGAAATCAGGGAATTTCGCCTTCATTCTGCCGACTGCTTCTTCAGCAATCCACTCATCATTCAACTCAACAATATCAGCCAAATTCTTGTATACTGCTCTACCAAGATCAACATCTTTAATAATCAAGGAGGTTGCAGTATAATCTACCTTCTTAACAGTAGCAGAAGAAGTTTTTTGTCCAGTCAGAGTTGCATATGTTTCAGTTGTAGACAGGATGAAGGGACCTTCACCGTCAAGACCGAAGACAATATCATTATTTTGGTTGGCATAATTGATCTGAGTAGGAGCAGTAAATGCCGAGCTATAGTCAGCAGTGCCCTTCTTGACCACCACATTATCCATCCAACCTTGGAAGCTATTAGATCCATTAAAGTCAGCACCAATGTAAAGAGGCGCATAACCATAATCATTAGTGTCAGCAGCATCACTACCAACTTGTGTGCCATCTAGATAAATTCTAGTAACAGCAGAAGATCGGATTAGAGCAATGTGATACCAAGTATCTGCTGCTAAAGTTCCTCCAGATACCAGTTGAGATGTGCCATTATATGCTCTCAAAGTTGTGCCATCAAGGACAAATCTTAATCCTGTAGTTGATACTCGACGCAGATCAAACAAAGTCTTGAGTCCCACAACGTTGGGGACGCGAATCCAACCTTGAATTGTAAATTCACCAGTGCCAAAAGCAAAATCATTGCTTTCTGGCATATTCAAGTATCCAGTTGCAGGGAATGCAATGGACTTAGTTCCAGACAATTCAGTTTTCTTAGTAATGACAGATTGTGTGACGCTATTTTGATTTGTTAGTCTGGAGTTTGTGATGTATTCACCAATAGTAAATGTCCCTGTAATATTTCCAGCAAACAACCATTTCAGACCAGAATTAACGCCAACTGCAGTAAAGGAAGCGTTGGAGCTAACTCCTTTAATGATGTCATTGGTCGTAAACAGACCAGTGGACTTATCATCATATCCCAGCTTGGTAGTCCTGACAGTTTCACCATCAACAAATGTGCCGTCAGTGACCGAAGATAGAGCGTTGATATTAGTTAGATCTCCTGCCTCAAGTGCAGTTGATGCGATATTGACCAGGGTGTGAATATATGCCTGGACGTTTGCACAGTTACCAATCTGCTGGTTATTACCAGAGGAGTAGTTTTGATCAAAATATTGTGCCCGTGTGCCACCACCTGAGTAAACTGCATTGTCGAGTGCCTTGATAAAGGTGTGGGTATATCCACCACCGTAGGTAACCGAGTTGGCAACTGCAGAAACGAAGGTGTGGTCATACTGTTGACCGACAGGAGAAGCACCAACATTGACTGTAATCGTGGTGTCAGTTTTTGCTGTAATAAACAGTCTCTGTCCAGACGCAGGGTCAGTAGACCGAGGATATGTGTGACTGGTTGCATCATCATCCTGAGTGCAGGTGAAAGTCAGAGCATCGTCTGCAATCGTCACATAATCATTCAGACCCAAAGTGTGAGTGCCGATTGTGAGCGTCAGATCACCTGTCTGAGTGTTATATGTTGCTGCAGTAGGAGTGAAGCTGCTATTCGTAGAAGCCCCTATGTTTATAGTAAGCGTGGTCGCGCTTGTGGCGGTAATATTTCTTGCACTGTTGAATGCAGGATCACCACTACGAGGATAATCATGGAAAGTTGCATGATTATCACTATCACAAGTAAATCTCAGAGAATATGGACGGACATACAGAGTATCGGAAGTCGTCAGACCATGACCAGACCCAACGGTCAATATCAATTCACCAGTAGAAGCAGTATAAGATGCTGCACTCACATCCAGTTGAGTTACTGAGGTCTCACCACCGCTGTAAGGACCAGCATAAGTGGTGGGATCATTCAACATGTAACCAGTTTCAGGTGTAGTAGTATTAACCTGATAATAGAGGAGGTTATTAATCGCTCTGTAGCACAAGTCTCTTGCCTTTTCAAATGCAGTTAGAGATTCTGCATATTCACCAATAAGACCGTTAGTAATAGGATTGCCATCTGCATCAAAATATCTCTTAGCGAATTCGACAATGTTGTAATTGCCCCCTTGGCTAACATCACCCGCGATAGCATCGACCAGAAGACCCACATCACGACGACACTTGGTTTGACCAACAGAATAAGTGCCTTCCGTCTCATCAGGAAGATCTGTTGTATTGCCATTTTCCAGTGCTTCATCAATCACTCCATACAGAGTAGTGATCGCATCTTGCACATCGGTGCAAACATTAACGTCGGTATTATCAGCATTACTACCAGCTGTGCCATAATCATCATTAGGTGATGGGTCAGCAGTAATACCCAATCCCCTACTACCACCTTTATCAATTTCATTCCAAGGTTTGAAGACAATACCTGCATTAGGACCACTGAGACCAGTGTAATCTTGATCGATATTGTTTGTAAGTGCCTTGATCATCCAATCTTTCGCTTTTTCATATCCAAAACGAGTCTCAGCAACTTCGCTATTCACATAATCAAATGTGCCAGCATTAAAATACTTAAGGACAAATTTGCGAGTATAAACATTGCCACCTCTGTGGATATCCAGGGAGATTGCATCGATGTAGTATTCCAGGTCACGCAGACACTTGTCCTCGTCGGGGACAGACAGCGAAGGATACTGAGTAATCATCTCATCGTATGCACGAGCAGCGATATACAGCTTGTTACGCTGAATCAGACGATATGCATCAGAGAATCTAGACCAGGAATTTGTAATAACATCTCCTGGGAAATAGAATCCAGGATGCCAAACTGCGATTTCTGCTTCACCGAAGTCAATAATTTCTTGCTTATTCCCAAGAATCATTCTTGAGGAATCCTTGAATCTATTTGCAGCTCCACCATGATATACCGAGGTTGCATTACCATAATCAACTTCTTTGTTGATAATGGTATCGCCTTCTTCAAAAGTGCCATTTGCAAGATTTGTATAAACGATCTCAGTGCTTCTAATTTCCTCAAAGTCGAGGAAGTCGGCGTTGATACGCTCTGAAGCATCATACAATTCAGTGGGTGTAATCGAGGACTTAGAAATATCATCCAGGATTACGTTAGGATTGGTTAGAGAAACCAAACGCTCAAACAGCAGACCAAAGAAAGAAGATCCTTGGTTGATGATCAATTCATCTACAATATCACTTGTATTTGGATCTCTGTAAGGTGAAATGCTGGTAACTTGAGCAGCAATATTAGACTTAGCAGAGATAATATAATCATTTAGTCTGATATTGAAAATGCCAGTCTCATACTTAGCTGTGCCCGATGTCTTAGAAATAACCAGGTCGTCGGAGATGACACCATCACTAAGGTTATTTTCTTCAATGATTGCAGTGTCACCATTCAGATTGGTGATAGACTCACCAAATTCATAGATTGTATTAGTATTCTGGACTTCAATCGACTGGACCAATGCTGAGAAGAGTGATCCACGGACGATCTCTTCATTCAACTCAAATACGCCATTGATATTGATAACATCAATGTGATTAGTGCCAGATCCAATAACAGTAGCAACTGCATCCGAGTTTTCTCCTTGGATCTGCTGACCCAGAGTGGGGAAAATACCATAGTTAGGAATGCCAACTTGACCAGAATATAGATTGATTCTGGTGATGGGAATTGTGCTAATAGAGATATTTCTGTAGTTGACCTTAGAGGGAGGCTTAGGAGGCTCAGAGAAGACCAGGTTACCACCGACCACAGAGTATGAATCGCCAGGTGCCTGAATCACACCATTCAAAGTGATCATCAACTGATCTTGATTGACAATAACTTGCTCACCTTCAACGGTGATGGGGAATTGTTTATCGATACCATTGAATCTACCTGAGATATCATCCAGCTTCTTAACAATAGAAGTCAGAATTTCCTCGGAGGAGGTCAGACGCTTCTTACGGAAGAGGACTTCAGTGTTGTTGTAATCTGTGTAGATGGGTTGTGCAGCACCGAATGAAGTAATCTCATTAACATTGCTGTAGTTATTGATATTCACCTGCTTGGTGAATTCTGTGCCAATCTTACGACCAGAGACATCCTTACCACCAGATAGCTCTAACTGACCAAAGAGGTTAAATCCAGCTGGGTGATTATTTTCAAGAATCTGAGTTTTCCAATTAGTGATTGGAGTTTCAGACTTAATAACGTAAGAGAAGTTTTGATAGAAGAAGGAGTCTTGAATCTTCTGGACAATCTCAGAGGGTTTACCTACGTCATCAATAAAGCGACCAGGTGTGCGAGTCAAAGATCCAATATTCAACACGCCACGAGCAATGCTGAAGTTATCAATTACACCAGATGCCTTAGAAATGGTGCCAGTTACTCTTTCGCCCGATTCCCAATCACCAGTGTAATCAACAATCTTAAGAATTTTAGGACCAATCTGCCAACCAGTATTGTTAGAAACCGTGCCTGTTGCTGTCGCTTGCTCAATGTTTGTCCCTTGGAAAACAGTTTCACCTTCCAAGAATCTGGATGTTTCAACAACTGCCTCGGCAGCACCACCAAACACTTCAGTAAGAAGGACTTGACGACCTTCACCTTGAGTCAGGAATGTAATAAAGTCTCCAGATGCAGCTGCAGCGGCGGTCAATGCAAATCTAATCTGATCAGATTCCAGACCATTAACATTACCAGCAATAGCATAGTATGTTTGCCCTTCAATCAATGCAGTCAGACCTGCGCTAGAAGGTCTAGGCAACTGACCCTCGGTGCTACCAACATCATCTGCTCTAAATTGCACTTCTGCACCAGTTGTAATACCGTGAGGGAAGTTAAACTGCAGATAGTTGAGGTCGAGGTTGACAACGTAGTTAAACTCAGACTTCAGTGTGACAGTAGGCTCAGAAGAGTAACCAGCACCAGGATTCTTGATAATAATTTCAGAAAGACGATTATTCTTGACAACTGCCTCTGCGTCTGCACCTTCGCCACCACCACCTTCGATGACTACAGCAGGTGTGGATGTATAACCACTACCAGGGTTAGTGATCTTAATTTCAGAAAGAATCGAAGTGTTAAAGAGTTGCAGGTTAACGGGGAAGGTAATCTCAGGTTTGAGAGTATAGTCATGAGAATATCCGAAACCAAATTCATTATTCTTCAGTCTTCTGATCTTACCAATATTCTTACCAGTCAGGAAGACGGATGCACCCTCACCCTCGTCTGGAATAATAACAGAGACGGATCCACCAGATCCAGCGAGAGTTGATCCTAAGATTCCAGGAATACCATCAATATCAATACTAGCAGTGGTGTAACCTTTACCAGGATCGGTTATAACTGCCTCAGTGATAGTGCCAGATCCAACTTCGTCATCAAATTCAACTGTAATAGTTGCTTTACCACCTTCACCGTCTCCATCAACATCAATTTGCGAATATACACCAGGCGCATATTCAGTGCCACCGTCATTGATAACCAATTTTTCAATTTGACGGAAAGAAGCAATATCAGAGATAATAGGCAGTTTCTGATAGAATCCACCAGGAGAAACCAGTTTGATACTATTGATAGGTCCAACTGCTCTTGTCGAAGTTGTGGAGTAGAAAGAATATGGGTTGTCAAACTCATCATCAATAACTTCAGCAGCATTTCTCTCAGGCTCTTTGAGCAGGGGGAATTTGAATTGCTTATCAGTAGGTACTTCAGAAATTCTGAAAATACCTTGATATGGAGTTGTAATAACGTCAATAAACGAATTAGATCCAACAGGTGAATCTGCACCAGTCCGTGATGGATCGAAGTAATACGAGATATTCGTAACCTGACCCAGGACAGAGAATTTGACAAAAGGTGCTGTAGATCCAGCAGCATTAATGCCTGGGGTGCCCTCTCTAGTAATATTATTGAAGGAATACTCCAACTTGAATTGGTTATCCTGGGAGAAGGAGAGATAATATCCAAAGTTAGAAGGATCAGATACATCGAAGACATATTGATGATCTCTAGTAAATTCCAACGTTGGGTGTTTGCCATAAATGTTGACTCTTGCAATAGCATTTTGCTCAAAAGCAGGATCACTTACTGCAGTAGCACGGATAGCAAAAGTAAATTCTCTAGATCCAATAACTTGATCAACAAAGAAAGATCCATTGAATTGATCTCCTTGGAATCCTTCGCTGAAGATAATTTCATCTTCTTTGAAGTAATGTGGACTATTGGAGGTGCAATACACCAGATTAGTCCTTGCCTCAGTGGTGCGAAGAATATCTTTTTCAAGACGTGCAGTAACCTTGATTTCCTTGACAGACGCAAATCCAGAAATAGTTACACTCTTTTCATCATCGGCAAGATCAATATTATTTGAATTCAGAGAAACTACATCTCCAGGGATAAACGTGGATCCAGGATGCACTTTAACGATCTCAACTGTGTAGTTGTTGCCCTGATCGTATGCCATAAGGCGAGCCTTAGCACTGATAGCTTCGCTTGTGGAGACAAATCTCCATGTTACAGTGCCATCAGAAACATCACCAGTAGTATGAGTGGGTGGTGTGGTGGTAGTAACGCCACCACCAGATGGGGCTACTTCATAAACATTAAGACGATACCAAACTTTTTGCCCAACTGCATACAGGATATGTGGTTGCCACTCAGGCATATCCAAACCTAAGTATTGGGGTCTGGGATATGGATGTTGTGTTAAATCAATATCGAATGATCCAGCATCAGCAACTAGAGACCAGTTAATAACACCATCAGATGCTGCACCTGCAGTATGGACTGGGGCAATAGTGCCAGAAGTGCCAGCTCCTTGTGCTTCGTAAATTCTCTTAGCATTATATACTCGATCTCCTGCAGCATATGCAGTAGATGCTTGCCAAGGAGATTCCTCTTCTTCAGTTTTGAAATATTCCCCTGTTATTTGATTGACATCATTGGCAGTTGTACGGAATCTATTATCATTATTGAAGTTGCCAAAGATTTTACCAATCTTATACTTAGTGCCAAATCCAGGATTGGTAAGAGTGCCTACAGGCACTTCGACAATAGTGCCATAGGCTTGGGTAATTCCAGCAGAGTTAAACTGCTGTAGAATACTGCCTTTGGTCAGTTTTACATTCTGGTTAAAGGTAAATTCCTTAACATTGTCAATCTTCTGATATAGTGCATCACGCAGATAGAATTTACTGATGACATTTGCCTCAATCGACATCTGCTTGCCCAGAGGCGAAGGAATTGTCGATGTTCTAGTTGCATATTCAAATTTTTCATCACTAAATGTGTAAGTTGCAGGTTGGAGGTTGGCAGAAGTTTGAGACATGTCCAAAATCTGCAGACCACCAGGTCCAATTTCCCAAACACTAATTGCAGACTGATTAAGAGAGGTCCAAACAGTTGCTGCCTCACTTGCTTGCATTGCAAAAGTGGACCAGTTATCAAGACCAGTCATTGTATAGGAATCATTACGCTTTGTATGATTCCGATCAAATTTAATTAGAGCAATATCTGAAACCGAATCTGTAACAGGAATATATGCGGTAGGAATGGTATAAGTTGAAGTATATGGTGCATCGTCATCTACCACAATATCGTCAATATGACCACGGAAAGAATTAGCAGTGGTGGGACTGGAAATAGGACCACCCAAGACTACATCATCAAGACCAATGTCAGTTGTGGACTGGAAATTAGTAATTAGGTTACCGTTGATATAAACTTCATACTGATACAGACCCAGGGATTCCAGACGCTTCTGGAAGGTCACATGGACCCATGCAGCAGATGCAAAGGTTGTCCAGTTAGTTGTAGAGGTAGAAGAAGCAACTTGGGCATTATTGATGAAAATCAATGCCTTACCATAGTCTGCAGATGAAGAATCACCATCTAGGACCATATAAGCATTACTACCACTTACAGGGTCTACTGCAAATAGCACAGGCTTATGATCTGTGCCATGAGCTGTGGTATTCATTGCAAACCAACCACGCAAACTCCACTCTTGAGTTGTCTGTGCAAATCCAGTGATACTAACTGGTGCTACATCATTCAATTTAAGAGAAGAGGTGCCAAATTTGTAAATTGCCGTGTCGAGGGATGTTTCGTCAGCATCAAAATAAACAAACGTGCCCAAATCACGTTTTGTGACATCATCATTGATTGTATCGGTAGTATCGAATCTATATGCAGCAAGTTGATCTGCTTTACGACGATCAACAGCCAAAATTGGGTCGCCAGAGTTATCAACACTATGTGCTTTTACTTCAAAACCAATATTGTCAGTATCTACAATCTTAGATTCTTTAATAATGGTGCCATCATACTTCATGTAAGTAATCATGCTATAGCGAGAGTTTTCGGACTCTACGATGTCAGAAACAATCGTATAATTACCAAATACGTCTACGCTGACTCCAGCATGACTAATAGAAATAAAATCACCTGTAATTGTTAAAGACTTACTCCATTCCCATGCGGTTTGTGCTGTAGAAACAGCAAACTTATTGACCTGAATCTTATCTTGCTTGGATGCAGCATTATTGTAAATATCCCACACCAGAACAACATCATCATACCCATCAATAACAAAACGAGGATTTCTTACATAACCACCAACAGTAGGAATCTGTCTGATGTAATCGATCTCCAGATTTGCACCATCGAAGAAGAATACGCCAAAAATGCAGTCATCATTTTCTTGATTAACGCCAACGAAGAAGAATCTGTCATCTGCAATCCATTCGAGCTGCATAAGCTCTTCAGATCCGTCTTCAGACGCGATTTTTCTCTTCTCAACCAGATTACCTTCAATATCACACTGAATGATCCACATATCATTGGGATCGGGTGAGTTGGAGTCGGTATAACCACCCAAATAAATACGTTGCTCTTGGTCCAGAGTAATTGTGGTGATATAATCTCTTCTAGTGCTACCAGAGATACCAGCAATCGATTTTTGCCACTTCAGAATGCCATCAGGATCATTTGCATTGTTAAATCCAGACTCATAAAGACCAATCCAAACATCTGGGTTATAAGTGGTGTTTGATGGGTCATATGTTTGGCCTGCAACATAAATGAGGTCGTTTTCTGGAGCAGAATTGATATACATCTTGACAAATTCTGCTTTTTTGACACCAGTGTTTTGAGGAAGCAATGTGCGCTTCCAAACCAACTGACCCAAGTCATCAAATTTTGCAAGGAATCCAGACTGGTCTCCATCTGCTTCAGTTACATATCCGCAGACATATGTCCGACGATCATCAGTTGTTTGAGTGTCTAAAACAACTACATTACCAGCAGATTCATTTAATTCGGATACCCAATAGCGAGTTTTCTTATATTGCTGAGGATGTGAAATACGAATCTGAGGGGGATTATCAGAATCGTAACCATTACCAGAGTTGATGATATTAACTTCGTTAACCTGACCAGTATTCTCCAGTTTCAACTCTAGCTGGGCATCTTGACCAGCAGAAGTGATCAATTCAAAGGTAGGAGGAATGTCAGAGTTGTATCCTGTGCCAGATTGATTGATCGTAATACCTTCAATACCCGAGACAACCTTAACTTTGAAGGTTTTACTTGTATTATCGGTAATTGGGCGAGAGTTGACAATAATTTCGTCTTGTTGTCTCAACTCATGATCTGTCTCAGTAGTAATTACACCATAGGGGCGGTCATTAATGATCTCTTTGGTGTATGCACTAATCTTTTGACCTTTAACCGACTCAATAAATGCCGATGCACCAAATCCACCAGTCCCTTCATTATTAAAGAAGACAGTATCGTTGACCTGGTAGGATTTACCAGGGTTTTCAATCACAAAACCATCAATTTGTGCATTTTCAAATTGAGTAGTAGTTTCAACTTCAATATCAACACGAGACTCTTCGGAGACTTGGGGGAAGTAATCATAAATCTGCAGAGTTGCCTCTTCTGACATCTCCAAGATTTCTTGTTGCTCATTTGCATCAATAATGCCATCATTATTGCTATCTTGAATTTCAAAAATGATTGGCCAACCTTCAAGCTCAGTTGTCAGGACATCTGCTTCCTGGTTAGGTTGACGATCGATATCAATATCAACGTCAACGTAAGGATCTCTATATCTTACAACCCCTGCAGGGATATTTTCCTGAGTTGCAGTCTGTGAGAAATTCCATTCATCGGGTAGTGAGTTAAACTGAGGTCCAATAATATATGGGAATTCAGCAATACCTGCATCAGATGCATCAATCGTGATGAAGTAAGCATAAGTGCCGTCTGGATAATCGGGCGTCTTACAGAAACGACCATTATAGTTGTCAAGATCACCAGACTGGAAGTCATAAGTGTAGTCAGTAACAAAGGTGCCTGCTGGATAAGTGGTCAGAGAAGGACCATCTTCACGAGCGGGATTTGGATTAGTATCCTCGTCATATACAACATTATCTTTCAGCTTGTATGAAGTGCGAAGTCTTCTGATACCACTATTTTGGTCAGTGGGATCGATGTAACCATAAGGACCATAGATGGGGTTACCATCAAATGCCCAACCCAGAATTGGGGAGTGTCTGTAGTTGGATTCTAGCTCCTGGAATCTTTGTGTAACAGGGTCGAGGAAAACATTATCGCCTACCACATAACGCAATTCTTTGGGATCGCTCAAGTGAGCATATTCACCACCAAACTGGTTGTTGTATCCAGTAAAGACGTAACCTCTTGCATTATCATACTTTGCACTCAAGTCATACTGAAGGTTTTTATTCCACTTAAAGACCTGAGCCTCAAAAGTTGCCAGTTGACCAACAGATTCCAGACGGACTGTAGTATTGCCTTGGGTGTAACCAATACCTTTGTTGGTGATTTGGATAGAAAGGACACGACCCTTGTCTTCACCAGTTGTGCCAATAGTTGCTTGTGCAATAGCACCGAAACCATCACCATTGATGATGACATTGGGAGCACTGGTATACTTTTGACCAGAGTTAATAATAGCGATCGAAACGATACGACCATTAATAACGATGGGTTGTGCCAGAGCACCTTCACCAGAGTTAACTTTAACTTCAGGTAGTGATGTATATCCACTACCAAAGTTGGTAACGTTGACTTTAGAAATAGGACCACGGACTTGTGCAGTTGCTTCTGCACCTGTGCCGCCCCCACCAGTAATAGAAACAGATGGTTGGGAAGTATATCCACTACCTGGTTGCTCAACCAAAATTCTAGTAACACGTCCACCAGTGATAACAGCTTGTGCAGTTGCACCACTACCGCCACCACCAACAATGGAAACTAGAGGTGACTCGGTATATCCACTACCACTAGCAGTAACTGAGAATCCTATAAGACTACCATCAACTACAACCGAGGCTACTGCGCCACTTCCACCACCACCATTGATCTCAAGGTTTGGTTTGGCACCAGCATCATAACCTTCACCAGGTGAAGTAACCGAGATGGAAGTCAGAGGACCAAACTGGACAGACTCAATAGACTTGTAAGACCAAATAGAAACACCATTGACCCATGCACCGATTGGAGAGTTTTCTTTAATATTCTTACGCTCAGAGATAGTCTCGACGTTTCTGGGGAATCTAAGCAGTTTACGTTGGTTGCCAGGGATCAATGCCGATCCAGTGAAAGGACCAATCTTATAGTTGGGTAGACCAGATGCAGCTACATAAACGTATTGATCATTAAAGAAAGAGTTTTGGATATTAGTCGTAAACTCACTGATAACCTTATTAATAGAAGCAATATCAGACTTACCTCTATTCAGGTCAACCGACAAAAGGATATTTCCCTGAGGGATTAGCTCGGTGCCAGTTGCAATCTGATAAGAAAATGTGAAATCATCAATACGAGAAGTGACTGTAAACGTGCCGTTATATACAACGGGGTTAGCGCCATAAACAGTCACCTGATCAGATACCAACAATCCATGAGGATTCCTGCAAACTACAGTTGCAGTCTGATTATTAATACCACCAGGTGTAATAGAAGTAACTGAAATCAGTTTTTTAACGTTATACAACCAAGAAGATAGACGCTCTTCTACTGCAGTAGATCCGAGGTTTGCAACCTTTAGTTTATCACCAGGGATATAATATGATCCAGTGTCATCCAGTACTGTAGTACCAGCTTCAGCAATACCGAGAATTCTTAACTTACATTCCTGTGCTGTACCTCTATTCACATAGATGTAGATATCTGATGTGATAGTGGTGCCAGGATCCCAATCCTCAACTACACCATTCTTAGATCTGGTGCATTCGATAAATTGATTGAGAGACTTCTCTTTATACTGGACAACTTCTTCATCATTAATACGAATAGTGCCGTTTCTTTCTGGCCATCCGATTGTAGAGTCAACAGTAATAATCTGACCATCTGTTGTCAGAGGCTCAACCAGAGTTGTTTTATAAGGAATCTTAAATTCACCTTCAAGAGTTTCCTCTGAGATTGCCAATTCATAAATGGTATCGGTGCCCTCAATGATTGTGATGACATTCTCAATTAGAGCATTTGCTGCCTTGATATTCTGATCAACTGCATCGGCATACTGATTAACTTGAGAGTCAATCAGATTGTTGGGGTCACCTTCAATCAGTTGAGCACGGAGGACAGTATCGACAACCCAAGTTGCTGCAGAAGGACTAATAATCTCATCTCTAGGATAGTAAAGGGAAACATCTTCACCGAATAGGATCTTAAACAGATACTGTGTAGCGAGCTCGGTGCCCTTCGATGCATAGAAGTCACTGATATTTTTAATAACCTGAATTGGATTGATCTTGGTATAATCAATCTCAATAGTTGGCAGATACTGTCGTCTAAACTTATCAAAAACTTGTTTAATAAACAGAGAATCCAGAGAAACAACAGTCGCTCCTTCATTATGACTGGATTGTCTCAGCTGATCTTCCTTAGCATAAATCTCATTATTAAAATTATCAAACCTGACAGCACCAGACACTCCTCTAGAGCATCCTTCAAATGCTGAAGGTGTATATCCTGCACCACTCTCAATAATATCGTAACCTGTTACCTCACCAAATCCAACTTCAAGCGATGCTCGTGCTGCTTTAGGTTCTGCAATAAAAATCTTAGGAGGTTCTGTAGTAGAATATCCTTGACCGAAATTGGTAATGTTAATATCGGTAATTTCGCCGTTGAAGATAGTTGCAACTGCTGTAGCGCCTGTGCCACCAATAGATACACCTGCAGAGTCTTTTCTATCGTCAACAATATACACCGAAGGTGCATCGGTGTAACCACTACCACCTGTCAACATTTCAATATTGGTTACTGATCCAGATGCTACAGTAACATCAAGGACCTGGGCACCAACAGGATCAATAATCGCAACTCTGGGCGCAGTGGTGTAACCTCTACCACGATTGGTAATCAGAATCTCATAAACTTGAGATTCTTGATTAATACGAGCAGTTGCTTTCGCATCAATACCACCAATAGGAGCGGGATCAATGTATACCATTGGAGGATTGGTATAATTAAGTCCACCATTATCGACAACGATACTGCCTTGGTTTAGACGACCTTCAGAGTCAATAGTAGCTCCAGAAATTTTTGCCCCACCAGGGTTAACAAACGTAATAGCTGGAATAAATTCATATCCACTACCACTATTGTCAAGGGAAATCTCTGAAACTTGACCAGTCTCATCATCGACTGTTAGTGACAACTTAGCTGGACTGCCGTTAGCAGAAGATGGTCGTGCTACTATGGGGATGGGTGGGTTATATGAAGTGTATCCTTGTCCACCATCAATTAGATTAATGTTTTTAACACCACCGACAAGAGATCGAGCGGTTGCTCCTCTACCAGTATTTGATTGAATAGAAACTTTTGGATTAAAATCCAAACGATAACCAGATCCACCAACCTTAGATCTAATTTTAGATACACTTCCAGAATCATCAACTTCTACAATACCAACAGCACCAGATCCATAGGAAGGAGCAATATATTCAACAGATCTGATATGAATAGCGTCTGATCCACTTACAGGATTATCAAAGATCAGCTTATCGTAGAAGATAGTATAATCTTCATATGGTGTGAGAAGTCTGCCATTCTTATTGACAAGAAGACCACTCTCTGATGTTGGACTATAATTTTCAGTATTAAATTTTAATGGATATTCTTTTTTGCCATTATAAACACTACCATCGACAGTATCGAGTGTCTTAATAGTCTGATCAGCGTAACCTACCAGATAAGTAAACTGTGTGAAGTCAGAGTTATCCGCACCAGTCCTTGCTCTAGGAGCAGATGTGAAATTAATAGTGCTATTATCAAGGGTGTAATCAACACCAGGGATCATTAACTGATTATATGCAATAACAATCAGGTGCTCGGCGGAAGGGGGTGTTACAGGGGTGCCGAGAAAGGAAAGAGGGAATGCAGTCCGAGTCCCATCAAACAGAGGAAATGGATTCTCTAGTTGCTGCTCTTTCTTTTTGAATTGTGGATAAGATAGTCCAGGAGTAATAATCGCATCAGGACCACGGGTGACCGTCTCGTAGTAGATCACCTCATTATCAATCATGATCGATCCGTTTTTATCACGGAATCCATCGATTGACTCGATTTCAATTTTAGTATTCGCAGTATCAATATCATTCAGGAGCTCAGTGCTACCTGTCAACTCTCGGGTGCTATATGCATCCAGGTCGAGATAATTCAGTAAGTTATTCAGGATGTCATAAGGACGACCTGTTTTTTCCTGAGACTTGTAGTATTGAAAAAGGAAGTTTACAAGCTGAGTATCTTCTTCCCGAATAAATTCAGGAAGTTGATTTTCAACTCTGTCCGATACGTTAATATTCTGTTTAGGCATCTATCTCAGAAACAAGAGTCCGATACTGGATATGTGAAGTTATCCGTTGGATAATCAATGATATTTATACCCCCCACATCACCGTAGTTATAACCACTAAAGTTATTGGGATCGAAGTTGGGGATTGAAATATCTTCAATTCTAAAGTTGATTGGATTGACCGTAGGATTAAAGATAGTGGGGTCAACACCAGGTGGAATAGTAATAGATCCACCAAATGGGACGACTTGAATAGGCACCCTTTCAGTATCATCGGGTGTGCCAGAAATTGCAAGTGGTCCTACGCAAACAACACCATTAGCATAATCAACTGTACCTACCGTAGGATTCAGGACAACTTCAGATTCGTCTCTGAGTGTCACCAACATCAGGTTTCCTTGACCGTCATCTCTAATATTTACAGGGACAAGAGTTTCAGTAGTATCGCCCGATGTAAATGCAGAATCGACAAGAGTTGGTGCTACACCACTTCCGTCTGCAGCAAGGTTTGCCAGTTGCTCGGTATACCCTGTTGCGTAAAAAGTGCCCGACTTAACTGTCGAGAATGAAGGCTTACATTTACCATCACCGCCGTTACCATCACCATTTCCATTATCACCATCACCATCACCATTTCCATCACCATTTCCATTATTACCATCTCCATCACCATTGCCGTCGCCGTTATTACTGCCATCTGGGGTGCCAGAATATTTACCTGGATCTGAAAGTGGATTTCCATAGTTAAGGCACTGAGTAAAAACATTTCCAAATGTAAATTGATCAAGGTTTTGACCAACTGTCATTTGAGTGACATTACCCCTAACTGCAGTATCACTATTATCAATCATTGATCCAAAATTAGATCCATCAATACGACCACCAAAACGATTCTGCTGACCATCCCTGTTAAACTTGTCTATGTTTTGCAGGATTGATGTGCCAATTTCAGATCCTGTTTGATTAGTTGCATTACCGTCATAATATGCATAAGTTTTTGGAATGATGTAGTAAGTAGTGGGATCAATTACTTCAGGAAGAATTGATGCAACTGTATATTTTTTCAAATCATTCTCAATCGACTTTTTAGTCGATGCATTTAGCTTTGTGCCAGTTTTGGGGCGAATTGCAATGAAGACCTTGCCATATACAGGAGGAGTCAGTTTCTCGCCCCCATAGGCGGTTACAGACGCAGCCTGGGGATAGATCTGAGCAGTGATGGTTTCATAATCAGACTCAGTAACTGCCCTATTTTGAGCTGCATATGCTCTAGGAGCATTCATCTTAACTGATAATGCAGATTCGGGATTTTCTCCTTGCTGTGCCTTGTCCTTTGTCTCTGTAGAAATCTTATTTGGGGCAATAACTCGATTATCACTGTCTACGACTTGTCCAATGAATGAAAAATCACTTGCTCCGTTAGCTTCAACGCCTTCTGTGGACAAATATGTAATTGTGATGTATTCTCCATCAATTAATTTGCGTCCAATAACACCATCACCGAAAACTAGACGATATCTAAGGTCTTCTGCTTCTTCAAGATAGTAAATTCGCGAATTTGAATCGAGAGTAGTCACATTTGCCGCCAAATTATAAGCATCTTTCTCTGAAGATTGTGCATTTGGAGAAATTGAGACTACTAAAAGCTCAGTATCGACGTTTTCATCGGGAATAATGAATTCTTGATTCTTCGTATAATCAACTGTATAGTTGTAATGGAGTCGATTGCCTTGATAAATGGTGACATTGTTAAAATATGCCTTACCAGTGCCCGATTCTACGGGAACTTTGATATCTCTCATCAAAGCAAAGGTAAAACTATCCGTAGAATTATCAGCAACAAAGACATCGCCCGCCTTCATAGTGACAAATTCGGGGAATGTTGCACCATTAATAGATTGTTGGGTCTGCACAATCAAATTAACACACCCCTTTGGAGCTTTAATCGACCTAGGAGTGTAATTTAACTGTTTTGCTAGCTTGACAATGTTGTCTCTAACCGTAGCAGTCTCCAAAAATGCCTCATTCAGCGCCATGTTGGCATTAAATGCGGTGTAGTAAGTATTATATGCTAAGATATCAATCAAATAAGATGCAGCACTTCCCTCAAAATCGTAATCAGTAAACTCTTTACGAGTCCTCAAGTACGATCTGATTGATTCTTTGATCTCAAAGAAGTCTAAAGACGTTAATTGTGAGGGAATTGCAGGCATTTTACGTTCTTTCCAAGAGGAAGTCGATAGTTTGGACTAATTCTTCACCAACGATGTTGAAATCTAGCTCAATTTTTACGGAATTTACATCACTTTCGTCTAAAATCTCAATTCTAGATATTTCGATGCGCGGTTCTAGACGTGTGAGGACATTAATTATCTCCATTTTCATTTCATCCACAGAAAATGGATCAAATGGCTCAAATAATAGAGACTTAATCCGCGACCCAATATTTTCTTGGAAGGGTCTCTCCCCAAAACGAGTAAGTAAAAGATTCCTTACGGACTGTTTAATTGCATTTGCATTTTTAACAGCTCCAAAATCTTCAGTAGAAGGATTGGGTGCAAAAGAAATTGCAAAATCCTTGTATCCTCTACTTACATATTTTTCTGATCGGAATCTGTATCTTGACATTTATCAGACTCTAGTGATTTTTTGACTCGCTTGAGATATTTATCACTCCTCGGGTCAGTGATAAGTGTCATTCTTGATAGGAAATCTTCAGACTGGTCTGGGACAGGGGAGTTTGCCATAGTAATGATGACTCTCTGAGTTATTTATTGGGTTACCAATGATTGTTTGGCTGCTCCCACCAGAAATGGAGATCGTCAATATCGTTATCGTAGTAAAGCGAAACAAAATCAGACTGGAATTTACTCTTAACATTCTCACATAGTGCAACTGTGTCGTAATCTGAGACACTATTTGCTTCCATTGTCTCAGTCAACCAGGTGTAGTTGCCCCCTCTGATGACTCCAGCTTCAATTAAGACAAAGCTTTCCCACTTTTGTTTCCATTGCTGAAGGTTGATTTCAAAGTCAACCTTATAATTCATATGACTTTCATCAGGAAACGGCACGTTTACCGCTTCAATATTGAAAATCTCCCCATCAACAGTCAAAGCATGACTCAAATGTTGAGTAACAATGCTTGAATAGTCGGGCGATACACACAAAAAGCAAGTCCGAGAGGGGTGCCAATCAGGTTGCCACTTTTTGATCTTGTAAATTAACTCTTGTATGAGAGCCATTTCCCGATCTTGACTGATGAAGAGGAGATTTTTCATTACATTTCAGGAGGATTTGTTTTTAGAAACTCCCTAAATGTCATTTTCATTTCTCTAAGAGTCATTCCACAATGCTTTGCTGCTTGCGGGACATTCATAGAGACACGGTAGAGTGCCAAATTGGACTCATTAACCAACTGTGGTGTGGTTTTTACCTTAGCGTCCTTGTCCACGATACCGCTTTTTCTTTGCATTTGAGGAAGTTGCTGAATATTTAGTGTTCTTAGATGACCCTTGTCGGGTTGTCTTCGGTTTTCCACCAATAAAGTTGCCTCCTGAGAGACCTACTCGTGATTTTGCTGCCATTTTGCTCCTTTAGGACCCTATGATGATAGCACAGTCGGGTGCCCAAACGCAACTGTAGATGAGCAAGGCAGTGAAAATCCAGGAAATCCAACACCAAGAGGGTCTAGCATCCTAGCAATGGGTCGTTTGAATGCAAAAACTGTTAAGCTAGTTGCAACTACAACTCTCACATGCCCAACACCACCATCTTCAATCGTTAAGGCACTGCAGGGGACTGGCGATGGTATAGCACACATTGATTTGCCACATGGACATATATGGACAACAATATTTGTGCAAGTAGATGGGTGCAAAGAAAACGTATCTCCCATTACACTAACTGGCACTCGATTCACAAGAACTGTGGCTCGCTCAGGAGTTACAGGAAATGTTGGCACCATTGGGAGAGGTGGCCACCAACATGTGAAATTTTTAATCAATATTGGATATGGAATTGCAGGAGTGCCACATGCCTGCACTGAGTGGATAGTAGAGGGTAGGCACAGTCCATGCCCTGAGCAAGGCAATCCATTCAAAGATGATACTGGTTTAAGAAATCCAAATGCCATGATTAAAACTCCTCATTAATTGTTTGACCATCTGTCCATGCACTACCCTCATCTGGCTGAGAGCATTCATCAAAGAATGGATTGCCAAAATTGTTAATGGATCTACCTAGAGCAATAGTGCCACCAGTCAACCAGTTGCGAATAGTAACCTTTCCGTCGTAAGGACCAAGCACCATTCTTTTCTTATTATTTAACTCATCATCTTCTGTCATTCTTTGTGGATTGATTGCAATAGATGCATCATTCACATATGTCAATCCGACACTAGCTCCTGACCCCTGATTCATATTGAAGAATGCATATGCAGATCCATAAACTACAGGAGGGCAAGATGTACAAAATGGATTTGTCCTATTAAATGCTGTAATTTCCCACCACCGTTTTCCAGGTATGCCCGTGCCATTTCTATCGTATCCGCAATAGACATTTAGGGGTCCATTAGATCCAGCATAAGTATCCCAACACTCATGCGCTGGATATGGTGTAGAGCAATCTACACTAAACGCTGTATATGGGTAATTAAAGTCTACACCATCTTCATTGTCGGTAGTAGTGGTAGTAACAGGGGGGACATAATCTGGATCTCCTTCTACACCTGATCCAGGAGTAGTGGTTGTGGTTGTAAATGTCCAATAAGCACTTGTGGGAGTTAGCTGTGATGTTAGGTTGTCTTGTAACCAAGTTTGAAATTGATCATACTCACTATACCCATCGATGCTGTTATAGTCATAGGTATTTTCATCTCCCCCGATAGCAACAAATACAACATCACCGTCATCATTGTGATAGCATCTACCCTCAACATCACCATCATTACAATTCCATGTTTTCTTACCATTAGTAACTTTTCTTACAGGAGCAAGTTTTGGTTTGGGCATTCTGTTTAGATAATTCATAAATGCTTCGCCCTGAGATCCAATAGTCCGACCTTCAAATTCCATGGATACTGTGAAGGATGCACTCTCTTCCTTAGATGCACAATATTGATATGGAAGATATCCATATGCTCTTTGCTTATTTCCATATTTTCTATTCTTCCTTTTCTTCTTTGATACACCTTCACCGAGGTTTTCATCTCCCCCTTGCTTCTGTGCCAAATAGGGACAAGGCATCTCAAACCATCTTTGAATATTATAAAGCTTAGGTTGTCCCATCTTAATACACCGATCTTTTCCGAAGGGCGCATAGAGGTGTGACATATTTTCACCATGTGCATCTACCGAGTCTCCTGCCCTAGCAACATAGGGCATGGCTTCTTTTTCAAATTCTGAAATTCCAGTGCTAAATTTACTAACTTCTGAAAATTGATCCTGTTTGGGTAATGCCTTACTAAGGTTTGTTCTTGCATCAACTTTAATACATGTTGCAGGCAAGTCAAAGCACATGTGCAATTCGTCTTCACTAATCTCTTCTTGAGGCACTCTAATGTAAGAATCTGGTATCTCTACACTAATACCATCTCTGATAAAGTTTACAGAAGACTGAGTATATTCAGTGCTGGTATCTAATAGACCACTTTCTTTTTTGTTAGTCTTACCCGATTTGTTTGATGTTGCAAGTGAATTCAAGTTTTGCACTTCAGACCATGATGCTGCCATATGAGCACCCATAGATTCTAGAGACTTATTAAATCTATTTTTTTGTTTGCCTGGTTGGGGAGGTGAATCATATTTGATATACTCAGGATCTGCTACCAACACATCAGGAATTTCATCACTACTATATCCTGATCCACCATCAATAATGCGGACACTATCAATACCACCCTCATCTGTAAGTTTAGTTACTTCAATGACTGCTTCCTTAGAAACATAAGGACTTTTGTTTTTATTCTTTGGTCTAAACTGTCCTGTCTTGATACCAAATACCTCATGACTATCTTTTCCAATATCTCTTGATGAAAAAGTGACATTTGGATTTTCAATAGCTTTTTCAAAGTCGGCATTCATGCCAACTTTTGCTTTGATAATTTTTGCAGTATCGTTAGCATTAAAATCTTCCAGTAGACCTGGGTTGATAACTTTAATCAGAGGGTTTTCATATCCTCTACCAGAATTGATAATTTCAATTTCACTGACTTCACCCTTCTTATTAACATATGCTTTTAGTACCGCTTCATCAAGTGTGCGATTCGGAATCAATGCATTGGGTGAAATCTCAACCTTCCAATATGAAATCTTCTTTGGAAATTCATAGACGCCAGCAAATGCAGCTTTGTTAGGAATACCATATCCTGCCAATACGCGAATAGCACCACCGTCTGTAGATGTATATGCCGAGTTATAAGTGAAATCATTACCATTGCCACTAAGGTGCATAACACCAACTTTCAACTCATCTCCATAATAGAAAACTGCGTTAACAAACCATCCATTAATAGTATCACCACGATTCCAATCACCATCTCTACTTGTATAACGAAATAAAATTCTTGGACTTAGTGTATCAATTTCAGTAAAGTTTGCATTGACATCTTCTTTACCATCATTGATCTTTAGACGTGTCTTGGTTGTTTCCCAAGCGTCTCGTTTGATTTCATAAAAATGTGAATGGTATGATTCATGAGGAACACATCCAGGCTCATCATCATCTTCTCCTTGTCCAGGAATAGTTGTATTGGGACAACATGGCACATCATTCAATGTATATTGGATTCCATAGATCGGACCATTCCATGGGTATGATGTGTCATACAGATAAAACATAAACTGAGAATCGTATGCATCCTCAAATCCAAGATAACGAGGAAGTGCTGCTTTGACTGCGCCATTCAATCCGTAAAACCACTCGAAGTGTGCATCTTCATTTTGAATAGTTACATTATCACTATTCCAGAGCGCAGTGCCAGGAGTGGTTGGTGCATATCCTTTACTATTCTCACTCTCAGCCACATAGTTTGCATATGAGGCTGGATCAAATCTGCGATATTCATCATCGCCATATCCGCTACCTTCAATTCCATAGTCATACCAGTCAGTTTTATCTACACATTGACCTGTGGGTCCGATTGCAGTGCCCTCAACATATTCGATCGTAGGTGCATCTACAACATCTGACGCAAAAATATAACACAAGATACCCTGATACACATATTCTCCGCTCAGGGCATCCTTAGGAGCAATAGGACCGCCACTCAGGTTAACTTCACTTGCGGGATCGATCGTATATAAATCATCGATATCTTTTCCCTGCTGTCCATTTTGATATACACCTTTGCGATAATGATATAAAGGCACTGCATTCTCTGCAGATCCCTTGAAATCACCCGCAGCAGATTCTGTTGCAAAACCATATCCAATGGTCTTTACATATTTGTATTTGTTTCTACCACATCCAACTGTAATGCCCGATGGGTTTCCGCTACCAAAGTGTAATACTGTGTTATCTGGCCAATATGAATAATATAGTTTGATTGGACTACTGCCTGTTACCTCTTTATTCATCAGGTAGAATGAAGGTCTGCCATCACGCGGCTCTTTGTTATACCCTCGCGCAACTCCACTCCAATCTTCATTCTCACAACCAAAGTCTTCGCGAGACATGCCAGCAAGATCACTATACTTGTGATCATTCTTTGCACCACGGAAGAAACGATAAATTGCTTGCCGCTCAAAATTAGGATGGGTTGCATAACTAAGAGCATTTGGTGTTGGCTCTTGATTCTGCACCCGTATTGATAATGTGGCATTACAATCATTACCATCATCATCATAAAAACAAATCTGATCGTCCCGTATACTCCTACCGTAATTACTACTAATACTGGTTGAGTATGTGCCAGGTCCGACGTTAGAAACTAAATTAGATCTATCACTTCCTTTTTCACCACTACCATGTGATACACTAATTGTTGATCCATTAATTGATGCTGATACGTCTGCACCTGTTGTGCCAGCAGTCCCTGTATTATCATCCCATTGTAGTGTGAGTCCTAAATCACATGTGCCACCCGCAACTACAATATTACCACTAGAATCAAACCGCACATCAATCTTAGGAGTATCACCCAAATAATGTACAGTATCAGATCCTAGGGGTTTAGACCCAGGACCACCTTTCTCAAATTGAATATAGTAATCAGTCCCTGTCCCAATATTGGGATACTTATCATGAGACTCATACTTACTTGATGATGGTCGCTTAAATGGACGAGTGTATTGCTCCGAGCTGATCGGATTCGGAAAACTTCTACCTGTCTCCTGCAAAAAAGCAACCATTATGTATTAAGATTCTGTTTCCAATTTATTTAGACGCTTAAACACATTATCTAAAATGACTTTGATATTACTATAGTCATCATCACCTGGAATCTTATATTGAATCATATCAGGACCAGGTGGTGGCATCTTCTGAATCGCTTGCTCAATAATTGCTTGCCGTCGAGATAAATTTTCCACCGCCTTAGATAACGTCTCTAGCGCCCACTTCAAATATTCTTCGTCGCTTTCAAATTGCAGGATCGGATTTTTTTCACTCATAATCTTAAAACGCGGTTTTTCGCGATTTTTTTACTCTTCAATAATTTTATGTAGTATTACACTACCATCAATATCTTCCTCATACTCTAACACATCACCAACATCCCAACCAGCTTCCTCAAGTAACTCATCAGGTAGTGTCACAAATACATCACCATACTCATCCTCTTGCACTTCTAGTACATACCTTTTACTCATAACCCTATACGCCTTATTACTTTTATGTAGCATTGTCCAGGTTTTCACCAGACCTTAACGCTCCTACACATGACATTAGATAAACTGAGTTAGTTTCATTTTGTAAATCAACAATCATTGAATGATGCTTATATGGATGATGCAACATAAATCCATTGCCTAGATACACACCACCATGATTTGGAAGATTATGCCTACTGCTTACGCTATATGATCCGTCCAGTGCAGTGGTATACAATCTAAACACTAGGACATCATCTTGCTGTAGCTCTGATAAATCAATCTCACTATCTCCCCACTCTGAGCGATATACCCACTTACCTCCTTGCTCCTTAATCGCATCCTCAGTAAATAACGTTAACTTCCTCCTACCATTGAAGTCAATCATCTCATAATCATACTTCCACTTGTAATACTTCCGAATAATCTCATAACATCCATACATCTTATTCCCCTTCCATACATGCCCTAACAGATCTGCATACTCCTCCTGTAAAGACATAAACTCTTGATCTCTCTTAGTCATGATGATTACCTCGTAAACTTACTTAGAAGGGCGCTACAGGCGATCCTAGAGGTCTCTACGGCGCATTCTATAATATATAAGAATTCCTCCCGAAAGGTCGTCTTTGTAGAGACCTCCCAGGAGGAATTATACCCTGGAAAATTTTTTTGTGTAGGGGGGACCCGCAATTTCATTTGATTAATATATCGAGGTCGCTGAGATACTTTTGTAGGTTAGGGAAGTAGGCGTTTTTAATATACCCGCTTCGCGGATGATACAAACAGGGACAGAATAACTGTCCCCAGAGTGTTGTCAACCCCTTGAATATACCTCTGCGTCAGCGATAGCCTGCTGAGAGGATTTGAAGGGACCATACTTAGGACAACCGTCGTAATCGTATTGCCAAAAGTGTTTGTTATGTTTGTCCCAGATCTTGATATTTACTGGGGGATGTGTGGGGAGTTGAATAGTTTTCATGTCCAATCACCTCGGAGGTCTTCATCAAACTCTGTAGGGATAGAGTCATCAATGTCTAAGGATTCGTCCTCTTGTAGTAGAGAATCGATCCAATCTTCGTTAAGGATGTCATTCATTGATTGTCCTGCCAGTTAGTGTCATCAATACGTTGATTCTTTTGTTGATACTTTCCTGTGGAAAAGTCTGTGGAAAAGTCATCATCAAGAGATCTCTTTTTACCAGAGCTAAACTGTCGTTTTTCTCTGATAGATTTGGGTCGTCTGCTATTGTGCAGGTCGTTGCGTTTGTAAGTCCTTCCCATAAGTCAGTTGATGTTAGAAACTCCTCCTTGAGTTGATGTATGTATTGTTGCAGATTTGGTGGGCATTGTCAAGCACTGTGGGCAGTTTGTGTTAGTCTCCGAGAATAGTTGACAAACTCAGAGTCGATGTGTTACAGTCCGAGGTAACTATTTGTGGACCTATTTAGGAGGGCATATAAAACACCAACCTATATTTATTTAATGCTTTTTAGTTTTCCACAGAAACGCGGATAGTTGTGGAAAACTGTTAGTTTAGTCATGTATATTGGACATCATAACATAGTCCTTCAATGATGAAATAGTCGCATAGTTGTTGATATTGTAAGAGGGTTTCATTTAGTCCCGTATCTATTAGAAACTGTGCCATTTCTATTTGTTGATCAGGGGGGAGAGTTTGTTGATCATAGAGGTCAAGTAGGAGTTGAAGTCTTTGGGGCATTGTTGTTAGTTTAGGCAGTGATGATGTTAGCGGTTAGGGTAATTCTATCTTGTTGTGGGTTAGAGTCAAAACCATGAGTAAGATTTGATGGATAGATGATAACATCACCTTCTTCCATGTTAAATGTTGCTTCTGTGAGATTATATGCTGTTGGGGTATCAGAATCTAATTGAAGGATTGGGTAATGATTAGATGCAACATTTTTTCTAAATTTAAGGAAAGAGTGTTGAGTTGAGTCTTGAAAGTTAATGAAATAGGTGAGGGAATAGATGCAGTTTGAATGTTCGTGAGGAGCATAGATTGCACCTTCATTAGCTAACTCTAGGTAAGAATCTGAGATTTGGAAGTTAGATTGGTAAGCAGATGCGTTAGCATTATGAAAGTCAACTGCTTGGAGGAGGGATTTAGTTAAGTCAGGAATGTCGTTAGTTGGTGCATTATTAGGACCAATTTGTGCGACGTTATGGCAGATTGCTTGTCTAGGATTTTGTGGGAGGATTTGTTGCTCTTTCATCCAATCTAGGATTTGTTTCTTTATATCATCGTGGTTACGGAGATGATATCTAGTGACAGGAGTTGGGAAGAGAGCATAAGTTTCCTGTGTGATTGAATCAGATAGATTAGGTGAAAGATTGTCAGACATTGTTGTTAATTAGCTTTGTTAGTAATTATAGCAGATCAGAAACGAATTTGAATGTTAGGATCGGGGCGGACAATCTCAGCAGCATTGTTTAATTGATCTGAGATAAAAAATCGAGTGTCGTTGCTATTGTAGATCAGGACACCGATGATAACGAGAAGAAGGAATTTCATGTGAATTGTGATGAGATTAGATTTGGATCTTTTCTTAGAAAGTGTTGCAAACATAATCAGGCAAAGATGAAACCATTCTCAAAATCTTCTACGTTATAAACTTTACCAGTGATGGGAGATTCTGCAACAAACTTACGCACAAACCACTGATAGTTTTTCTGGAAAACACCTTCACCAGCAATGCAAAATTCTTGGCAAAGTGCATTCAGACGTGATTTAGTGGTAGTAGTCTGCCAACCACCATCAAAAATTGTCATGTCGTTATCAGAAACCTCAGCGATCTTGTTGCCATGAAGACGCACAACAGAGACGCCAGTTTCAGGATCAAAGTGAACAGAAGTGTTACCAGATTGCCAGTCAATGTTTTTCTGGACTGCGGCACACATTTGAGATTCGATCTTACGCATGATGAGAAAAGAGAGTGAAGAGAGGCGGTCTTCTGTGCCCCTCCGATGTATCTAATATAGGGCACGGAGAGGCACCTACAAGCGCCTCTGTGCCACTTCAACGACTGGTTAGACTAATGCAGTGGCAGGCACTCCCTTTACAAAAATTTCATCCGTGATACGCTGCAAACGCTTAATAACTGCTTTGCCGTAGTTACGATGAACTGGGACAGTCACAAATCCTGTGGGTTTGTTATAGAAACCCCACTGCTGAGGCTGTAACTCACCCGACTGCAATTTAGCAGCGTCAGTAGGATCGAGACGGATAACACGTCCGATCGTTTGTGCCATCTCAACCACGTTAAGATTACGGAGCATGATGCAATGAGTGAGACCAGGGACGTTGATACCTTCCGACAGAATGCTGTAGTGGAAGAGTACAAATTTACGATCAGAATCTTTGCCCCATGCTGTCAACGTGTCGAAGAATGTTTCACGGGAAACTTTCTGTTTGTTGACATATGCGCCAAACTTAGATGTAACGTGGAGGACATCATATCCACGATCAGACAACTCAGACAAGAGATCTGTGTGACCCAGAATGTTACCCAGCACACGGGAAGATGGCACAGCTACCAACACTTTTGCAGCGTCAGTCTCATCGAGATTGTCAATAATATCCTGCACAGTGTTGCTATGCACAAGGTGTGGATTCTTCTTATCAACGGTGTGATCTGTCTCGAAAGGGACAATCGTAGGGGGAAGAATGTGACCGCCTTGAATTAACTCAGGGGCAGGGACATTCTCAATAACGGGACCGAAGATCTCACGGTTATTCATACCACGGTCATGCTTATTGCTGACGCGAGGTGTTGCAGTGAAGAAATACTTTTTGTCTGCAATCATACTCATAGCAGCAACACTTACAAAGAAGTGTTTAGTGCAAGCATTGTGTGCTTCATCAAAATAGATAGCATCAACGTCGATGCCACTATCAACAACACGACGCAAACTGTGGTAGGTAGTGAAGATGATGCAGGACTCACCTGCTGCCCGTGCAGTATCATTGAAGAGTGCAATTTTGTCACTCTTGGTAGAGCTAAAGTAATGCGTTTCGCCACTGTGAGCATGGCAAACATGCGTCCATGTTGCGCTGATTGTTTGCATAAACTCCGTGCTGAGTTGATTAGCGAGGAGAATGCGCGGAGCGACAACAACAATGGTGGAAGGTTTTTGCTCTAGTTGTTGCTTAGCGTGCTCAATCATGATGATAGTCTTGCCGCCACCAGTTGGCACAATAACCTGACCGTGATCAGCGGCGCTCATTGCTGCGAGAGCACGGGACTGATGGGGACGAAGGGTGATCATTGGTGCGTTTCTTTGACTCTTTTAATATACAGGAAAAGGGACGCCGTAGCGTCCCGAGTGGACAGCATGTGAGGTGTCACATGCAATAAGTTGCATCAACTTTGCAAAGTTTCTGCATTCTTTGATCCTGAAGATCTTGGACCTTGTTGATAGCTAATAGACCAATGTTAGCAGTAATGATGATAACAATAGCAGCAAGACAAATTCTCATGATTCTGGAATAAGTTGGATTAGAGTCTCTTCATCATAAAGATCTTTGATCTCTTCGGTTACATCATCCCATGAAGAATCTTTGTAGGAATCACTCAACGCATCCCATGCTAATTGACATAAACCATCGTAGTCCATGTTATCAATGATGAAATCAAAATACTTCTCTTTGAGATTAGTGAGATCCTTTTCAGTAATCATGGGATGAAATGTTGAGAGTGGTTTGCTGTAATTAGGTAGGGAAATCATTCAAACATCTGCTCAAACAAGTTGTCACAATCGTTGCCGATTTCCATACGCTCGCACTCATAATCAATGGCATCGCGAGCAGCAAGCAAAACAGATTGTTTCGCTTTAAGTTTATCCATCTCCACATTCAGATAGTGGAGCTGATTGTTAATCTGGACACGATCAAGACCATCGGCAGTGATAACTTTATGATCCATGTTGTTGATGGTGCGAGATTCGGAAGAGATGATCATTTTAGTGAGATTAGAAAACAGTGGATAAGATTTAGTGTCAGTCAAGACCATTTTCCTCCTTAACTACTTCCCACATATCGTAGAAAAGATCCCATGCGGGAGCATCAGCAACGAAGGTGGAAATGCCTGCCATTTCACACACATAATCGTAACACATGTCGATGTCAGGATTCATCTCAAAAGCGAAAGATTGCATCGATTGAATAGCATCGATGAATTTGGAGTCTTGGAGCAGTGAGACCATTGTGGTTGCGTTGTTTTCCATGTCCTTAGAATACAGGAAAACGGGTCCAGATCAACCGATAGTGGACACCTCGTCAGGTGGCACACTGACATCTTTCAACAATCCACACACTTTTAGGTATGATTCATGATACTTTCTCGCATAGCGATCGTGATAGTCTGCCCCATTTTTGATCGCCTCTAGTAAGTCTTTGTAGAATCTTTCTGAAGATATATCTTCATCAGTAAGATAGTCATCGACAGCATCAACGAGTCGATCAAATCTTTGACTGTGATAAGTTGTGTCAGGATTCACGATTGGATTCATTTTTTGGCGGATAGTAAGGTATACCAAGTTTAGAGAATGTAAAACGAACTGTCAACCAATTCAGAAGACGTTGTATCATTTAGCTCACGCAGTTTTTGCAGATTCTTGTTAAGAATAGATCGGACAGTTTCACCCCAGAGAGGATCATCCAAACCATATTCTTCAAGCAGACAGAGAATACAATTCTCCTCCTCTGATGTCATGTCGATGTCACATAATGGCACACGATTGTCACTTGAATTCATCTTATCAATCACAATTTGTTTCATCATTGACATAGGACTTGAAGGAGAATAGTTTTCATACTCTAGCACATCTTCGTAAGTTGTCATCAGCACGCCATCCCCATTGCAGAGTTGAAGAGTTGTGGGATTGTGTGAATCTCGGTTACTTCGTAACCATAACCCTCAACGCGAGAATCTATCTCACGCTGCATTTCTTTCTTGTTGATGTAACGCTTAGACTGAGATTGTCCCATGAAAGTAACAATCTTAAGCATCAGACGATTGTGAGTTTCACCCGTTGCAAATTTGATGGGATAAAAGTCAACAACCATGTTACCATCTTTGGAAGTGAGTTGCATGTGGTGTGAATTCCTTTGACTCTTTTAATATACAGGATTTAGGGGCGAATGGGTGGATCAGTGTGCGCTTTGCCGACTGTCCACCTATTTCTTGTTAAGCATGTATGCTTCGATGATGTCAAGAATCTCAGCACAATCGTCGGCAAGATTCTCATCAGCTAGCACACCATAATCCTCAACAGCATCAAGAATGATTTCTAGTTGTTTATCAGTGAATGATGGCATCAGAAAATGTGGGTGAAACGTTTGTGAGTTGCTTTGGTCATTCTACCTTGCTCCAACATGTTGTCGCAAACTCTCACAAATACCTGAAACTTTTCCTCTCGGGTGAGAATATCTGCTCCATCACAATTTTTCATTATGCGGAGCATTTGACTCTTGGAAGTAATCATCAGAAGGAAACAGTGAAGTTTTTGAAGTCGTCGCGAGTTACTGTCTCTTTACCAGACAACATGCTGAATTGATCAAACACAATCCAAGAATCTGGGTCTTCTGAGATAACAGCGAAACCGAAACATCCTGCCATTGGCATCATGTATTTACCATGCGATTCTGCCTGCTTGAGTGATGCAAATCCTCGGGCAGTGATGGTCCAATCTTTACCAAAGTAAGCACAAATAAAGTCAGACATCGTAGAAAATGTTGGAGGTTTGATGTAACTTTTGCGGTCAGAAAGGGCAGGTCCAGGTTTCATACTGTTTCATGGTGATGTAACCTTCTTTGCAAAGTAGGTCGGTATATAAACCCCAAGCGTAACGCATTGCAGGTTTATCGTTGAGACCTTCGGGGACAGATACTGCCAGAAAGTTAGCTTTTGCTTCGCGTTTGGTCATCGTTTGGTGCGATCCCTTTGACTCTTTTAATATACATGCTTTAGAGGTGCTGTGCCAGATTAGTGGGCACCTTGCCGACCGTCACACGGGGTGGGGAAGATCCTGAATGGGCACCATGGGATAAACACAACCAAGACTCACACGATAGTTATCATCAACTGGTGGATCTCCACGATGCCAGAGTGTAGAATTGAAGAGAATCATGCGCCCAGGCTTAAACTCTACCTCTTGCACATCCTCATCAGAATCATTCACAAACACTGTGCTTCCAGATGTGCCTGAAGCATGATAAATCACACTCAAATAACAATCATAATCTGAATCACAGTGATTCTGTGATTTTTGACCTTTCACCTGCCCATTTAATAGAATGCGATGACAATGTGTGATGTTATCATTCTTACAAATATCAAAATAAATGCAGTTATTAAAGTATTCAATAAACCAAGACTGAATATCTTCAGGCACAGTCCATTGATCGTCAGTCATTATCATATTGCCAAAGAATTTGGCATTTTCATATACAGCAGTTGGAGAATTTGTAAAGGTTACAGGATAACCAGCAAAATAATCTCCAACATGATCAACTAACCAATCTGGAAAGTAATTATCAATAACTATAGGTTTATCATACTTCATCGGTAGTCTCACTCTGCTTAGAATGTCGATGTTGCTTTGCTGCCAACTCTTGCATTTTTCGGGTTGATTGCAATATGTCCCGCAATTCTGTTGCTGCATTCACTCGCTCAATAATTGATTCTTCGATGTCATCACTACCAAGAATCTTATTGTTATATTCTTGTAATTTAGCAAGCATCTTTCGTGATGCTTGCTCTGCGTTATCTGCTGCACTCATTAATCATTTCCAGGCCAAAAACCTGCTTGATAGTTTACTTTAGCGACATCTTCTGTGGTCTCTAAGAGTAACTCACGCTCAGTGACTACAGTTTTCCTTGTCTTGAGCAATTCTAGAGTATCTTCGAGCAATACTGATCTAGTTTCATGCCATTCATGACACTCTGCCAATGCTGCTCTTAGAGCACACACAAATTGTGTGGGAGATACTTGATCTTCTTCAACATATCCTGAAATCAATTCTTTCAGGTCTTCTACCAATTTCTCATAGTTAGACATAGATTTCTCGCTGGTGATAGTTACAGTCATGGACATGTAGGGCAGTTGGGGCAATTAATCGATTAAAGTATACTCCCAGTTGATATCTTTAGGCACATCAACCCAAAACCAGAAGTCTGGATTATCTATGCTAGAGAAAAACCAACGGTCCTCACGTTTATGCTCAACAGTTACAATAGGTTTACTGTTGAGATATTCAGCAAAGATCTTCTTTGCTTTATCACTCTTAGGTGTTACTTTTGCTTTGTTTCTTAGCATAACCGTGTCAATAAATTGTCCTGCATTGGTGTGATTCTGTCAACACACATTTGATGATATGTATCATCAATCTCAAAACCAATAAAATTGCGGTTTTCTTCTAGGGCAACCTGGGCAGTGGTGCCAGCACCCATAAAAGGATCAAGAATTAGATCTTTCTCATTAGACCATGTAATTACATGACCTCTAGCTAACTCTTCAGGCATTGTAGCAGGATGTTTGTAACTTGCCTTGGATGATTGTCCAAAACCACCACTATTCTTGATCTTCCAGATGTTAGTCCTCACTCCCCATTCTCTGATGGCATTACTCTTCTTACCAGGATCATTGAAGGTGCCATCCTTCTTCCTAGTCACAGCATTGCCGAATGAAGTATATCCTGCCCACTTATTCTTCTTGTCTTGAATAAGATTAATTGTCTTAGGTTTGCCCTTGGATAGAATAAAACAATACTCAAAGATCTGAGTATATCTCACACTATTTGGACCAGATGCAAACGCTGTGCCTGTCTTTTCATAGATCATAGTATCATGTAAACGGAGACCATGAGCATCCATAAAGTAAAGGCACTGCCGAAAACTACTACCAGTTTCACTACCTTTCACCGTGGCATCGTTGACATTCCACATAATGACTCCACCAGGTTTGAGCACACGAGACAACTCATCTGCAACCTTCATGAATATGGAGGAGAGGTGATAACTAGGTCAACACTTTCAGCATCCATTTGTTGCATCCCATCGATGCAATTCATGTGGTGTGTGGTATTAATATCAAGCATCGAGAGTTTCGTATTCGGAGTGGATGAATTTCTTGGCATTACGAATGCTACCATAGATCACCTCAATCTTATCAGCATCTTCCTTAAGAATCTTCAGGGAAGAGAAACCATTGTTATTCTTACCTGACTTGGTGACAGTATCATTCCAACCGCTGCCATCTGACAGATTGGGGACATCAATTAGAGCAGCAAAGCATGATGTGAAGATGTTACCCACATTCTGCAACTTCATCACAAAGTGAGTGTAATCTTTGACTTTGCTGTGGTTATTGCCAGTAGCAAAAGAATCAGTGGATTCCATCAGAGACATTTTGTCCTCAATACGAAAACGGATCTCAGCACCTTCTTCGTGGATGTTGATCTCAGTGTCGTAACCATTTGCATTGACAAAGTTATAGTCAATGCCAAGACGTGCAGCAGCATTCTTAAAAGCTACGGGTTGCACATGTGCCAGAAACTTAGTCTTATCAACAGTGCCACCCATACCATCCAGGTCCTTATCGATCACACTAAGCATTTGATTCAGGATGCTGGTCATCTCATTCAGGGCAACGGGGATCAGGTCGCGGTATACCTTGGAGAGGGTGCTGGTCATCGGGTGGGGTGCGTTACTCTGAAATTATACACCATCACGCTAGAGAATGGCAACATCCGCCGCCTGGGGCGTATACGGTAACATTTCGTTACCTGGGTGATCATTAATCTTTCCTCTATATTGCCTAACATCGTGCATGGCACTATCATCAACCTCTAAATCATCCCAGTCCCAATGATATACTAAAATACTAGAGTTTTCATATGGTCTACGACTACCAGGCAAACTTTTCTTCTGCTTATAACAAATAGTTATATATTGATCTGAAATAAAATCAATGAATCCCTCACAACCTCTAAATCTTGCTCTACGTCCCAATGTAAGTGTCTCTATAATCTTTTTAACTTCTAGTGGCACACTTTCACCGATCATTAAAGGTGTTGTCATTTCAGATGCAACCGCGATTCGTTGTATCCTACCACACCTTTAGCAAAATAGTTGAATGCCAGACTATATCTTGGCAAATCGCTGTTGTTAGCTGTAACATAATGTGGAAGATGTGATGGGAAAATAATAATATCTCCCCTATCAGGTGTGAATGGGACTTCACGCTGATTGTAGACGTTGGGTTCTACAATATCCAAACTTACGGTGTTGGTGCAATAGGTTGGCACAGATGCAGGAACATTAAAAATTAGATCCCCCGAATCTGGTGGGACCTCTAAGTATAAAACACCACTAAACATGCTATTCACATGCACATGATTGGCAGCACGATCTCCCCTGTCGTGTCTATTGACCCAGGAGGATTGGTGCTCTAATGTGATGCCTTTACCACTACCCAGCACACCAAAAACATATTGTGAGAGGTGTGCTTCAATCGTGCGTTTCAGATCACTATACAATCCAACTTCTAACCAATTAGTATTAGCTGAGATCTTACCATTGTTGCCGTAAGTAGGATCATCACCGCAAGGATTCTGCCACTCCATGTTAAAGTCTATCTCAGGAATGTCACAGGTATCAAGATAAACAGGGGTAGAAAATAAAGGCAATACTTCCATAATTATCGTAAATGTAGTTTGTCCGCAATCTCCGCTATTAGTTCGTGTTGCTCGTCTGTCAGATCACCATATCGATTATAACAATCTTTCTGATAAAGAAAGAGGGCACGTCTGACTAGGTTTTTTTCCTCACGATTGAGGAGTGCTGACTTGACTGTGAACATTTGATCCTCCCTAGAGGGTCCAATACTATTTAACAATATCCACTCTTTAGATTTTGTCAAGTGTTTTCCAGATTTCTTTTACTGTCAGGGAATCAAAACCCGCGATGCCACGATCCTCAACAGGTGGCATGTTATTCAATTCATAGTCAACAAATAGTTTCTCTCGCTCTTCTGGATTCATATATTTGAATGCCATAATATACCTGTTGTGGTTGTATTTTGGCGTTGGTGGTCTTCCTGTGTGGGGGATCCTGCCATCAAAGATAACAATACGACCAGCACGAGGAGCAACAAGAGTTTTTGCGTCAAGATCATGATCAAAAAATATAGTTTCGCCACCCCATTCTGGATCCCAATCAGGATTCAAATATAACAGCACTGTTTGATTGTCAGGCACAAAATATGGTGCATCAACATGAATGCCAGGATTGTTGCCCTCTCGCAATACATTAATATATGCACTATAAAGATTATCCCGAGGGGGCATACTAGGCACAGTTGCCTCTAGATAGGTGAGGATATCTTTCCACATAGGATCATCACTACCATCAAGTCCTGCATTCTGAAAATAGTCAGGGTCAGAAACTGGACAGTAATTGTATAGCTGATGAGTCCAATAAAGACCAGCGAAATCTATCTCTGGACGTGATTCTGTTGGTGGCACATCAGTGCGTGTGAATTTGTAGGGAAGATGCACAATCTTCTCAAACAACTGCCAATTTACAATTTTAGTGTCGTGGACTTCAAGCATTAAGATTACCCATGATATTCATTGACATAATATATCTATTGTCGTTTGATTTATTGACTTCAGTTTTATGGTTTAACCAACCTGGGAAGAATAGCACATCATTCGTTTGCACATCAATAGGCATCCAATCCATCTCCTGATCATAATAGTGATAGTTGAGTGGTTCACCCAACTTATAAATGTTTAGTGGATTTTGTATGACAAACCTACCGCTATTTTCTGGCACTGAGAGATAGCAGGATACAGCAACTTGGACATTTTGATGATGATGCTCAGCAGTATATGCACCAGGGGGATGCACATTAATCCAAGACTCAGATAATGTTTTACAGCATGGTTGCATTCTCCAAGTTTCCCACAATTCATCTACAGTAGGAAACAACCACTCCTTAAAATCATCAAACAAAGGCCACCCATGAGGAGGATTCTCCTTGCACAATACAACACTCGTGACGCCACCATTCTTTTCTAAGGTAACAGGATTGCCACGCTCACGAGCATCATCTAAATGTTGATCTACTACATGCTGAATAGATTCAAAATTAAAATCATACTGTGCTTTATAAATGTATGGAAATACATTAACTGGGGAGAGCATAATACTTACGATCTGTCATTTTTAAGTGTGCCAATCTAGATTGCATAGGAATACTAATAGACAATCTTTTTTCTTGTGGTTGTGCTAAATGATAACACCCTTGTGGTATGTAGAGAATATCTCCTGGTTGCATTTTAACATCAATAATACAATCTAAATCATCCTCATTAAGAATATAATTTATTTGTGTGTTTAAGAATGATCGACGATTGTTATATACTTTCCAGTGCGTTTCTCCTTCCACTTGGACAATAAAGTTATTAGAATAATCCTCATGTATTCTAAATGACTTTGAAGTTTTGATGCCAGCATAAACATGAAAGTCAGCAGTTATACCATGAAAAGTATTCTCAATTTGATCCAATAGTATTTGTTTTTTGTGATTAACCCAGCTAAAATTATTGATTACGATATTATGTCCATTGGAGACAGCATCCATAATATCAGACACATCAGGGCAAGGTTTAGACCAGTGTCTGGGGAAGTATTGCAGATCGTAGTATTGATTAGTCCTAGAATCAATTAGCTGAATATCAAATACCTGTGGATTATTAAGGCAATACTCAACTTCTTTCCATGTAGCAAATACACTGGGATCATCACATATATTCTGCCAATATTGGGGAGTATCATCAATATCCCAGTTTTTAGTTGTTGTTAGTGTTTGCAGCAGCGAAGAGATCGACATCAGAAGTGAAATTGAGATTCAGAATAATACGAAACTTATTGTCAGTTGGATTGGATGATGAATGAAATTGATGACCATCAAATACAAACAATCTATTCGCTTTGGGTGTTACTCTCTTTTGAATAGTGTAGTTTTGAGTCCTCGCTCTCATCCATCTTTCATCAATTGTACCTTCATTGGGATTATCATATTGATCCATGAATACAGTGTCTCCAGATGAATCATGAAAGTAAAATAATGCAGCATAATGATCTTTCTCACTATCAGTATGTGCTGCATTATGTGAGTCTATACCATTATTCAACTGCAATGCAAGTCTAACACGAAAAAACTCGATAGGGGCAGGTAAGGCATCTTGGATTTCATCTAATAGTGCTGCAAAGATCTCATAATAAGGACTCTTACTTCCATCACTATCTAACAACACATGAGTGAAACCAATACTTTTTTGTTTTTCAGGAATATCTAAAATATGCACATCACCAAAGGTATAATCATTGGTGCTATAGCTAACATCTTCCGATAGGAAAAACCAAGGGAATCCACCAGCAGGTGCGGATAAAATATGAAACAACCTAGACAGATGTGTCTTACCGATTATGTTGTCCAGTTGGATATATTTCATTATAATGATTGGAAAATGCAAGGATATTAAAAGATAGAGATACTCTATCACCATCGGATGAAGATCTACTCACCACATGTGGCATCCATGACGGAAACAATACCATCTTATCTGCCTCTGGATAAACATCATATTCATCCATATTCATGTCTTCATCCCACTTTGAAAAGTTAGCAGCATTGCCCCATGATTCTTTTAGATGTTGCTCTCTAAAATCTCGGACAAAAGAAAGTGCTCCAGCACAACATTCGGGCACTTTAGCATAATAAACTCCCGACAAAATACATCCAGGATGTGTGTGCATAAGGTTAGAATGACCTTTGCGATTGATATTAATCCACAAATTAGTCATCTTTAGAGAATAATATTGATACCCCCATTGATCACAAGCTGCATATGCTAACTCATAAATTTTTTGACGTATTTCAGATAGTGGGTTATCTTTCATGACACTATCAACAAAGTCATGAGATTGCCAACCACCATCATTGGTTGCGTGTCTTCCTTCTGGATCTTCTTTCTCTACAAAATAACAAAATTCAGTTAATTTATTAAGATCAATCCCACACTCATCTTGAATCCAGACAGGTGTGGGAAATAATAATTTAGTCTTCATCTTCAAAAGTAAAATCTTTATCGGAGCACTCGGGATTGACATGCTTTTTATACAGATACATTGCCTCAATAGCACCCGCAAGCTTATTCATATGGTCTTTCTTCGTTTGCATTTCTTCTAGTGAAATCTTGGTGATTGTAGAAGTGTAGTGCATATTGTCTAGTGCTTCTTGCAGTTTCTTATACTCCTCTTTAGTATCCTCAAACTGTTGCAAGAAATTATAAACAAGATCGTCATAAGAGATAAGATCAGTAACCTCATTCTCTTTGCTTTCTTGAAGTTTCTCTTCAGTTGTTTTCACACCAGCAACCTCAGTCAGGTTGACTTCTTTTACATTTTCAGACATACTACATAAACCTCTTGATGTTTTTATTTAGTCCAAGTATTTGCCTCTGGACTTTAATTCTACCCTTTAAGTCGTCACCTTCAATAAAGATTCTGCCTCGTTGATAATCCATGATCTTATTGTTTTCAATATCATGATCATTTGCAGTTTCAATGAAAATATCCCAGTTTTTCATCTTGAAGAAGTCACGATGTAAGGGAATCCACTGACACAAAGGTGTGCCTGCTTTTATATAGTATTCCCCTGCTTCTATTTTATGCCAGAATAGTTGAAGATTAATATCATATGAAAATGATGGATCTACAATACCTGTAGGTGGTGTAAATCTATCTTCATCCCAATATGGAATAGGTTGCTGTAAAAATAAAATATCTGGATGAGACTGGACCCGCCATGGCAACTCTAGTTTGATAGTCCAATCAAGCACATCTTCTTGCTGATTGACTAACTCTCTCATACCCTCAGTTTGTTGGGGAATGTGTGCCTTTACATATTGACTGTTGTTGTGAAACAACATTGGAGATAACCACTCAAAGTTGACACCACTACCATCAGTTTTAATCAAAATATCAGCTGGAGCAGGAAGAATATATCCCGAATCCATTACAGATGCGAGGGCAGGACATGTAACACCATGAGTATAAATCTCAGGCATTGCTTGCTCACCCATCATTTCAGCGGACATTCTTTTCCACATCGATTCTACCTTCTTATAAGGGCAGCGTTTTTCAGGAGCATTTTGTGCCTTTAGGGCATCAGTCCTCCATTTACGATGTAACTTACGAGCAGGAAACCATGGGTGAAGATCAGCTACACCAGGATCAATAGAATAAAATCTAACCCAAGGTTTCCTTTTCTTGAAGATATTCATCAGTCCCATAAATGTGCTCCAAAAGATATTGGTAATGTGTAGGTTGCTCGCTTGCCCATTGTAGCATAAACTTTTTCTGTCGTATATATTCTTCGCGAATAGTTGCAACGACAGATTTTCGATCAATGTCAGATCTTTCTTTATATATTTCAGGGTTGATTGGACGGTATCCTTGACCAGCAGTGATATAAATGAATCCAGCAAATTTCTCTTCATTAAAGAAACTATTTTCAACACTATTCATTAGTGATTCAATACCACTTTGACCCAGAATTGTTGACAGTGGTGAATCTACTGGATTGATAAATTCCATTTTATTAACACAATCAGACCAGTATTGATTATCTTCACGACTACTCAATGAATAGTGAAGTGCTACGAAATTCTTCATAGTTTCAATCATCTGATCCACTGTGTAATTATAACTATCACAATCCATCTTCGTAATAATTCTATTACGACGCAGTAATGTATCACACAAGTAAATAAGATTTTCGTGTGTTGTCATCAACCCCGTAGATTCCAAAGGCTCAAGGAATCCATAAGATAGTCCGATACCAACAACATTTTTCTCCCACCCTTTCGTATGCTTACCGTGCTTAATTTTGATGGGTCGCATATATGCTTCTTCAGCAATCTTAGGTCCATATCTAAAATATAGATATTCTCTAAACTCTCGCTCAGCATCATCATCAGTGGTATATTTACTACTATAAACATATCCTGTGCCCACACGATGCCATAGTGGGATATTCCACACCCAACCATGATCCATAGCTACACAATCAGTGTAGGTCTCCATTTGTTGCTCACGCTTACCCTCAGTGTAAGGAATTTGAGTGGCAAGTGCTCTATCATTAAAGAGAAGATCATTATAAGAATGAAACTCAACGCCCATATGTTGCTCAAGCAACAATGACTTAAATCCTGTGCAATCAACGAATAGATCTGCACTAACTACACCACCTGTGGTTGTCACAATGGACTCAATAGATCCATCGGGGCGCTTTACAACATTCTCAACATCACCCAACAGGTGTGTTACACCATTGGGAATTGCAATGTTAGTCTTTAGATATTGACCAAATAATGCAGCATCAAAGTGATATGCAGTGTCATTCTTAAAACTGTAATTTGAGAATGGAATCTCTTCGTCTGTAATACGACACTCTTCTGCTAGATAAGTGTTGTGATTGGCAAAACGGGCAAATTCTTCTGGTGGATATTCTTCTTGACCATATTGACATTGCAATTCAAAGAATCTCATGATTCCATCTTTGAATTCGGTCATATCAAATCCACCGAAAGGATACTGGAATCTCTCCCCATTACCCTCTCTAAAGTTTTTGAATGCAATAGAAGTTTTATAGGTTGCTTGACATTCTCGCATCCAATCTTCATCATGCAAGTCTAATCTAGCTAGAAACCGATTGAAGTGTCCTAATGTAGATTCACCTACACCAATAGGATTACTGTCTTCAGGTTCTATTAATGCTACCTCAATATCTGGAAAGGTTTTAGACAACAAAGCAGCGGACATCCATCCGCTGCTTCCACCACCAACAATGCAAATACTTTCTACGCGCATAATGTAAAGTCTTTACATTATGTATACTACTCGGGTGCTACCCAGTTGTCAACCCAGGGATCCCATGCCATACGTCCTTCAAGTTGAGTCTTTTTAGGATCGGGTACAAATTCAGGAATAGATCCAGGTGAAGTTGTAGTTTCTTTCACATTAGCAATATGATCTTTCCATGTAGTTGTGCCATCACGGGCATCTCTAAACATCATGTCCATTTGCTCACCGATGTCACCATAAGCAATCATGCGATTAACAACAGCACCTTCACGAAGATCTTCTTGCTCACTATGGTGAATAACAACACCATTAACCATCAGATGCTCATAAGTGGTGTCATCGGGCACTTCCATCCAGCGGACTTTAGAATCGGGACCCTCATAGATTTCAAACTTATCTTCTTCATCTACGATGTCACTAAAAGATCCGTTTTCACCATTAACGATTGCGTACTTAGCCATTGTTAGAAAAATCTCCTTCGTTGTTATTTATCAACCGTAGTATTCAAATACAACTACGACACCTTCGCGACCACGGGCACCACGGTTTGAGTTTCTAGCCCCGTTGCCACCAGCACCCCACGCAGCGTGGTTTTGATGTCTGTGGGCATAATTTTGTTGTCTATGGGATCCAGGTTGTGATCCACCCATATAAGACATGCCAGCACTATAGTTACCATAAGAGTGGTTAGATCCGTGACCATTGCCACCACCACCATACACATTCAAAGTGCCACCTGATCCGTTGCCACCAATACCGCCAGCATGTTGTTGACGACAATTAGCACCATATCCACCAGATGCTGAGCAATAACTACCAAAACTACTTGTGTTACCATTTCCACCACAACCAGAGTAATTAGTGCCTCCACCAGGATTACCTATAGTGACACTGACCGATGAAACATTAGTAACATCAATCACACGTTCAGACATACCACCAGCACCACCCGATTCACAATAACCCGATCCACCTCCACCAGCACCAACTACCTGCACTCTAATAGACTTGACACCTGATGGTTTATTCCAAGTGCCATTAGATGTCCACACCTGCATAGATCTAAATCCAGATGTTTGGGATACTTCCCCCCAGCTCAAAGTTGATCCATTGGTAGTCAGATATTTACCTGACTGACCAGATTGTGAAGGGACCACATAGTTTGAAGATCCAGAAATATTGCCATTAATAACAATATTATTCACTTTAAGTGTGCCCACAGAAGTAATCGACCCACTAGAAAGGTTGAATCCACCAATACCAGCAACGTCTCTGACTTGACTTACTTTGAGTACACTCATGTCTTATGCCCTTGTTTAGTTATTTATCAACCGAAAAATTCTTGGACGACAACTACACCTTCGCGTCCTCTAGCACCACGGTTACCATGCTTAGCACCGTTGCCACCAGCACCCCAAGCACAATGATTTTGGTGTCTATGTGCATAGTTATTCTGACTATGTGACGATGCTTGAGAACCACCCATGTAAGACTTACCCCCTACATTATTTCCGTAGGAATAGTGAGATCCATGACCATTACCACCACCACCGTATACATTAACACTACCACCAGATCCGTTGCCGCCGATACCTCCAGCATGTTGTGTGCGGCAGTTAGCACCATATCCGCCAGATGCTGAGCAATAGGACCCGAAAGATGTTGTACCTCCGTTTCCACCACAACCAGAGTAATTAGTGCCTCCACCAGGATTACCTACGGTTACCGAAACTGATGAAACATTAGTAACATCAACTACACGCTCAGCCATACCACCAGCACCGCCAGATTCACAGTGACCAGATCCACCTCCACCAGCACCAACAACTGTTACAATAATAGATTTAACACCAGTGGGGCGTGTCCAGGTGCCATTAGATGTCCACACTTGCATGGATCTAATACCAGCAGCCCCAGCACCTTCAGCCCACTCAAGACCACTACCTGTAGATCTCAGGAGTTTACCAGCGTTACCAGATTGCTCAGGAATAATATAGGAAGACCCACCAAAAATATCACCATTAATAGTGATATTAGAAACTGTCAGTGTGCCTACAGTAATAATCTTACCAGATGCCAGAGTAAAACCAGCAGCGTCAGTAAGATCCCTAATTGAAGATACTTTAATCTGTGACATGTTAGGTCTTTTTTAGTATTTAGCCGAAGAATTCATGGACAACAACTACACCTTCACGACCGCGAGCGCCACGGTTGCCGTGCTGAGCGCCGTTACCGCCAGCACCCCAGGCACAATGGTTCTGATGACGGTGGGAGTAGTTACTCTGTCTATGAGATGAGGGCTGAGTGCCACCCCAATATGATGGACCAGCAGTGTGATTGCCATAGGAATAGTGTGACCCATGACCGTTACCGCCGCCACCATAGATGTTTAGCGATCCGCCAGATCCGTTACCACCGATTCCACCAGAGTGTTGCTGTCTACAGTTAGCTCCCGTACCACCTCCTGCACTACAGTAAGATCCGAATGAAGATGAGTTACCACCTCCACCACAACCAGAGTAATTAGTGCCTCCACCAGGATTACCTACAGTAACGGATACGGAAGAGATATTTGTAACATCTAATTGTCTTTGAGATGTGCCACCTGCACCACCCGATTCACAGTGACCAGATCCACCTCCACCAGCACCAGTAACTGTGACCATAATGGTTTTAACACCACTCGGTCTAGTCCAGGTCCCATTAGATGTCCAGACCTGCATAGATCTGGCACCCGCTGCAGTACTCAGCTCACCATATGACATAGAAGATCCATTGGTAGTCAGATATTGACCTGCATTACCTGATGGATTAGGGATCAAGAAATTAGACGATCCTGTGATAGATCCAGTAACTTCCAGATTAGTAACTGTCAATGCACCATTAGCAGTAACTCCACCAGAGGAAAATGTAAATCCACCAATGTTACTGAGGTCTTTTACAGCTCCAACTCTTAACTGTGCCATATTGGATAAAGGTCCTTTCCTATTTTATTTATTCAGGATAATAATGAATTAACTGAGACTTGATGTAGTTAAGGTGTCTGATCGGAGCATCTTCAGTGTATTCACTGTCAGGCACATTATCCGCAAACTGCTCAATAGTAATCTCTTCTGCGACTACCTTATCAAACTCAGTAGCAACCTTCTTCGCGAAGTCTATAACATGCTGACCATCACGAGATTGATATAACTTCTTTGCTTCTCTCAAATAACTTTCATATGTCATCTGACCCAAATCTCCGCTCTGATAGTCCTATTTACACCAGTTGTTGTCTGACAACAATAGATATGATCTCCTGCTGATGATCCGCCACGCTGAGTGCCGATACCACCTTGCACGTCATTAGAATTTTGATCGCCTTCATTATTCCAACCAAATCCCCAACGGACTCTATGACTACCATTGCCTGTATAGTTAAATCCATACCATTGGAATCCACCCTGTGCAGAGAATCCAGATCCCTGCCACATATTCTGCCCACGAGGGTTACCTGAGATCTGGCTTTGGGTTTGGAATCTACTCAAACAGGTGCTATTTTGTCCTGTTTGCAACCAACTCCAACCATTACCATATCCAGATGCTTGCCCACCATTACGACCAATATCAGGGAAGATAGCAAGGAATGCAGAAGCACTGTAGTTATTGAATACATCATACTTTGCATCATTATCAGACCGACCCATATCAGTCTCACGATATATATTGGAGCTTGTCCAGTAGTTAGATCCCCAAGAGAATCTAGATCCACGAGTGCATTTCCATGCAAGCATCCAACCACCACCAGCAAATCCTGATGATGGAGCACAATATGTCAGTTTCGATCCCACATTAGGAAGACTAATGTAATACGCCCCTTCTGTTGTAATACCAGCTGCACGAAGTGCCTCAGCATTAGGGGCAGGATTAGAAGCACTACCTAAAGGAGCAGCTCCACCACCGCCGCCGCTATTGCCAGCAGAATATAGTCCTGATCCTGTAGGAGTTTGCCCCGAAAATGCACCAAATCTTCCCATAATTTACCTCAACCGTATTGACCTGCACTGCCAAAAACAGTGTAAGATTGACTAGACTGTCCTGCTGGTTGTTTTGCAGTAATTGCAAACGAGCATACCATATAGGTATCGGCCATAGCTGGAGCAGCTCCACCTGACCAGTAGATTGTATGACTTACGCCATTGATATTGAAGGTGCTAGGTATACCTGCACCACCAGCATTTTCAATGATCACAGTAATGCCGAATGCGTTACCATCAGCGAAACCGCCAGCTGGCACATCATTCAGATTAAATGTGAAATTACCACCGCCAGTCTTCGTGACCCAAACAGTATTGTTATTGTTGAAACTATGTGTGACAGTGCCACTTGAATTATAGTAAGTGACTGCTTCTTTAGTTTCTGTAAAGTGAAGAATACCAGACACCGATAGAGTGCCAGTTGAAATGTCACTGTATTCCAGGACTGCATCTGCATCATCACCGAGAACCTGCCAAGTAGCATTATTCTCAATAGTAACTGTATAACCGTTTGCGATAGTCACAGGACCCGCTGTGAAACCATTAGTAAACTCAACACCACCGTTTGCAACAGGACCAACAGTGATGTTTTGCTCAATGGTGGGTCCATTAGTACGAATAATGGAGTCTTCACCAACAGAAGGACCACCGCCACCAACATCATCCCAACCAGGCACGCCTTGTGCAGCATCTTGCAGATAAATCTGCGCCATATCTTCAGTGCTATTATACACTAAAGTGCCATAAGCAGGTGTGCCTAAGGCATTGATGGAAGATTGATTGAGAGCAGGCAGATTGATTTGCTCGGTCACATCTAGAGCTTCCATAATCGCCCTAGTTGTGGCATCAATCTGATTGCCTATAATTTTGGTGGACATTGGTTACCCTCTGTTTACTATCTATTTATTTTTAGATGACCAATTCACGGATCTGAATGTTATCTCCTGTTTGTGGCACAGTGCCGACTGAGAAGTCAACAGCGTTACCAGTCACAGAATAATCAACACCAGGGCGCTGACAGACACCATTCAAGAATACCAAAACAGAATATGCACTGTGTCCAGGTGAAATAGCAAACGTAGTAGTTGAGCCATTACCTGTATACATGACACCATCATTATCATTAGTTATACCAGTTGCAAGACTATATTTGTCAACACAACCATATTTACCACTCACATCAATGTCACCTGTAACTGCAACATTACCAGAAATTCTCATTCTATTGTTTGCATCAGGTGCTTCACCAATACCATAGTTAGTTACACCAGCAAAACGATTAGATGTAATGGGTGCAGTATCACTCAGACCAAACTTATACCAGTCTCCTGAGTCATAAATCCAACCCAAGAATGTGCCAGGTGTCCAATCAATGTTATATGCAATGTCACCATCATTGTATGCAACGTTGGCTGTCACTTCGGGCAAACCTGATCCATTATCCTCAGCGAGGAAAGTGTTTCTCAACACCGTGCCGTCGTCATTAGACAGAGTGAAATTGAGAGTTTGGACTGTATCCTGTGATGTAACTTTCTTCTGGAAAGTAACAGGACCAGAGAATACAGATTCCAACTGGTTAGATGCACCACCGATAACAGTCAGTTTATCAGTCAACACCAACTCAGAGAATGTCTCAATCGTTGTGCCTTCTTCACCCAACACATTCAACTGTGCAATATCTTCGTTAGTGATCTGACCCGTAACAGGGTTAATCACCTGGTTACCAACAAACAACTCACCATCACTATTCACACCAGAGTAGTATGCAACACCTGCTGCTTCTTTGAGTGACTGTGACAGTCTAACCTGCTCAGGTGAGAGAACCTCAACCTGTGTAGATGGGAATGCTGTTGAATAGTTACCAGGACCGAAACCAAGATACTCAAACGTGTGACCAGATGCTCTAAGAATAGAGTATCTCCTTAATTCACAGAGAAGAGGTTGGACACTATTATCAGCATTAAGTTTCAGAGGAATCTTACGCTCTTCTTCATCACCAAGACGTGCAGTAACTGAGATACCATTCAATACATTAGATGTGGTGTTATATCCAAGGTTGTTTTCAGATTCCAACAGGAAGAATTGTGATGTCTCCTTGGTGATAGATCTCTGAGTATCTTCATTTGGTGTAGGTGATGCACCATCAGTTGTTGTAACCAAACCCAATGTTTCGTTATCTGCAATAGATACTGCAGCTGCAGGATCAGCAACAGGATTATCTCTATCAAATGCTGGATAAAGATCAACAGTATACTGAGAGAATGCAAAGTCGTTAAAGTTAGATGTAGAAGGAGACACTGAAGCATTCAAAAGTGTCAGGTAATAGATACCATCTGCTACACCTCTTTCAAACTCTTGATGTGTCTCTACGGCATAGATGTAGTAAGTTTTTCCGTATGCTGGAGAGTTTGTCTCCGAAGATCTTGGTTGGAGCACAAAACCAGTGATAGGAGGGCGGGGCACAGGAAATGCATCTTTGTCAAGTACATACCGATAACGATAGACTCTATCGACAAGGTTTCTTGCGTCGGGCACTCTTCGGATGAATGTTGTGGGTGTGAATCCAAGATTTTGATAAGTGGGGTTAGCGAGCAATGTGGTATAAATTGTGTTAGCACTACCATCAACCTGAATATACCATTGGTTGTTGGTGCTATCCCACTTCAGGGGAGACTGCTCATCACCACCTCGGGTGCCAGTAACATCGGGACCAGAAGGATTGATCTCAGCATAGTGAGTAGTAGGTTCAGACGCGCCAGACGCGACAAGCAGCACATAAAGACGGTCAGGAGTATTGACATCATCGCGTCGTGCGCCAATAGTGTAACCCTGAATCTTACTAGGTGGTCTGCCAGTTTCTACTGTATAACCATACAGGAAAAGTTTTGTTGGATCTGCTACAGATCTCGTCTTTGTGATGTCAATAGTCACCCAGTTGACTGAAATTTCATCAACATCTTCTAGGGACTTGGGTGGGATAACGTGTGTAATCTCTCCTGCCTTATCCTTTGTAAATGCAGCTGCCTTAAATCCTTTAGATCTAAGTGAAGTATTTCCGAAATTACTATTACTATTGGTAATAGAAAGGTCACCACCACTGTCAGCGAAGAAATGATCACCAAATCCCACAGCAAACACAGACACAACCTGAATGAATGAATCATTGGATGCTTTAATGTGGACGTGACGCCATCCCCTACGGTATTTACACAGACCATTAATATGTGCGCCAGATCCCGCAGCTTGGACTTCATAATTACCAGTAGACTGATTATACAATACAAAGGCACGGTCATCTTTTTGTAGAGAGATACCCGTAAACTGTGCAACCACCATCGATTTGAAACCAGTTGCTCTACTACCATCAGCGTGCATACCATTGATGCCCCACACAGATCGCAGACTCATGTTAAAAATGTATGGTGATGCTGAGTCAACAGTATCAATCTCAACCTTAACAAGAATGTTACTACCAAGTGCATTACCTGATGGCTCAGATGACATTTGATAGGTAAACTGGTTGCCTTGTGCAGATGTTACCAGGAATGATCCATTATAGAGGAGAGCATCTTGGTCAGTAGGACCAGTGACACCAGATATATTAACAGCGACACCCACGGAGAATCCATGATTCTTCGGGTTGCCCAATTCGTCAACAGTGAATGCAGTTGCGGTTTGTCCATTTCGGATAATCTGTGAGACAGCAAATTCGTCCGAAATAGGACCCACGATCCTGTTTTCTTCGACTCTTGGTTGCAACTGGTCTTGTGCAGTAATACCAGAAGTATCAGGAATAACAGCGTAACCTTTCGAGATCTTCTGATAGTAAAGATTCAGGTCAGTTACATTCGCATACTCAAAGCAAGTGAGTTTATGGTGCGAAAAGTTAGGGGCAATCTGACTCAGGTCATCACGATAGTAAACACCATTAGTATCACCATCAAAGAAAGATGCCTGCCAAAAATATGTGCCACCTGTGACACGAAACATGGCCGAGGCACCAGGCTCATTTGCAGCAGTGATACCTAAACTACCTTGCACTGTAGGATATGGGACATACTTAGGAATAAACTTAGTACGTCTCAGGTCACTGCCAACAACAGAAGCACCCCTAGGAACAATAACACCACCTTCAGTTGAGTTAAATTTATATAACTCGTTTGATGGTGATGTAATATCGAAGTTTGTGTTTTCGTTGAATGGTTGAATCTGGTTATAATCACCAAGACCAGGACGATTATCAATTACATATTCGGATGGATACAGATAGATCGAAAATGCATCAAATTCGTCATTACTCAAACCAACACGATAAGAGAATCGTGCCACTTCAAGAAAGGCACGTTGCAACGTCTTAAATGGACGCAATGCAGAGTTGCCTCTATTATCATATGCGTCCGATGCATCAAAGTCATCAGGGTTGACGTAGATAATACGTCCAGTCCTAGACGTGATGATATTTTTAAGACGAGTAAGTGCCATTTACTTGGAGTCCTTTGATATGAGTATTTATGGATTATGGAGCAACGCCACCATCTGTATTGACCTTAGTCATATTGACAACAGGGAGATCGTCCGATACAGACTCAAATCCATTAACAACATAGCTAAGATCACCTGCTGAGGAATAAGCAACCAGGCTTTGCCCAGGACCTACAACGATTGCACTATTCTTTTCAGTCTCATTTGCTCCGATAGCATTATCATAGAAAAGATAATCTTCAGCGTTATAAATGTCTGTCTGATCAGCAGTAACTCCAGTGGAGAAAGTTGCAACATCGAATGTCAAAGCAGGAGCACCACCAGCACCAAGTTGAGAATCGTTAATAGTAACGGTTTCATTCAATACGAAATCTTTACCACCATTTACAATGGTAATAGTTGCTGCTCCAGAGTTATCAACATCCACAGTAAAACGTGCTGTCGTAATATCACCACTTCCGCTAGTTGAATTGGCAGTCAGATTAGAATATGTGCCTTCGGAGCGTGATGCGTTTGCAGCAGCAATGTTGGTGACTGTTAGAATTTTACCATCGACAACCCTAACAATAGTACGATTACCATTATTCAGTGTGGGAGTATCATAAAATTCATCACCATTTGCAAATGCCTCAGATCCAGGAGATAGTGCAATCTTGAGGTGTGCCTTATCAGGATCCCAATTAGTGACAATTCCAAAAGGACCAGCAGTAACACCACTAGCATTGATAGTTTGTGTTACACCATTAATAGTAAACGTATCTGCATCTACAAGTGCTTCACCACCAACATCATAGATAAACACTTCTTCATAAGTGGGATTAGTTTGCACTGTAGCACCTAAACCAATACCTTGCGTTTCTCCAGAAGGAGTGCCATCTGCATACAAGAAAAGGTTGGGAGTAGTATTAGTTGTAATTACAATAGAAGTAAATGCTCCCGTTGTGCCAGCTGTGCCAACCTTAGATACACCTTGAGTATATTCTGTGCCACTACCATTAGGACCTTCAGGATCATCAGCAGAGATCTTCAAAGGATAATTATTGCAAGTTGAATCACTCAGATCAAAGATATATGTCCGATCTAGATTGAAATCAATAGCAGTAAATTGGACATGATCAGTAGCAGAATCTGAGGTAGTAGTAAACAGATACTTTGTAGAATTTGTTGCTGAAGTAGCAGCATCAAAATCTAGAATTGCAGTTGCATTAGAGCTACCACCAGTCAAAGTTTCGCCCTCTGAGAAGTGATTAATCAGATAAGTGCCATTATCTGTCATTTGCGTGACGGTGGATCCATTGTTGTGATCGACATCAGAAGTGCCATAGACTCCTCTATCAACAGTAATGTCGTTACCATTAACATCCGTGATCGCCAGCAATTCATTATCGATTTTAATAATACTACCAGTAACAAAACCCGTGGAATCTGCCACAGTCAAAGTTGTATCAGAGGTTGCATAAGTTGCACCCTCATCAATTGTTGACGTAACCGCAGATTCAGACCAGGCAGTGACTGCCAAACCAACAGGAATAGCAGCAGCGGTGGTGCCGAGAGCAGCTCGAGTAATAGTCAGCGTGTTGGTGGTTGTGTTAATACCTGATGCATCAATCGAAACAATTTCACCACCATCAGAAACACCACCGATAGTCAAGACTTGACCATCTGCAAGACCTGTTGTGCGAGAAATTTTAACTGAAGTAGCACCAGATGCAACATCATCCAAAGCCAGGGTTAATGCCGTAGCATCACCACCACGATATGTTGCAGTTAGTCCAGAAATTGATCCTGTTAGAGTTTCACCACCCTCAAATGTGCCCGCAGTAGAATCTGCTTGTAGAGAAACATTGGTTACCGAATCAACAATGGTGTAGTAAGTAACATCTGAAGTTGCCTTGAAAATGTCAAGGATCTTTCCAGTTGCACCATTAGTTGACAAGAACTCAGTGCCAGGAATTGCATCTGAATATTGAAATCCAGGAGTGAGAGATAATTTATATGCGCTAACGGGATTTCCCCTTTCAAATTTATATGTGGATGCTGTGCCACCGTTTTCTGCTTCTTGACCATCTAAGTGCAATACTTGGTCATAGTCACGCAGACCCAAACGATAAGTAGCAGCACTACCACTTTGGTTGCACACATTCACGACTGTGCTACCAGTTAAAGTGGGAGGGCATCTATAGATAACTGTATTAGTAGTTGCTGCTGGTTTAGCAGCTGCAAGTCTTCCTGCTGTCATGTGTGTTTACCAACCTGTAAGGAAATGTTGTTGAAGTCGAATACGTCCACCCAAAACAGGGGCAGATAGAGCACCACCAAATGTAATTGCTACATCACTAATGTTATTAGTAGATAGCAACGTTGCATCGGCGTCTGGGAATCGGATGTTGACAGATCCAGTGATGTTTGATGCATCAATAGTAATGATACCATTCAAATCATCTGGGTTATTTATCTTCATCAATTCCATCGTCTTATTCTTCAGAGTCTGTGTTTTATTCTCTGAGACGAGGATGTTTGTCCCTGTAGTATTCAGGGGAGCAGTAGGATCATTATCAGGGAAACCAAACACATAGTTTTGGTTATCCTCAATATTAGAAAGGTCAAAAGAAATCTTTCTTCCAAGACCATCAGCGGGATCAGTATCACAGAATACTGCACCCTGATAAACTTTATTACTGACAGTTTGTGCCGATGCTTCACCAACCACCTTGATGTTGAGGTCGGGGAAAGTAACGGTGCGATCTTGTGTCAGCTCCTGCTGATTGAAGATGACATAACGAGTGGGATTATTTTCATCATCAGAAGGCGTGTTGGAGAATTTGGGGTTAACCAAATTCTTATTAAAGATATTCTGTGATGTAATATCATCAAGGAGTGTTGACTGAGTTTGTGCAGCACCAAAGTCTGGCAACTTATAAGTGTGAAGTCCAGGAGATTCCCAAGCATCACACTCAAATTTAGCAATCTTATCAGTAGCAGTCGATCCAGTAATAGAAAGCTCTGCGTCCTTAATAATGATTGTCTTGTTTGTAATTGTCTGGAAAGTGTCAGTTGCCAGCAGTGTTGTGCTGGTCGATGTGCCCACATTAGGCATATCAAAACGACGAGTGCCAGACTGTGCTGAGATTGTATCTACGTTAAACTGTGCTCGTTTACCAGTATTCTGATCACCTTGCAGGAAAAACTGTGCATCCGTTTGGATAATAGGACCATTAACTGTAAAAAATCCACTACCCTGAGGAGTAAATTCCATACTAGATGTAGAAGATGCACTATCGATTGCTCTAACCACCAGAGTGGAAGATCCATCAGTATTTGATCTTCTAGTATTATAAAATGCTGCACTACCAAATGTAATGCCGATCTCATTTACTGCACTTTGATATAGTCCAGTGTCACGGTCTAGGTCAAAAGCTAGTCCTGGCGCAGTCTGACTGCCTGCTGTCAAACCACGGAAAAGTTGATTTACTTTTGCCTTACGGTTAGGAATCAGAGGGTCAGAGATAACGATAGGCAGGACTGCTTCACCAGTGACCAATGCGTCTGCGATCGTATCTAACTGGGAAATTCTTTTAGTTGCCACGAAATCTCAACACGATTTGCTACAGTTTTATTTATAACCTTCTAGGATGCCATTGATGAATAATACTTTCTTTTGTGGGTATGGTGCATATTTAACAGTCCATTCAGCTGGCATGATAATGATCTCGCGAGTCAATCCCGAAACATATATTTTACCATTGCATCCACTCTTTTGAATATTACCATTATCACCAAAGACTGCACATCCAGTATAATCAATAGTCCATAGTTTACCAGATGGATCTAACCAATATTCACCACAACTAGAATCTTGAAAATGACATTCACGATTCCAAAACCCTGGTCCTAAATCATAACTGGTGTATATTCTACTATACATCCCCTTCATTATTCACCTCCGAAAAACTAAGAGACACTCTTGGTCCATGTGGATGTGGATTATGATACACCCCTTTTGGTATGTAGATAGCATCTCCAGGGCGAAGTGTAATAAAACTACCATCATCAAACATATATGATGTAAGTCCAATCGCTTGCACGATTAAAACATTCATACCATCACAATGTCTACCCAAAGTGGTAGTGCTTGCCGTAAAAGAAATGTATGAGTGCATAGCATTCATACCAAAATCATCATATACCTTATCTTGCAACTCTACCCACTTATCGGGAGTCCACCAACTCTCAGCAATAAGAGTTGGTAGAGATCCTTCTTTATATTCTCCTGCGTATCCCCACTGCTTTAAGCGAATATCAGTATCAAGTTTCTCAATAACACTATCCCACTTAAATTGTGATACATCAGAATAGTTTTTAAGATATTGAAACATCACAGGGCTTTGAAGTCCTCAGCGAAGATAGCAAGACCAGCATCAGTCAAGACATGATTATACATCTTATCGAAGACTTTAGTAGGCAAAGTGCAAACATCTGCACCATAAAGGAAACAACGTGATACATGATGACAGTCACGAAGTGATGCTGCAAGGACCTGAGTCTCTACTCTATGTTGTGCATAAAGTCCAGCAATACTACGGACAAGCTCGACACCACTGAGAGAATTGTCATTCATTCTACCAACGAAGGGCGAAATGTATGTAGCACCTGCCTTTGCCGCCATAATTGCCTGAGCAGCACTGAAACATAGAGTGACATTAGTCTTGATACCACTCTCGGAAAGATCACGACAGGCGATGAGACCTTCTTTAGTTAGAGGTAGTTTGATAGTGATTGAAGGATCAATGTTAAGAAACTGATTAGCATTCTCAAGCATCACATCATGAGTCTCACCATCCACTTCAGCAGAGATACTTTCAAAAGCAAAATCATTTGCTAGTGTTTTAATGAAGTCAAGATAATTTACACCAGCTTTACGCACCAGTGTTGGGTTAGTTGTGACACCATCCACTAATCCAGTGGGATACCTTTCAGCAATGGCGTTGTAGTCGGCAGTGTCCAGAAAAATTTTCATAGTCATAAAGTAATTGACTAACTCCCCCGCCAGGATTCGAACCTGGGACCAATCGATTAACAGTCGATGGCTCTACCGCTGAGCTACAGAGGAATGTGGGACCTCAAGGTCCCAGTATATATTATGCTTCGATCAGACTTGTCTCAGCTCCCAACACTTGAGGTGCATGGTAATTAAGACGCACTACTTTGAAATTCTCACCTTCCTTCAACCGACGTTGAAACAATGCTTCAAACTCAGCATTAATACGGTCAACTTGCGAATTCGCACTGTTGCGGACAGACTCCAACTCATCTGCTTCCGTATCATTCACATAAGTAATTCCCACAGGATCTTTACCTATAGAAATTTGCCTCATCGACTCCATCGCAGCACGACGGAAGTAATCAATGTTACCTGAGATGTTGATCGGGACGATCACACCTTCAATCTGGTTTTTGTAGATTTTGGCAACATCCTTACCAGTCAGTGACTCCATGGTCGCAGCTGCACGTACTGATTTTACGCACTTGCTAGCAATGCTGTTAACAACTGCTTTAGAGAAAGAGTGTGGAATACGCTCAATCCAATCGAGACAGTAACCTTCAGTAATCTTAGAGGGGTCCAAGGTTTGAAGGTGAGCTTTCAGACGGATAGTAAAGTCCGATCGAGTTGCTCGTTTAGCAGGGGGATGATCATTGGCACCAAGTCCGATGTCATCCCAAACATCTTGCTCAGTGAATCCTTCTTTAGGCTCAACTACGTTGTAAACCCAAGATTCAAAACCAAGGGATCTGATTGCCTCAGTTCGAGTGTAACCATCGATAAGACGATTACTGGTGGTGACATAAGGGGGTTGGGCATCAAGCAACACACCTCTATTTTTAATAGCACCAGCAATCTCTTGTGAATGCTCTTTGTCAGTGCCTTTAGCACGGGCAATGTTAGTGATTTGACCTTTATCATTAGTCAATGTAAGTTTGTCAAGCTCGATCTCTTGACGACCCACACACACCCATGTCTCACCCTCGGGGAGAGGGAGTGACTCAAACCACTCAGGAGTAGGAGAGGATTTTAGTATTTCGCGATAAATTGGCATAATAAAAACTAGCATAATGCATTGGTATCACACGTTGCCGTAGCATTTGTGTGAATGGAGAATAGCGGACTCGAACCGCTGACATCCTGCTTGCAAAGCAGGCGCTCTACCAACTGAGCTAATTCCCCGAGAGCCACTCGTCGGACTTGAACCGACGACCTACGGTTTACAAAACCGTTGCTCTATCCAGCTGAGCTAGAGTGGCGTCTTGAAGAAGTATACTTGATTGACCCGATACTTGTCAAAGTAGTTACGGTTTGAAACATTCATTCCATGTGGAAACATTGCTCCGTCAAACAGTATACATCTATTTGGTCTTGCATCTGTAGTGTGGATAACATTCCACTCACTTTTTGAGACCCATGGACAAACCCACTCTGGCAATAAGGGGTTAAGTGAATCTTTGGCATATAGATTCGTGCCAGAGTTATCAAAGTATACAATACCATTGTAACCAATGTCTCTATGTGGCCACCAATATTTTTTACTAAAGTCGTTGTATTGGGGACAAATAAACTTAGTTACGTTGGTTGTGAATACGTTTGGTTTTTCGGGTGGTTGATTACATAAGTTTGATAGTTTATCATAAACTATCCCTAGATCTTCATAGTATTCAATTTTACGTCGGTCTTCGTATTTAACCGAATTCCAACCCAAGACATCTGACTTCTTCCAGTAATCTGGAAGTGGGTTTAGACATAAAGAGTAGACCTCATTAGGATTAGCATAGAAGTTATCGATGACAAAGATCTTGCTACCTTCGATGTCATACTCACTAACTTCCCAATTACCAATCTCAAACATTAGTCAGGCACTTCTTCATAGTTTTCAACCATCCATGACAAGTCAAACAACACTGGATGACACTCTTCAGCAATTAGATAATCACTAACCCTGTGGAGCTCTTCCATAGTATAACGTCTGCCTGTCTCTGCGTCAAGCTTGACTTCTTCCATTGATTGCATCACTTCAGGCAATTCCTCAAAAGTGAATGGTAACCCCTGAATAGTCCACATTTGCACAATCATTGAATTCTTATCATCTAGATCGAGATAAGAATAACTGTATTCAATGCGGATCTTCTTCATGTTAGAAATTCTCAGTCATTTCCTCCAGAGATTCGTTTACATATTCCCTTACCGCAACTGGATCGGGTTGAAACTCTTCTGGGTTAGGAATATTTATCTGAGGTTGTTGGGTTTGTAGTTGTTGCATGGGTGTCATAAGCACTGTCATGCCACCACTCGTAACAATCTTTACCGTATGTCCTTTTTCAAGGAGAGAAAAGACAAACGATGAGTTTTCCTGAAACTCATCTTGTGATAGTGAGATCAAATTCATGAGACGTAAGTAACCATATCTTCAGGGACATTTTCTTTGAAGGCTGCAATAGTTTCAGTAAAACCTTCGGCACCCTCCATATCAAATTTATACCTGATCACCTCGTCATATCCTTCAGAATCAAGGATTTTGATGGTGCGATCGGAGATAGTGACCCAGATGTGCTCTAGGACTGAATCTTGGTCAGGAATCATGGGAGTCTGTCTTGGACTCCCATATCATACCCTAGTTTAGGAGCAATGGCAAGCCAAAGACCTGATGGGGTCCAAAGGTGCATCCAGTTGCGGCGTATCCTGTGCCGACGACGTTTGAGATCATACCAGTCACCACCTGATTGACCAATGTGCCATTAGGCACAAACTCAGTGATGGTGCCTGTAGGTGCTGCCACAAAGGTGTTATGGATACCCACGTTGCTACCTGTTGTGATGTCATTGATCGATGCTGGTTGGGTGGTGCCTACAGAAATACGGGTGCAGGTAGGAGGTGTCAGAGATCCACCTAGAGAAGGCGTATCAGTTGCCACATCCAGGATAGTGCCCTTAACCAAACTATAGCGACCAGTAATAGCAGAGAAAGGATTAAAGACACCGATGAATTCAAATCGTCCAGCATTCAGGAATGATGTAATCCAGTTTGCTTCTTGAATAATCTCACCATCTGCCTGCATCTCAATAGTATTTGCTTCAGTCTTGACAGTTTGAGCATTAATTTGAATTGCTTCAATACCAGTCAGTTTAACCTTAGATCCTTGAATCTTTACTTCACCAGTATATGCAATCTCATGATCACCTTCAATACGATTTGCAGACTTCTGCTCCTTTTTATCTTCTAGTTTACCAGACAGTTGAGGACCAGTAGGAGTCCTACCCTGATGGTCAGCACCATCTACATATGGAATTTTATCTACAGGATAAAAACCACCAACATTATCAGCTTTCAGGTAAGTATATCTCCTTTCTCTAGCAAGATCATAAGGTTTATTTGCATCCTTAGCAAGAGACTTTGCAACCTTAGAAGTATTCTTTTTGAAAGTGTCACTTTGAGTAGCAGTCTTAGTGACATTAGTATCAGTCTTGTCCAGATTAGACTTTTTCTTGTCTGCATCATCTGCAGATGCTTTATCGGGTTTCTTTGCAGATCCACCAGATTTTGCCTGTGGTCCATTAGAATTGTGCTCATTGTGGGCACCAGTAACTTCTTCATGGAAATTACCCATTACTTTTAGGTAGAAGTCACCTTCAACTGTCAATACATAATTTCCTTTAATAGTTTCACACTTATCACGAGAAATAATCTTTGTCTCATTATTTGGGACATTGGTATGCTTATTACCAAAAGAATCTTCAAAAGTGGAAACACCACCAGGACCAGACTTAATCTGCTTTTCCTTGCCAGGAGTTGCATCATTAATAATCTTTGCACCATTCATGAAGGTCTGAGCCTCCATAAGATATGGATTCAACCCCTGGAACAACTGATCAATAAAACTACCTTTAGATTCACCATCAAATGCTTGTTGTGATGTATCAAATGGTGTGCCAATAATTGCCTCACTAATGTTACTACATTCTGTAGATCCAATTAGTGGATACCAAGCCTTTGCTTTCGGTCGTTTAATTTTCCTATTACAATCTTTCTTAAAGAAAAGACCCAAGATTGCTTTGATAATAGCAATCAGTGATCCCCAATCCAAAGAAGTAAAGTCAAACTCAAAGATCATATCAACTTGCTCTTTGACTGATCTTGCAACACCTGCTGCCTGCTTCGCTGCATTAATAGCAGACAATACATCACCTGCAACGCCTTTAACACGCTCCATGGCATTAGTAATGCCGCTCAAAATACGATCAGTGACACCTTTTACTGCTTTACCGACACCACTTTGATCGACAAGATCAGCAATTTTATCAATGGCAAGTGATGCCATTTTATTGGCAAAGTTGACTGTATCATTAATAGCAGACTGCACAAGTCCTAGCCACATTGGAGTCTTAGCACAGAAAATTGCAAAGATCTCTTGGACTAGACTGAGAATTGCATTGATAACACCAAGTGGTATAAAATTACTGATAATTTTTACCAACTCATTAATAACTTCAGCAATAATTTTTGCTAGCAATTCTTTAAGCGGTGCAAGAAGACCAGCGATACCACCAGCCAAGAAATTAGCAATCTTACCCAAATGCTCTCTAATTGGGTCACCAGCAATCTTATTGCCAGTTGCAATAGCAGTAAAACCACCACCACCTTTAGCGATCGATGAAGTCATATTGCCCAATTCAGTGAGCATACGCTCAACATCAGTCAAAAATCCTTCACCACTAGGACCACCAACACCATCAGCAACAGCATGTGTCTCGACAGGAGGTTTGATTGGGTTGGTAACAGCATTACCTGGCAAGGTTTGCTCAGCAGTAGATATAGCACCTCTAGACTCTTCTATAGCAGCTGCAGGCGTTGATGGAGTAGTAGTTTGCACCTTGTTAAAAGATGCACCATCATTTCTCTCTTGATTACTTAAATCTTTTTTCTGAGGAGAAACTGTTTCTAGTTTTCTTGCCTCTGTCCCATCTGCAACCGTTGTTTTCTTCTCTGGATCCCGCTCCTGAAATCCACGGAATGCACCCATAACGATAGGCAACTGTGCTTCTTCACCATCAAGAAAGAAACCTAATACCCATGCACCAGGTTGCAACTCAGATGTAGTGCCTGTGTTTTTAGTCTGAGGTTTATCAGTAGGCAGCAATACATTTGCCCAAGGAAGAATCTCAGTAGGAATAATCTTCTGATATGCTTCTTTTTCTTTATGACCTGTATACCAACCAAGAATACGCACCTTGACACGTCCCAGTTGAGAGGGGTCTGAAACAGACTCAACTTCACCAACCCACCATGTATAACCGTCTCTACCGAGATAATCTGTCCGTGCTTTCATTGCGTTGTTTTTTCGTGAAATTATTTAGCTAAAAAGATAAACTCTCCTTCTCTCTGCGATTTACCCCACAATAAGTCTTTAGTCTCTGCGTGATAACCACTATCAATCGATCTATATTCCTTTCCATTGAATCTTGTCCTTGAGATTACTCTTGTATTCCCAAATTGACACACTCCATTAGTCGTGCCCCGCCACCAACCGTCTTCATTATGATACTTGAAAATATAAGGACATGTTGGTTTACCGTCGATTAAATTCTCCGATTCCACCGTCACAATATTATCTGTCAATACAGTATAGACCCAACGATAATGTCTATACGCATTTGTCTTTCCTTGATACTTATACCAAGACTTAAATTCTACTGTATGTAATCCTTTTTTTATGATCTCTACATTTATCTGAGGCCACATAGAAGGATTACTCTGAGCCTGTTTCTTATTTGTGTATTCACCAATCAGTAGTTCTTCAAAGAGTTCCATTGCAACCCCTACATGGTTGATTATAATAATTATTCAATTAATTGTCAATCCTCATAGATACGACATTCATCTGCTTCTGGCCAATCTTCACAATACAACTCCAAATCAGTTGGGTCGTGGTGATCTCCTGGATGTGTCTTCTGAAATCTCTCAAGTTGATCCAGTTGATTCTCAATATGTCTACGAGACTGAGGCGAAGTTTGAGGATTATCTAAGATTTTCTTATCTTCCTCGATGTGCTTCTCGATGCTTTCCATATTTCCCTCCTAGAGGTATAATATTATTTATTTAATAACTGTATCGCTTGAGAGAATCCCTTACAAGATATACTTTGGATGTTAATCCTTCACGCTTAAACACATGAGTTACACCTGCTACTAGATATCTACCGCTATACCGTTTATCTTCAATCACCCTCTTTCCTTTTTGCTCGGAAGCGGGAATAACTACATCGAGAAGTTGTCCAGCTGTAAGTGCTGAATTACCAGGCACGACAATAGTTAATTGAATGGCTTTCAAAAGACTGAAACGTCCAGCAGCGTATTCTGCTGCTGCCATAGTATCTATATCAGGTGTAGATCCGCCATCTTGATTTGCCTGCCCTGGGACATCTTCTTGGGAATTATTCTGATTCTTCAGACCAGGCAATACACGAATCTTTTGTCTGGTGGGTGGGACATTTTCTCCTTGCATATCAACAGGTTCTTCAAAAGGAAGCTTCTTATGAATCGTTGATGCCTTTTCAAAAATTTGTTTATACGTTATAACTCTTGGACCACGAATTACACCAGCAGGAGAATTCTTACCAGACTTTCCTGAGTTAGTTGCAAAATTATTTGTGGGTGATGGTAACGAAATACCTTGGGAGATATTCTTATAAGTGCCCATTCTCATGTGCTGCAGATGATTACCTTTATCTGGATACTGCACACTTTCAATTACAAACATGCCATTATTTCCAGGATCAGATCCCTGTTGTTGATATGAATATTCAAAAATTGGTGCCTCTGGCGCACCACCACCCTCGCACATCATATCAATAGACTTGAATTGGAATCCATAACGGTTTTCATAAAAAAGAAAACCAGATTGCTTTGCACTACCTTTACTTTTGTTTATCCTGGTAACTTTATCACTCATGTAAGTGATTGCTTCCACAGGTCTCCAACTTGGTGATATGAATGTGATCTTTGAATGATTCTCAAAGTTTTCATCTTTAAGTTTTTTTCTTGGTGCCTTCAAATATTTTTTGCAGATAAACTTTGGCACATTTTCTTCATCTTTCGCACCCTCTCCAGGACCAAACGCTTGGAATACTTTATAAATTTCGTTATTATACATCTCAGGCGAGACTGTATGTAAGCGATATAATTGACCCCTCTCAGACTTGATAATACTACCAATCTTATAGACTTTTAATTCAGCCTTCAATGGTCTCTCATCAGAGCTTGCAGTTTCAATATTGATATTGATTGTCTCTCCACCTTGAAGAGTTTTATTAAAATCAACAGCATCAACAATATTGAAATCGCAACGAATAAATGCTGCATCAATAGATTCATGATACTCAAAATCTGCTACAATATCACGGATATCGAAGGTTTCATCAGTAATAGTTGTTAATTCAAACTTTTTAATCTTAAAAAGTCTAGACTTTCTTTCTGCCATCTTACATGAAATCCACTACATCGTTGTTAAACTCAGCGACCAACCCAAATCTAGGTTTCATATAATCATCAGAATCCAAACCAGTAATGCTGGTGTTGGGGATAATGAATGGTTGATCTTCTCCACCACCACCATTTACTTCGGGCGCAGCCTGTTGTGTATTATTTACTATAGTTGCAGTTTGCTGTTGAGATCTACGCTCAGTTTGTGATTGTTTACCCTCTTCTAACTTTGATCCTGCTTTGGCATTAGGATTGTTTGCTTCCACAACTGTGCTAGTAAATTTTGTGAGCCCCTTCTTGAGTAACTCCAGGGCACCATCGATAGTGTTGGCGTCAGGTCCGCTTCCACTTTTATCGTTGCTTTTGTCGCTACTTTTATCACCCCCTGTCTTTTTCTCTGCCTCCTTTTGGGTCTCCGCTTGGGTCTCCGCTGGCACTGGCACATCAATGTCTGCAAGATCGGCAGGTGCAGCATTGGGATCTGCCATACCTTTGGTTACTGATGCTTTACCATCAGCACTTTCTAAGGAGTATTCAGCAGCAGCTCTAGCAGCAAGTGCTTCTGCTTGTTTTCCCGTAACACCTTTCTCTTCCCATGCCTTTAGATTTTGTTGATAAGATTTATGATGATAAAACTTCTCCTTAATCATAGGATCTAGTTTCACTTCTTTAATTTTATAGGGCACTATCTTTGCCGATCTACCAGTCCCACGTTTAGTCTGGTGTGCTTTACCAATATAATCTTTTAGACCTTTGGAATCAATAACTGCCTTAAATTCATCACTACCAGGCTCAACTGGAATTGTTTCTTCACCCATACCAAATAGACCTGCCTTCAATCTCTTGGTCATGTGTTTAACAGTAACTGTGCCGTCTTCTTTTGGATCATAGACAACATAGTATGTTTTATTATTCAGTGTTAGACCTGTGGTAGTTTTTGCATTCTTTGCGTATTCCTTTGGATCGAATTTACCACCCTCTGCGAATTTAGGAATAGTAGTATTCATCACAGCACCGCCAAAGTTATATTTGATAGAAGATGTAGTATTATTCCCACCAAAGTTATATTTGATGGAAGGCATGGCATATCCACCACGAGATGCCTCTTTCATTCTCATGGAGGTTAGTCTTGGATTCTGCTTTGTTGCAGGTGTATTAAATGGGACAACAAATGCTCCACCTTTTGCGAATCCCTTTGTGCCTACCCATTCGGTGCCATGCCCGATAAATGCAGCACTCTTACCACCATCTAAAGACACAGGATATCCAGACATAGGTCCACTGATCCACCCACCACCAGCAGCACCTTGAGGTTGGACAAAACCTCCCTTTGCTTTGCCTTCGAGATCGGAAGCTGCTTTCTCAGCATCACCAGCAAAGAATTTCATCACAGCAGTCAATGCTTTTATCCCTGTCAATAGAGGCAAAAATGCTAGATTCACACCAAAACTCAAGATTTTCTTGATCATTGGCAGATGTGGCTCGATAGCATCGAGCATACCATTCATAAAAGCACCAAGTGCAACAAAGAAGTCCTCAAACGTATCTTTAATAGGTGCTAAAATTGCTGCAGCAACCTCACCAATTTTATTAAAGAATCTCTTGATTGGTTCAACAATCGGTTTGAGCATAGGACCGATTGACTTGCCAATCGCAGCACCAGCGGCACCACCTGCAAGACCACCGATCATTCCCATCCCTGGGATGCCAGTTGCTGCTCCTAACGTAGCTCCCAACAGTTGACCACCAGCAGCACCAGCGGCAGCACCACCAACACTATATGCATCAGCACCCTCATCCATCGATGCTCCAAAAGCTGCTAAACCAGCAGCGCCAAGCGCACCAGTAGCGAGACCCAATCCACCTTTGGTAAAGGTGCGGAATCCTTTTGCTGCACCACCAAGTTTTCCAATATTTAAGAGTCCACCAGCAAGTGTTTTTACCAGCCAGGAAACACCTTTGATGACCAGCATTGGATTCTTAAGTGCTGCAATACCCAAGAATATGGGTGCAGCAGACAATAAGAATTGGACTACGCCAAATAGACCTTGTAAACTTACAGGATTTTCTAAGAATTTGATTAACCCATCAAATGCAGATCCAACTAAGAAACTACTAACCTTGAAAACAAACTTACCAATAGCATATAAGGTTTCGGCAAGTCTTTTAATCTTATCTGGATTTTTTGATAACCAATCAAGGACAGCAAATCCGATTGCATATCCTAAGAATGTTTTTGCTAATTTTGCTAATGTCCCAAATAATCCACCGACTGCTTTTCTGGCACCCTCGGCAAACTTACCAGTAATCTTTGCAAGTGCTCCTTGCTCTTTCTCAGAGTCATCCTCAGACTCATCACGTTGTGCTTTCTTTTCTTTCCTTGCCTTCTCCTTCTCTTCAGATTTTCTAAGTTTTTCTAGATCTCTCTCCGTCTTCTTCTTTGCAGCTTCAATCTTTGCTTGCTGCTCAATGTCATTCATGACATTGGTTTTGAGAATATTTGTCATATTCTCCATGGCAAGACTGATACTATTCAGTGTTGCGCCTAAAGAGTTGACACCTGATATAAGGGACTTAAATCCACCACCAATATCATTTTCAATTTTTGGTAATTGACTTGCAGCAGTTAACGGGGTGTAATTTTTAACTCCACCATCTTTCCCTTTATAAGAAACCATCTTATAAAGTTTTGCCCTGCTAATTCTGACTTGTGGTTTTTTCTCTGCCATTAGTTAGTCAGCATTGGTGATGGAGTGCTGTAGATGGGCACTGCTTTCCCACCACTCTTATTTATGACCTGTTTAGTAACATTATTGTTAATAATAACGGGAGGAGCAGCCTGCATCTCTTGATCAGCATCTTTTTCTGCTTTCTTCTGCACTGTTTTCTGGATATTTTCCATTTGCTTCAGTTTAGTATCAACCACTGACATTTCTGAAACTTTAGGAGTCGTTGCTGGTTGTGGTGATTCTGAAGGTATTTCATTTGCCATACCTTCAGATAATTTACCGATACCCGTAGTAAGAAGTTGCGTCATTGCTGCCAATGCGCCCTCAATAGTATCAGTTTTGAATAATTCACCAGTAGCAGAATCTCTCAGTCCAGCTTCGCTTCCAGGACCAGCAGTTGATCCAGGCTGTGGGGATGATCCCTCACCTTGTGTCGTTACATCACCAAGTTTCTTAGATGGTTTGATAGATCTAGGTGCTTTCCACATGTAGACATCACCGTCAGGCAACTGATTCTGGAAGAGATTCTTGTCCATGAAGTAATACTTACCAGGACCATCTGTCTTATTACCAGCACTGTTAGTCTTCTTCCAGGTGCCACCCATGCCAAGTTGTCCGAATGGATCATGGACTACGAATCCATCATCCTTCATACCAACAACCATACCCCAGTGACCCGATCCCTTATATTTGAATCCAACGGGCACAGGATATCCTGCTTTAATCTCATCACGGAGTGCATTCCAACCCATTCCAGTCTGCAGGGATGAGTTAATACCAAAGTCAGCAAGTGCTTTCTTCTGAGGATATGCTTGTGTAGAGATGCCATACTTACTACGGACCTGATTATAATCCTCAGCAGTCATGGGTTTGCCAGTAAGTTGGGACGCCCACATTGCCATCGTAGTTGAGTAGCACTGAGTATCACCAGGGCGACCATACTTGTCTGCCTTGTTTGCTCTCTGGTTGATATAGGGCACATCTTGGATGATCTTGCCACCAGCAGAAGCAAACTGAATACCAGGGACCCTTGTGCCACTCCCCTTCTCCATAATATCTGCTTCGTCATTACGACGCCAGCTATTGACACCACCATTGTGCTTTGCAAGTTTGTTTCTATACGCTGAGATTACAGGAGCAAAGTTACCCGACTGAATTGCATTCTTAACTGTTTCCTTAATGCCAGCACCAGACAGAGATCCATAGTTGAAAACTACGGACTCAAGTCCTACCTTTTGCCTTTCAGTTGTCTTGCCATAAAGCTCAGCACCTATCTCATTAACAAGGCGCTTACGGTGCTCTTCAATATGTTTTGACTTGATCCAATATGCTTCTTCCTTGGTGATCGTGTCACCTTTCTTTACCTTGCCCGAGAGACGGAAACCAGCAGGATAGTATGTTGCACCAATACCAATAGTGGGAATCTCCCACCCATAGTTGGCATCAGGATATGCTTTTAGTCTCAGACCTTCATAGTCACCCAGGACTGCTGCAAACTTCTCATCAAAGTTACCACTCATGGTGGGTGATCCACCAGACGCTCCATTACCACCACCAGCAGGGCGACTCTTACCATCTAAGTCTGTTATACCAAAAGTTAGAAAATCTACAGTGCCTGCTAAAGCATTACCAGTTGCCTTTGCCGCACCGCCAAATAAGTCACCAGTTGCTTTAGCAGCAGCACCTAGAGGATCCATCAAAACTTTTGCCTTGTCAATGATAAATCCAATGACAGCACCGATTTTATTGAAGATTGGACCAAAGACAAATTTACCAAAGTCCAAGAGGACCTTAGCACTGTCCATGAAGAAACTACCAACTTTTGATGCTAACGAGAAAGCTGCTTCAAATAATTCTTGGAAGGGACCAGCAATCTCTGCGAAAACATCCTTAAATACATCAAACGACATTTGGAAGAATCTTCCAATAGGTCCAAAGATAGGCTCAATAATCGGTCCAATCTGCTTACCAATAAACTCACCTAAGAATCCACCGATTGCACTACCGATCATAGGTGCAAAGGGTCCGAGGAATGGTGCAACTGCCGTCAGAGCAGCAGCGCCAGCGATACCACCAACTGCCTGACCGACACCAGCACCAACCGCAGTGCCTGCACTTTCACCAGCAGCAATTCCAGAAGCGATACGAAGTCCACCACCAAGGACAGATAAACCACCAGCAACTCTTCCAGGTGTGGCAACCTTCTTGAATCCTTTTCCTAATTTTTTGAGACCAATGCGTCCCCGCTGTTTCATCTTAGAAACAGGACCCTTTTGTCTGGTTTTATATTGCCTGCCGAAACGCTCTTCAAATGCTTTTACATTAGATCCCTTACCACCCTTTTTATCTTTACGTTGGGCAGCTTTCCTCATCCTGTCATACTCTTCCTTTGAGTAGACAGCACCAGTCTTTTTATCCTTATATCCTTTAATGCGAGCTTGATTCGCCTTCTCCATCTCCTGCTTGGTTAGATTTTGCTGCTGCAAAGCATCTTTAATACGATTACCATCCTGCAGGATTTTCCAAGGCATGAGGAGATACTGAGCACCTCGTAACGCTGCTAATCCACTGAATAGTTGAATTACACCTAAAACACCGCGAAGACCTCTTCTAAGGGGTCCTTCTTCCTCATAATTACCAAAGGTATTAGTAAGTCCATCTAGGATAAGGTTGACACCAAATCCAACTATTGTGGCTGCAAACTTACCAATAGCAAATACAAGTCTAATAAGTTTTTCTACCTTTTCGGGATTCTTACTTATCCAATCTAAGGCACCAAATACGACAAAGTATTCAATTATTGTGCCAAGCGTGCTTAAAACTGTAGCCAAGAAACCTTTGATTGGTTTCTTAATTCCCTCTACTAATTTATTATTATCTTTCTTCTCTGCCTCTTTCAGCCCTTCTTCAGCAGCATCTTCTGCAGCATCTCGCTGTTTTTTCTTTGTTTTACGACGAAACTTATCACGCATCTTCTGCATGAAAGTCTTTTCTTTTACGACCTTCTCTTCCTCTTCTCTAATAATAACTACAGATTGATTCTTGAGATAATCTTGCTGAAACTCAAGTAATGTGGAAGATTCTACAAGATTTTTGCCGATGTCATTGACCACCATCCCCTGTCGGTTGATCGCTTTCCTTAACTGGTTAAAGTTAAGTCCGATCTCCGACTTGGTAGATGTTGGGGCAATTTTTATAAAACTTCTAATAACTGCCATTAGAGAGACATGCGGTTTTGTTCTTGGTTTTGCCGTCTTTCCTCTTCAGCAATGTGTGCTAAAAGGAGATTCACATATACATCCCTCTCCCACGGCATCATATTTTCTAACTCAGTAAGAGAATACTTGTGATGCTGCACTAACGCGAAATTCACCTTGTAGTAATTTTCCAAGGTGTTATGCATTAGGGCTACTCGAAAAAAGATGCAAGACCCTCAAGGACAACTTCACTCTTCTTCTTCGACTTTGGATTAAACACCTCAAGAGTGTAAGAGAGTTTAGGCATAGTCTCGAAGAATTTCTGCACCTGTTGGAATTGATCAGAATTCAAATTCTCAAGGAATTCCATTGCTTCTGCATGAGAGAAAGTATCATATACTTCATCTTTTGTATAAACTTGCTCAATGCAAGATGCTGCCAATTCAAAAATATCATCCAGATCTGGTCCATCAGACATATTTTGATTAACAAAGACATTCAATGAAGGATATTTCATTACAATGCCAACTTCATCGTCAAGCTGGATTTTCTTGTCGTGTCCGTCAGGGATGACTACACCCACCTGCTCCAGGGGGACGGTGACTGGAATTTTAACTTCCTCATCGTCTGGTGCAGCGATCTTAAACTCACTAACTTCACCAACTGCCTTAGATCTGATACGAAGGAAGATGTATTCAATCTCAAAGGTAGCGAGATCTTCAACCTTAGCCTTCAGGTTGGTGCAGTTTTTAATGATAGTTTTCACCGCCTTGATCATCTCTTTCTGGTCTTGAGATTCCATTGCCAGATACAAAAGTTTCTCTTCTTTCACGAGGAAAGGACGATATGAAACTTTAGTGCCAGAAAGAGGCAGGGTCAGCTCATACTCGGGAATGGCGAGTTGTGGTAAAGGCATAATGCTCCATTATTATTGAAATTATTTAGACACCAAATCGGGTAACATCTGCTTGCTGTTGACTATAACCTAGTTTTGCAGCAATATCTTGGAAACTATTGATGTACTTGTCTTTGCCACCAAACTTAAGTTTATCCATGGCAATAGTATCAAAACGATACCTTTCATAGTAAAATGAAATATCTAATTTCAAAAGATCAGCAGCACCATTATTGAAGGTCAATTCTGACATATCATATGGGAATGCATTATACATCACCCATGTTGCTGTGGATCTATTCATCCTCTGCGTATATCTCTCCCCATCATCAGTCCTACCTTCAAAAACTACATTAGACCCCACTTCCCATTTATTGATATAAATGTCGGCAGTATATTCATCATAGAAGGATGCTCGATTCTCAGAGTCAGATGCTGTATAATTCATCCATTTTTCAAACCAATGTCTATGAAACATATTCTTGGTAACAATGAATGAGCACGTTATCTCAGAAAATGTAGTATCTGTAGCAAAACGACGCATTGCACCAACATCTCTCACCTGCCCTGTGGTGATCCTTCTTCCAGGAGCAGTCACATTATCAGCAAAATAGTTTATAGCCTGATAGTAATCTGCTCTACCAGAAGTATTACTAAGACTACTGTCCAATGCCAAGACAGCAGGAACTTGAATCTCTACTGAATAGAGATTGGATCTTGATGGCTCCATCCTGCCAGATGTTGCCAAATCTCTGAATACTGAAAATGAATTAGCTGACATTAAAGTCTACCCCAGATAAAGCTGCTTGGCACTTCCATAGTCCTCCCTATAGTCCTCAATACAAATTGCTCAACAGGGAGAGGTGTCATATTTTTAAGTTCTGCATTCGGCACCTTATAGATGCTACTAGCATTAGACATGAAGTATTTATGATAACAACGCCCAGGTGCTGCCTTACTACCTGCTGCCCAGGTATTACATATACCTCTTCTAGTGCTGGGTCTCAGATAATGTGCATTGTGTCCTGAAAATTGCTGATTCTTAACATCTAAATCTGTGATTAACACCATTGGGCAAGTATCCCAAAACTGGAGTTTTTCAGTGGCAGCTGCATATCTGAAAATAATAATATCACCAGGCTCAAATGATCCCGTATAAGATTCAAGACCATAAAATAACTGATCGCGATACCAGTCCTTTGACTTTTTCTGACCCTCTGCCAGATCTTTAACGTCAGTAAAGATGCTCATACCTTCAATTCTTTTTCAGTAAGTATCATGAATTCCATCTTGCGGTCTTTACAATACTCCCTTGCTGCCTTCCACTTCGCATCATTGACGGCATAGGTCTTGACTTCACTCAAATACCGTTTGGTAAGCTTTCTCTGTTTCTTCGGTGGAGCACATTGCGACTTCGGTTTAACCTCAATAATGAACTTCTGAGTCCTTCCACTCCTGGTCCGTGCTCTGACGTAGAAGTCTGGAAAATAGCGATGAATCCTATTATCGACAGGACTAATATACGGGATGACAATCTCTTCACTGCCCCACTCCACTACATTCTCATTTTTATCACACCATACCATAAACTTCTTTTCCCACAAAGACCTATAAATAATATTTGTAGGATCACCCTTATACTTATGTCTATTTGACGGGCGATATTTTCCAGAATAACTCATGGCATTAGTGTTTCCAAGATATAAACCAGCGGGTCCTAATAGTGATACCAGCGCATCGGCAATCCGAAAAGAGAATAGATTCTCTAATGAGGTTATCGATTATCTTAAACTGGATATTTTCAAAGGAGACACCAAGGGTGGTTTCAACGCTATTCAAGCAGAAGAAGCACAGCTCGGTGAACCTATTTATCTCTACCTCCCAAACAAACTCTCCGAGCAATATTCTGCAAAATACAACGGTGTTGAATTGGGAGAGGTTGGTGCTGCTGCGGTTGGGATAGCAGGTGATGCTATTGCTGCTGGTGGGTTGCCAGACTCTATCGGCAATCAAGTTGCAGCTGCAGCACAAGCAGCAAAACCTTCTATTGGATATAAAATTGGTGCTGATGTCATTAATAAAGCAGTTGGTCTGACTGGTGCAAATCCAGGATTAGATAGAAACAGTCTTTCTGCTCTAACGACAGGTAAAGTCTTCAATCCATATGAAGAAGCAATCTTTCAGGGTACAGGTTTTAGAAACCACAGTTTCAATTTTAAGATGGTGCCCAAAAATACTACTGACGTTGAAACTATTGTCAAAATCATTGACAAATTAAGAATTGCAATGCTTCCTGGTAAGGATGGTAAGTCTTGGTTGACCATTCCTGACTATTTCAGAATGAGTATTATCAGACACGTCTCATCTCCCACACAAGATAAAGTCAAGAATCCTGGCACTGGTGAAGCGCCTGGCGTTATTCAAAAATTGATGTCTTTTCCATCTAAAATGGTCCTTACCAATATGGGAGTTGATTATTCTCCCGATGGAAACTATGCATCTCTTCAGACCCAGAATTTTGTTTCTAGAGATTTTGATTATGGTCCTGTTTCATACAATATTTCACTTTCATTCCAAGAAACATCTTACCTGACCAAAGAAAGTTATAAGGGGAGAGGCTAAATGTCAAGTTATTTTTCTTATCTGCCCAATGTTAAAGTTAGGACATCTAGCTATCGGACGGATAGTATCGATCCTTTTGTAGCAGCTAAAAACCTCTTCCGTCGAATTAAGATTCGCGATCAGGTTGATGACATGATTTTGGGATTTTCCCAGTATACAGTAAAAAACAATGAAAGACCTGAGCAAGTTGCTTTTACTGAATATGGCGACTCTGCGTTTGACTGGGTAGTGCTCTTAGTCAATAATGTCATTAATGTCTACGAAGAGTGGCCTATGGATGAGCATGAGTTATACAAATTCTGTGCTCGTAAATATGGCACATCTGAGGTTGAGAAAATTCACCATTATGAATCTTTAGAGGTAAAAGACATTAACGGTAGAGTTTTGCTTAAAGAAGGCAAAATCATTCCTCAGGACTTCTCATATACTCGCCCAGATGGCACTGTAGTCCCCACAGATGACCTGATAGTGCCAATTACTAATTACGAGCATGAATCTGCTCTTAACGACTACAAACGCAATATCTACATTTTGAGAAATGAGTATTTGCAAGACTTTGTTAATGAATTTGAAGAATTGGTCGAATATCTCGATTCTGCTGAATTGGATAATGAGTCGGGAATGAAGCAAACTTTCGATGCTATCGAAGAGTCGTTTATCAGCACAAAAGAGATGTATTCGACAAATATTGGTCAGATACCTACAATCTCGTTTGCATCCAATGTGGATTATGGTGTGAAAACCTTCACTCGCTCTGGATCCACTGGTCGCATTACTGAAGGTCAGACACTTGCTGATGGATCTACTACAGTTAGGACAACAACAGGATCTACGGCATCTTCTACGACTAACCAATTTGGTAGTTCTACCGTTGATGACAATTTAGGTGGATCGAGCAGCTCGAGTGAATCTAGCGGATCTTCGGGATCTAGTGGATCGTCTGGTGGCAGTGGATATTAATTAAAAACCCTACAGACCAAAAAATACCCCGAATTTTTTTTCGGGGTATTTGTGAATTAAAAGTCGATTTTGGTTTAGACTCGATTTCTCCTTTTGCAGGGACGAAGCTTGGTGTGTCCTCTACTCTCCCAGTATCCTTCAACGTATCTGTTGGGACCCAACCAATACCCTGGCACCCAATGTCTTTTAGTTACATAGACTTCGCACATTGGTCTTGGGTAATAGTAATGGTCTCGATAATAGTGATGGTGATGATGCCCTCCATCAAACGGCTCCCAGAATTCTTTCCAGGTAAGTGCATTGGCAGGTGCCGCAGTCAGTAGCAGCAGAGGGAGGGCAAACAGTTTCATCAGTCGTCGTTAGCGAGAGAAGCAAAGTAATCAAGGTCAGGACCATCGTCCGACTTGCTCAACTCTTCAATCTTATCACCAAAACCACTCGGAGTGGGGTCTGCTTGGACCACTGGTGAAGGTGTCATAATGTCAGGTGAGTTGAAACCATCTTCAGCATCAAAACTCTCATCACTACGACGCACTGAAGGCGTAGAGGAGGTGCCCAGCACCATGTTAAGACGTGCTTCCAACTCTTCATAAGACTTGAAGGCGGAAGGAGCAGTGAATTCCTTCAGAGAATACTGGGACTTCCAGATCTCTTCCAGTCGCTCGTCTTCAAAACCACCCAGAGTGGCGGGTTGTGCAAAGTCGGACTTATCGTAATTCCAATAACCACCAATGGTCTGGATCTTGATACGGAAGTCAGCACCTTTCCACAGATCGAAAGGATTGATAGGCTCTTCATCCTCAAACTGAGGTTGCATAGAAGACACGATCTTATCGTGGATCTTCTTACCATACTTATAGAGGAAAACTTTACCCTCATTCTCGGGATTCAGCTGATCCTTCACAACATAGATGTTGCTGTAGTAAGACAGCTTGCGCTTCTGCTTACGAGCAATCTCTTTGTCGGATTCAATACCACTATTCCAAAGAGTGCGGTTGAGCTCACCCACAGGATCCTTTTGATTCAAAGTCGTGAGAGAGTTTTCAATATACCATTGACCTTGAGGTCCTTTGAAGGCATGGGACCAGACTTGTGCCCAGGGCAGGTCCTCTCCATCGGGCTCAGGCAAGAATCGAATCACCGCATAACCATTACCAGACTTGTCTACACCAGGTTTCCACAGGCGCTCATCGGGACCTGCACCCTTGGGTTTAGACATCTTCTCAATCTGCTGAGTCAAATTAGCAAAGGACCCAGACTTTTTCTTGAGACTAGAAAAGGACATTGTGTTTCTCCGTTGTTTTTGTTTAAGCGTTGGGTCTTACGTCCAGGCGGGTCTCCCCGACTCATCTGCCCAACAAAAGTATTATGGCGTATTGATCAGTCCTTGTCAACCTGCTGTGTGCGGTTTATGATCAGGACCTTCTCGCCGTCGTGTGTAAACTGAAGGTCGTCGTCAACGTCCCACATCAATTCTTCATATAAATCATCAAGCTTTTGCATGTCTATGTAAAGTTGATTAGGATTCGGCATCTCGGATCTCCTTTTTCCAGTTACGCAATTTAGTTTCCATCTGGTCAAGAATTGCCAGAAGATTCATTCCACCAGAATACTCCGTGGATAACATATCTATACGATCTTTTACATAGTTAACTTCCTCGGTGTCCTCATCAGGATCAAGACCGTGGGAAGCAAGTGCCAATCGTGCATAGAATACTTTCTGCTTTGCGATTAACTCTAGAGTTTTATTGATGTGATCCAACCTTTCCGAAGGAGAAAACTCGGAAAGGTTTTGTGACATCTTTAGTAGGTCGGTATATGTCTTCTGGATATCTTCCAGCTCTTCTACAACGACATCGGATTTGAAAAATGATTCAGTCATAGAGGGAGTACTCCTCGGGTTGTCCGTTTAATATAATTAAGTTGTTGAGCATCCCACTTGAGTTTGTCTTTTAGAGGTTTGGAAATTAACTTGCCTACAGTCTCAACTTCAATCTCAAACTCTTCACATACTGAAGTTACTGCTTCAATATAATTGATGAGTCCTTGACTTGCTTTAACACGGGATTCAACAAGGGACGTAAACTTACCTTGTGTCATAAACTTTTCTTCAATTTCTTTCATTTAATACTCCCAACATAATAACGATACTCTCTGATCCAATCGATGAGTGTATTAATATAAGGAATTTTATCATACTTTTGGACAACTTGTGTAGTCATGTCCTCAGCAACAGATAATGTAACCAGTTTGTCCACTTCGATCCCTGTCATCTCATAATACATGTAAGCATATGCTGCTTCCTGCACAAAATACTTCTCAAGGTATGCTTCTTTTTTGATTTTGGTAGTAGTTTTGAAGTCGATTATAGCAAGCTCACCATCATAGTGAGCAATGCAATCAACGCGCCCAGCAATACCAAGGCGACGAGAGTAAAGAGGGGCTTCAAGAACGTGTATATCAGAAATGCGATCAAGATCCTGACGAGCAGCCCTAAAAAGGTACTGGGGAAGACCCTCGCTCTCTTTAGTTTTTTCCAAGTCATTTTTAAGATAGTGCTCAACGATAGTGTGATACTTTGTGCCACGCCACGACGCAGCATTTCTTACTTTCTCAGCCTGCTCCTCACCGACACGTTGTTGCCACTTCAGAATACTATGCTTTGTATTGTGCCCCACAACGGTGGTAACACTTGGTAGCCACTGCCCATCGATGTTGTAAAAACGTCCATGAGGAAGGGTCCTAGACTCATACTCAGAGAGTTGAGCACCAGGACCCACATAATTAAAACTCATCACCCAAATCCCATGTTGATTTTACTGACAAGATACTCACGCACCAAACCAGATCTAACGATATCTTCAATGCCAAACTCAACGCAGTGGAAGGACGGCATGGACTGAAGAATCTTCATGAAGTCTAGCACACCAGTCTTCTCATTCATCTTAACCAGGTCAGACTGAGTATAGTCACCTGAGAAAATGATCTTACAGTCTTCACCCACTCGGGTGATGATCGAGTCTAGCTCGTGGAAGTTGAGGTTAGAGAATTCATCAACGATGATAATACATTTATCCAATGTGACACCACGAATAAACGACGTGGACCAGAAAGAAACAGTTTCCTGTGCTCTCAGGTTGTCATACAAACTATCAAACGCTGCATCATCAGGCATCTCAAACATATACTTCACCATATTCTTATATGGAATCTGGTAAAGGTTACTCTTGTCCTCATGATCTCCAGGTAGGAATCCAATCTCCCTTGTGGGGACTAGAGACCTGACCATGTATACTTTTTCATAAGGTGATGCAGGATCAAGGACTTGCTGCATCGCAAGGTAAAGACTGATAAAAGTTTTACCTGTGCCAGCGGCACCATGCAATACTAAATTTTTACCCTCAGCATATGCTTCAAATACAGACTCCTGATTTGGAGTTAGTGGCTCAATGATCTTAAGATGATCTAGATTAATAGGTTTTTTGCGTCTCATAGCTTTAGCACTCATCGAAGATGCGGTCTTGGTACGCTTTCTTGCTGCAGGCATAATATCAGGTAAATCGACTCAGGTTTGCACGAGGATGTGCTTCTTGCATACGGGACATAACCTCCTTAAATCCATCGGATTGTTTTGGTTTCCCATATGTAGTGTTGACACCTTGATTGCCAAAGTATCTTTCAAGCTCAGGATGCTCTTCTTTGTATTTATCGAGCTCCGACATACTCATTCGGGCTTCGATGATTTCTCCTGTATCTCGATTCTTAAATTCATAAGTAGGCATTTGATGACCTCAATATCTTCTTTAATAGTTTCCAATTCTTCATGGATGTCTTGATGATGAAACCTCAGAGGTCTCTGTATTAATTTTTTGAATTTCTTATTTTTCATCAATCAATACGAAGACAAGGTTGAATATCATCACAACCACAGTCATCCTCTACACACCACCCAAGCGCCTCTGAGACGATTGGAAACTGACAGATGAAGTGTTGCTTACACAACTCAGCAATTTCCATATGCTCCTTCTGAGTGCCATTGGCAGTCCTCAGATTGATGTAATGAATCCATGACCTGAGGTTGCCTGTCATGTAGAGTTTTGTCCCTACAGCGAGAGGAAGCACAAAACGAGCACACTCTTTTGCAATGTTATCATCGAGCATATCTTGATACAGTTTCATACCCTGCTCAAAGTGCTGCTGCATGAGAATCTCATACTTCTGCTTTAGAAAAGGATCAATATCATCAATAGAATTCTGACGATTCTTAGTGTCCTGACGACGCAACTCAGGCAGTTTGATATCACCCAATGCAGAGGAGTCTGCATACCGTTGGGAAAACTCTTGGAAGCAGAAGCTACGGTGCCTCAGGATTTGAGCTGCCAGTCCCCTGGTAGTGGTGATCTCCAGAGTCATCGTCGCTTGCTCAAACACAGACCAGTGCCCATGCTTGATGCAATACTTCAACAGACCAGCAACCTTAGGGTTGTCCTGGTTTGCTGGGTTGCTCACGCGAGCAATGTAACCAATAGTTTTCTCTGCATCAGGTGTGACAGAGACCAAACATACTTTACTCATGACTGAAAAGAATCCTCGCAATTACATACAAACCGACTGCTGTGAAGTAACCAAGATTGACAACACCAAGTGCAGGCATGGTTACATTCCATACTAACATAAGAATAACTGGTGCTACGAAGAATCTAGTAATTGATCCCACTACTGCAGCACCCATCTCAATATTTTTTAGACGCTCTTTCTCTTCATCTGCCTCTTTAGTTTTAGCCTCAACCTCTTTCAGTCTTTGCTCAATTACTGCTTTGGCATCAAAGTAAACATCATTGTTTGTCATTTCTTTTCGTGGTTATATTCGATTACAATTTTTTCGTGTTGAGTAGTTTTATCTGTGCAAATATAATGCTTTGCTTCCCCACCCAAGATTTTACATACATTTTCTAGTTGTGTTTTCACAGCAAATTTTCTAAAATCATCATCAATCATTTCTTTTTCTTCTCCTGCGCTTTCGTTGGATCTACCCACAGTTTAGGATTAACTTTGCCATTCGCCTGCTTCATTGTAATGAAGTCTTTACGATACTTGTCATAGTAATGATCAAAGATGTCTACTTGCTTTGAAGATACAACAATATCAAAACAAACAATACCATCTTGCATATATTCAACTAGGTAAGCTGTGTTTGGAAGAGAAGTATCTTCAGCAGCAGAAGGATCTACTTGACTCTTAAGGATTTTAATTTTCAAGCGCGATTGCCCCACTCGATGGATGGGAAGGCTTCCTTAACGACTGCCTGAGTGATCCTGTAACGCTTGTGAAGGGAGCGATTCATTGCCTTCACCAGGACTTCTGCTTCACTCTTATGAAGACCCTCCAGGAGGGCAATAAACATCTGCTCAATCTTCATCTGAGGGAGGTTGTCTGCACCACCCTTGAAGTAGTAATACAGCTTACTACCCTCCTTCTCCAGGAGCGTGTGCTCTGTGCCCTTGGGAGCGTCGTTAGGGGTGTATGGGATCTCTTCACCCTCAGGCATACGAG